GGCTTTTTCCTGCGCTAGTCTCTGTGCGTCAGCCTGTGCCGCGGCGGTAAGTGCGGCCTTATCACCGTTACACTCACACCAAAAGTCATCTAAATATTACTCGAATTAGGATAGAATTGTTATATTTGTGGCATGAAAGTTAAGTCGTTTAAAATACTTGATCAATACTTTCTTCGGTTCTACAGGTCTATTATGTCTAAGAACGGAAAGAGGAGGAAGCATACGATCGTGGAGAAGAATGATATTCTCGAATGTCAGTCGTTGATCTGGAAAGTCATACGTGATAAGTACTTAGATAATGAGGGCGGGGTTTATATAAATAACATCGGTTATCTATGTCATAAGATTAATCCCAACCGTAAGATATATCTGAATAAACTTACCGGGACTATAAACAGGCGTGGGACAGGTGGATATTCTTACGTCCATACGTGTATGGATTTTATGCCGAGGAATAAGTATTTTCATTTATATATCTCTCCAGCATTAAACAAGGAGTGTAGGATGGCTATGGAGTCTGGAAGGAGATATAAGTTCTTGTACCGGGAAGTTGAATCGGAAAGTAAGGTATTTGGAGTTAAATGGGTTTATAAACTGTAGAAGTTTTTGTGATCCAGTTAGCCCGTGAGGGTAGACTGGATTTTTTTTGTATCACGGATTCAAATACATATCTTTGTGCAAAAGACTTAAATATGACGATAAAGGGCTTATTGGCCGAGATCAAGGCCGATTTACATAAATACGATGATAGCGGGGCTATAGATACCTCATCTGTTTATAGGTGGGCTGAGATCGCTTTAAAAAGGTTTGGGGGTGTTATAGCCATCATGTCTGAGGCGGTTATCAAGACCAGTAACAAGCAGGCGGTATTACCATCCGATTTCTTCGACATGCTTGACGCTTACAGGTGTGAGCCTCTTGTTTGCGAGATCCCTGGCGGCGATAAGGCTAAGGCTGACCTCCAACACGAGATCGGCTGGGTTGAGCGCACGGAGCGCGGGTTCCGTTGGAACTCCTGCACCGAGTGTTGTAAGGAAGAGTTTGAGAAGACGATCACGGAGAAGATTTATATCGGATCCCATGAGGTTCGTTTCCATTACCATCACCCAGTAAGGTTATCTATAGGTCGTGGATTGAGGCGTGATTGCGCCGCTGATAAGTATCGGGATAAATACGCTTGGGATAATTATGATATAACTATATCCGGCAATACTATGTATACCGGCTTTGACGGATTTATTTATATCGTATACAGGGCTACTCCTAAGGATGAGGATGGTCTACCATATATACCTGAGACGGATTTAGGTTATCTTGAGGATTATGTCGAGACGTATATCAAGATGAAGATCTTCGAGAACGCTGCCGTGAATGGCTTGATACAAGGCGCTGGTGAAGCTTATAAGCTATACGCCCAACAAGAGCCGGGTAAGTTCGCTAGGGCTATGAAGGAGCTTAAGATGTCGATGATCACGTTAAATGATTATCGGGAACTGGCTGAGGATAATAGGAGAAGGATGCTGTCTCATGAGCGTATGTGGCCCAACGCTTTTGATAAGTATATTAAACTTATTTAACAAAATACGATGATATGGCTGATTGGATACATTTAGATAAGACAAGTGGTACCGGCCCTGCTGAGGTTAGGGTTACCGCTGATATCAATGAGACTGGCGAAATACGTCAGGCTACGTACAAGGTTATAAAAGAAGGCACCAAGGAGGAGAAGACGTTCGTGTGCAGGCAGGAGTCGGTTCCGGTGGTAATCATCCCTGAGTTTGATTTCCTTGTGCTTAGGTATATCTGGGCTGACGAGGACGGCATTGACTTCGACACGGCAACCGGCTTCGACAACACCGGCCTCCCGGACGTGGACGGCAAGCTGGTTGGTTGGAGTAAACAGTACCAGACCACGCAGGAGCGGGTAGGTGATTATCTTATCCACGGTGGTGATAACATGGAATCAGGTAATGAGGCAGCTTTGATCCAGATGGGGCCGTTATTGGATGGCGATAATTACGATAAATTACCTCTTGAGATCAGATGTGGTATATACGGCAACTGGTATGGCGGTCGAGAAAGAGGGAATGTAACTATCAAATTTACAGCTTATAAGGGCGGAACGATGGAGAAACGTGGATATGATTTTGTCAACATAGGAGGTGAGGAGGTTTATACCGGTGATGCCCCTACTAACGTATCCGCTCACGGCGAGGATAATTGGCAAAATATAAAGACCTTGTATTCTAAGGTAGGTACGATGATTTATAACAAGGAGTCTCGTGACTGTATTGTAAGAATAGGTGAGTGATTATTCTTTTTCATAATACAAATATCTATCAGCTCTCTCGTCCGTGAGGATGGGGGAGTTTTTATTTTTTTTAGTCCTTCGCTTATGACATATTTGATCTTTTATTGCACAGAAATAATCTAGCTTTGCCAAAAACTAGTATTATGATTACATTGAATGATGTCAATAACGAACTCCATGTCCGGTTATATATACTGGAGGTGCTTAAGGATTATATAAGAGATGATGATTTCGATGGTCTTGTAGATAAGGCGTTGGATTTTGTCATGGAAGGCGTTTCTATACCTAAGGCTCCGGCCAAGGATACCACCATGAGTGACATATCAAAGAGCGTTTTGGCCTTGGTAGCGGGTGCTGGATTAGATGAGAGGCTAAGCAAAAGCTCTTTAGAGTTAGCTTACGATAGGTGTAAGATGAGGTACGTATTCGATCCTCGAAATCGGGATATGCACGGTGTAGTCGTAGGTTATTCCAATGACTTTAATAGTCTGGTCGCTGTGTGTGATGAGGGATCGAAGAAAGGGGTGGACAAAGGATCTACTGATTTTGTGGACGTCAATGAGAGATACGTGACTAACGGGTTCTTCTACATATCCGTAGAGGACGCCGACAAGCAATCAAGCTACATGGGGAAAAATCCATAATTATTATGTTTTTGTATTTTCATTAGGGGTAAACGTTGCAAAGTGTTTAGATTTTCCTTCTGGCTTGTAAGAGTCAGAAGGATTTTCTATTTTTGTGCGATTTGAATGTTTTGCATAATACGTACAGTTTATTAGAATCCGCCACATAAGTGATTATCTGGCGGATTTGCTATATTTGCGAAAAACATAACATCGTGCAAAATAATTCTAATATAGCGGTTCCCGATTCCGGGATGAACAGGGATAAGCATCCACAGGACCTATCCCCGTCTGAGTACAGTTTCGCCTTGAACGCTACCATAGAGGGTGACGATGGGAGTCAGCTTAAGATCCAGAACGAGCCTAGTACCCTTTTATGTAAGCGATTTGATGGCTATAAGGTTATTGGGTATAAGAATGATATAGCTGGTGATAACACTTATTTCTTTCTGGTGAATCCTGATAACAACACCTCTAAGATCACGTTCATGAGGTCATTGGATTATGTCAAGACCGTAGAGGATCAATTAGCGGGATCAGGGAAAGATATTCATCGTATCCTTGGCGAGAGGCTTGAGGAGTCGGATGGTCGTTTCGATGAGATATGTGATTTGATGGAGGTGTTGATAGAGGATGGGACCGATGACCCTTGTCTTAACTTTTCCATTCATCACCCGATCTTTGATATAGAGATCAAGGATGAGAAGTGTGGTAAGGTGATATACTGGACTGATGGATATAACCCCCAGCGATATGTTATGGTTGACAAGGCACTTAATCCGGATGATGATGGTGACTTCTGGTATCATTATCATGGATATAAGACATGTGGGGATGATAAGCCAATAGAGAGGTGTAGGCTGGCTTGCGAGAAGCTACTGGTATTCCCGCTGCTGACGGCCCCGTGCGTGGAGCCTGAGGTCGTGGAGTTCGGGGGAAGCCTGCGTGCCGGGACCTACCAGTTCTGCGTGGCGTTGTGCGATGAGTTCGGGATAGAGAAGACCGGATATTGCTCATTGACCAACCCTATCATGATATTCGATCGTCAGAATATAGTCATTCGTGATGGCTTATGGGGCAAATCAACCAACATGGGTATCCGGCTTACTGTATCCAATATAGATAAGCAGGTATCTCATTATAAGATAGGTGTTATACAGAACACGGTTGGGTTTAATGGTGAGCAAAGCCCGGTTCTTGAGTATTTCATAGAAGGTATACATCCGATAACGGAAAGGACCATCTATTACCTTACGGATCAGTATAGCGAGCGTACGACCATGGAGAAGTTATCCAAGGAAATACCGGTATATAAGACAGCCAGAGGCATGACGTCTGTCGGGAATCGTCTTCTTCAATACGGCTTGACCGTGGAGAATGAATGGAATCTTCAACCGGTCGTTAATTTCTTGGGTCATTTCGTTAAATGGCAGACATCGATAGCCACGGAGAATCTATATAAAGACGGTGTGGCTTGCTCTAAATACGCCTCTTTCATGCGTGACGAGGTATATCCGTTGGGTATAAGATTCTTTACCAATACAGGATACAGGACGGCTAGATTCCCGCTTATCCCTCGTCCGGCCACAAGGGAGGAGATGGAGGTTATCGTTGATGAGGACGGCAACTCTGAAGACCTATCAGCGGCTTCGGTATTGGAGAACAACCCGCAGTGCGCCGGGAACAGCCGCCGTTATCTTTGGCAGTTTAAGAATACGGCAAAGATCATAAACGACCCGTCTTGGGGATTTGATGATTTTGGGGGAGAATGCAAGAATCAGCTAGATGTTAAGCAACTCAGATATGTAGAGCAGGAATATGCCACGGTAGGAGAGACCCAATTCGTTATCAACACGATGGGGGAAGATGTTACGGTAGATGATGCTATTGATTATATCGCTGATAATATAGAGAACTTGTGTGATATCATAGAATCTAATGTAGGTATTACTGACGAGTTATGCGCGGCTATATCATTGCCAGAGGATCAAGACGGTATAAAGGCTTCCGATTTCCCTAGTGGATGTGATGATATCGAGAGGATAGAGACCAGGACTATATTGGATAAAAACTCTTTGGTGGATTCTAGGATTGATTTTACATATAAGTTGGCTAGTGATTATACGGAGACAGAGCCTACCACCTTAATACAAAGTAACGCCGAGTCACAAAGGAAATTTTCTGTATTGTGTGATTTCGATAATTACTCCAGTAGAGGTAAGAATATCATAGATCTGGTTCAAGAATGGCTGGATGGTCAGGATGAGGACAAATTCCCGTCTGATATAGATTCTTCCGCCTTGGTCTTGTGTCAGGATATGTCTAATGTCCGGCAGTTATATGATGAGGATATATGTACTAATGGGTGTTCGGTAGGTGATCCTTACGTGAATCCTACTATTAATGATGTTCAACTACCCACGTTCCAAGGAGGTAGGTCATTGGGTAAATGTACGTTCTTATTCCAAGGCGATGGGTGGGAAGGCAAGAAGCATACCGAGGCTATGCTTAATATATTGATGGATTCAATGAAAAAGTACTTCCCTCAATATGAGAGTCAGTTTGGTATTGAGAACGCCATGTGTCTTTTTGGTGATGGTGATAACTCTAAGTTCAATACCGGCATATCTACTGATTGGGAAGATCGTGTGTCTGTGCAGAATGATATTGACGCCAAGACCAATTGGTTCGGTAGAAGCAACTTGACTTATTTCAAGTTCTATCCACATGTATCCTCATACGCCAGATGGGTGGAGTTGGATTACGAAAAATACGTAAGCGGTTTATCCGATCCTGATAACGGTATTATGTATATAGAGATGATGGGTAACTATAATTATCCGATCGGTGACTCATCATCATACAACAAGGTTCGTATAACATTTTTCTCGGATAAGGAAGGTACCGTGGCTCCTAATCCTTTGGCTAATGATGCCAAGAAAGGTGTTATAGTGAATTACGTGGATCATAAGATATTTATGATGCCAAAGTACTTGTTCTGGAATGATGACAAGACTACTTTCCATAAGATATATGTTTGCATCGAGCCTGCGGTATGCGTGTTCTTCACCGGTTTCGCCATGAGGCAGGACATGAAGGAACTTGCCGGATTTTATACGGCTGGCACTGCCATCTTCCCCGCCCCGTTCTGTTTTGGCATTCGGCCACTGGAGGTGAAATACGTATTCTTCTTTACAAAAGAACTGAAATTAAGGAGATTTGTCACATATGAGGCGAAATGCATCTCATGTGGAGATAAACCCGCTGATTGCGCTCCCAGACCATATCAGTATGGTGATTTCGGATATTGGGAGTCTACCAATAAATATCCGGCTAATTTTGAGTTGTATGATTCAAGTAAGATCGGGATATCATCGGGAGGATCAAAGAGGAAGGATATAATAGATTCTTTGACGAAATACTATGGGTCTCCTAAGTCCGTTGAGGGTAAGTCTTATTTCACCGGTAATGGGGATAACGCTGAGTACCCCAATACGTCAACCACATTTTGTCAGAAACCTATACGTCATTACAAGTTCCCGGATAACTCTGTCGCTCCTTTTATGGGTAATCCGTCTCAACTGACCGGTCAATATGGAGTTGACTCCTATATTTATCCTATGGGGGTGATGCTTGATGACGATATCGTTAATGAGTTTCTGGATATAGCGGTAGAGAATGGCCTTATAGATAAGGATAGAAGGGATTCCATAATAGGATATGAGTTGTATAGGGGCGATAGGACATTGGATAAGAGCGTTATCGGTACCGGTCTGGCTTATGATATGTTTAAGTACGATGATCCCGACGGATCGGCTAACCTTTATCCTAATTATCCTTACAATGATTTGTCTGATGATATGTATATCTATAAGGATATTAATCGTGAGAATTTTATAACGCATCCGTTTAACAGGAAGGGTAATATCTGGTATTCATTCTTAAGCCCTGATATTGCCTTCAACAAGCCTGATGCTCCCACTGAGTGCCTTGTTGATGGTTATCAATTAGGTAAATCCTCCGGTATATTCAGGGAGGTGGAGGATCACCCTAAATGGACGATATTAGGAAGTAAGGCTTATAGTATGGCAACGTCATTGGCTACGGTGGAGGCTATGGCTAATTTAATATCCGCTATAGCTGAATATACATATCAATCGGCGTCCCAACAATATGTCGGTGGAGGCGTGTTTTTTTTAGCCAACCCTGTCGGCATAGCGCTGACGGCTATCCGTCTGGCTACAGGTATCGCCAAGGCTACCTCCCAGTCTGTCGTGGATATAGGGAAGTACAGGTATCAGTGGTTAACGGCCTTGATAGATAGGGGACCTAGATGGAATTACGCTTATTATTATACTTCTGTCGCTCATTATAATCTATTTTACAAAAAAACAGGGGCATCAGAGTTGCGTGGATTATCTACGGCTAAGTATATTAAAAGCGGATTGTATCCGGTAACGGATATCTCATCACAAGGGAAAGTAGTAGGCGGTAAGCCTATAGTTGTAAATAATCTCGATCGTGAGCATTCGTTGTTCATGTCATTTGGTATGGATAAGTATATGCTTGAATATCCGGAGTTGGTTTCAAGTTATGATACCAGCCGTATTCAGGATGAGTGTAATATTCGTAACGATGAGGTGGCTGGTATGACGCCTCATTTTATGACACGTGAATCTTTCGTATCCTGCCCCTATATGAGGATAAAGAAATATTCTCCAGCTCAATACGGACAGATAGAGGATATCAGGTGGGTGTCGTTAGGCGGGTGCGGGTTGATGGATGAGGATAAGCGTAAACCTGTTTTTGGAGGTGATGTGTTTATATCCAGATTCTCGCTTAAAAGAAAAATGCCTATGTTTTACTTGACCCAGTTTGGTCAGGGAGATATGATACCATTCCCTTACTACGACTATAGGAATATCGGGTATCCACGTTATTTTGTTAATTATGATACCGGAGAGGATTATCTTAATAAGACTGACACAGATACTGGATCGCTATATTCGTTCCCTAGCCGTAAGAGTGCTTATGAGATGGCTTGCAAGACCGGGGATATGTATCTTAGTGGTCGTTTCTTTCTGTATTTTTACGGCATACCTCAGTTTTTAGTGGAGTCTGAGATTAATTGTAATTTCCGTATAGCTGGACCTGAGCCTTATGAGGGTTTCTATCCAGAAGTAGGGGATTATATATCATGGACCCAAGAGCGTAATGTCCCTATATCAAGGGATAATGTGTTTAAGATGAGTCCTGTGTACAAGAATCGTTTTACGCTAGGCGGAAGGTCATTACCAGAGACGTATGATAGCAATTTTTGGGACTGCGCCTACCAAAGACCCAACGGCGTCATATGGAGCACCGCCGACGTTTCGGAGAACGGCATGACCGACCCTTGGCTGTCGTACAAGCCTATGGATTACCATGAGTTCAAGACCTCATTTGGGAAACTCATAAGCATGAAGGGGATAGAGTCGGATCAGATATTAGCCCGCTTCGAGAATCAGGTAGGGTTGTACAACGCCATAGACGTGTTGGCGGAGAGAATATCCCCGGAGAATAGCGAACTAGGGACAGGTGGTCTTTTCGCCTCTCGTGGTATCGAGTATAATAATACGACGTTAGGATATTCCGGAACCCAGAGCCGGGATATGATCAGTTGTGAATTTGGGCATTTTTGGGTCGATTTAAGGCGTGGTCAGGTATTCAAGGTAGATTCTAATGGCAGGAATCTTACGGAGGTCACACCGGGGCTTAGAAACTGGTTTAAGGAGCATCTTCAGATGAAGATCATCCGTAGCCGGATATATAACGCCGATACGGATGCTGAGCTGTCTTATTATGATATCGATAACAAGTTCTTTGGTATAGGTCTGTCTATGGGTTGGGATAATCGTTTCAAGAGGGTATTGATAACCAAGAGGGATTACATGCCGGTAGGGAATCCAAGCGAGTACCAATTCAGGGGAGGCCGGTTCTACAGGAACGGGCGGGCGGTGGAGCTACAGGACGCCAGCCATTTCACGGACGTCTCTTTTACCGTTGGATATAATTGTTTGAAGGGTGAGTGGAAATCATATTTATCGTACACCCCGGATTATTATATCGAGCATCAACATTATTTCCAGTCCGGTAAGAATTACTCTAACGATAGTCGGGAAGTGGGATTGTGGTCTCATGGCTTAACCAATCAATCGTATCAGGTATTTTATGGTAAGCTATATCCGTTTGTTGTAGAAGTCCCGGTACGTGAGCAGTATGTGAATAAGATCCTCACGAACTACCAATATAGGATGGATGCCAGAAGGTATCAGGATGAGGTTAATTATCAGGTTAGAAGAACAACTGGATTTAATAAGGCATGGTTCTATAACGATACCAACAACAGTGGAGAGCTTAGGATGACCATCGCCGATAAGAACGACATGAGCCAGCGCCTAAGATATCCTATAACTAACGACGATAGCCGTGATATACTGGTGACGGAAGTGGACCAGAAGATCAATATCAACGACTACTTCAACGAGGTTAAAGACGATACTAATAACCTACCGGTATGGGTTAAGGACGTGAACGATATTGGCCGGGAGATCGACCCCAGGGCTGTCGATTATCACCGGAGGTGGCGTGATCGTCTTCGTGGCGATTGGTTCTTGGCAAGGTTCGTGAATGACATTGAGAGCCGGTTCAAGATGATAGTAAGATGGTTTAGCAATGAGGAGAAAGTTTATTGATTTAGGTGATTATATACAACTTTACACCACAAATGTACCGAATTATTTTTATGTATAAATAATAATCTATATATATGTCATGAGATTAGTCGAACAACATATAATCAAGCGAAGCTCGGTATATTACAATGAGCTTCAAGACCTGTTGCATAAGTGTAAAAACTTATACAACAAAGGGTTATATGTCGTTCGTCAATATTATTTCCAGTATAATGATGATAATACCGTTAAATATAAATACCTCAACTACTATTCTCTTGAAAAGAAGCTAAGAACAGAAAACGATGTAGACTATCGTGCTTTACCATCATCTGTAGCCCAACAGGTATTGATGATGGTCGACCAGAATTTCAAATCCTTCTTCAATCTTCTTAACAAGAAGGGTAGAGGTGAGTATTCTGAGAAAGTAAGAATACCTAAGTATCTTGATAAAGATGGGATGTTTATGGCTGTTTTCCCGACAACAGCCTTTTCTCAGAAATGGATAAAACAAGGTATTATTAAGTTACCAAAACAATTCTCTTTTACCATAAGGACTAATAAACAAAATGTCCAACAACTTAGGTTTATCCCTAAGAATGGATATATTATGTTTGAGATTGTGTATAATAAGAAAGAGAAAGGTCTTATGTATGATAACGGAAATTATCTTGGTATTGATCTTGGACTTAACAATTTAGCGTCTTGTGTATCAAATACCGGTTCTTGCTTTATCATCAACGGTAAGCCTCTAAAATCTATCAACCAGTATTATAATAAAAGATTAGCATATTTAAAATCTAAATTAAAAGGTAATAAACAAGTATCAAGACAAATAAGATCGTTAACCAACAAAAGGAATAACAAGATCAAGGATTATCTGCATAAAGCTAGTAGGGTATTGATTAATCATGTAGTCTCCAATGGCATTAATACGATCGTAATCGGTCACAACAAATGCTGGAAACAAGAGATCAATATCGGAAAGCGAAACAACCAGAACTTTGTATCTATCCCTTTTAATATGTTTATCTCAATGATATCATATAAAGCTACACTTGAGGGTATTAATGTTAAGATCGTTGAGGAATCCTATACCTCAAAATGTAGTTTCTTGGATAACGAGCAGATTTGTAAGCATGATAAATATGCCGGAAGACGTGTCAAACGAGGATTGTTCAAAACGTCTTCCGGTAGTATTATTAACGCCGATATCAATGGTGCTTTTAACATCATCAGAAAATCGGCAAAAGAAGCCTTCGATGTAAGTACCTTACCAGAAGGTAGAGGGTTTTGGTGGAACCCGGTACGGATTTCTGTATAGATATATACCATTTTACGATTTTAGTGTAAAAAGGCATATAATCACCTTGATTTATTAACATATAGGGGAGGGTGTTTATCATTCCCCTTTTATACTTTCAAATGATATCAGTTATGGTTTGATTTCCGTTGAAACTGGTTGATTTTTATCACAATGAATATTGTGATTGACAATTTGTTTTATTTAATATTGAAATACAATAAATTTTAATAATTTGTTTATATGGAAGATTTTCAAGGTAAGTATGATGGTAATTAAATAGACAGCAGGCTTGATAAGGTCAAGGATATGGTTGGTGCCACGGCGTCCGGGGCTGGCGCTGCGGGATTGGTGCCGGCTCCCGCCGCGGAGAAGCGTACAGCCTTTCTTCGTGGTGACGGCACATGGCAGGATATAGATGTTCATGAGCCGGGCTTCTTGGGCGATAATCTCGATAGCGAGGATGATTTTAGAACTATATTATTTAATTTGGGCTTTGATAAGGAATTTACCCTTACCAAAGCGAAATATGATATAATAGCTTCTAAATGTGAGGTTGATATACCAATTCAATATATTTTATCCGGAGCATCATCGACGTATGGGGTTGGGGACTTGATATTAATTAAGGATTCATCCGGGAATATTCAAGCCATGTTGCGCTCTGGATGCAATACGGGAGCTGGGGTCATTGTATCTTATCATGTAATGATCAATATATCCAGCGACCTTACCCATACGTCCATTGTCACCAGTCATACCGTACAATCGGTATCTAACCAAACTAAGGACATATCCTTAACGATTGGTGGTGACCCAGTCGGAGATAACAGGGGCATCAACTTCTCTACGGCCGGTACAGGGACCAAGGCTTTGATGGATAATGGGAAATATAAGGAGGTGCAAGCTAGGGGTGATATTGAGAACGCGTTTTTAGATACTGTTTTTCATCTAGCGTCCAATCAACCTTCTACTTTAACCCAAGATCAGTATAATACTATAAAATCGTTGTTTGGTAGTAACCCTACGTCTAATATCAGGATGATAAAACCTAGCGATTCTTTTGTGGAATTGGTAGGTGAATTTCTTATCAATGATTTGATGGTTTTTAATGATCAAAGGAATGATTGTATCACTATTTACATCAGCGGTTCAAATACCATTCTTGGTATGGGACTTATGGATATATCTATTTCTGTTTATCCTAATCTAAGTGTCGGATATATTCATTCTAATTCAAATGTTGCTGCATCAAATGATTCCGAGATAGTTCTTGTAAATTCTTTGAAAAATACTGAAGATGATATAGATTTTGATAATCAACTTCATCTTAAGATGAAAGGTAAGGGTGATAAGGCCTTGATGGATGATGGGACTTATAAGGAGATAGGTTCTTCTGGAGTGGATATCTCAAGTTATATTTTAGAAGGAATTGATTTTAAGAAAAATACTACCAAGGAAGGTTTCGATAAGATAAAAAGCTGTATTATTAATAAACAGCATATGTATGTGTATTATAAAGTCGAAATGGGTGGCGATGTAGCCGCTTTTACAAGTGATGTTATAACTAATTTTTTGTATGGTAATATATCCTTGGTTATGGTTGATTTTTCGAATATTGAGTTGAAACAAGTAGTAATAAATTCGAGTGATTATAATATAACCGTAACAAAAATTTAATGTTATGATTCAAAAAAGGAAGGTTACCAAGAACTCAGGCAAGTGCCCTAAATCGGGGTGCATCAAGAAAGTAGGAAGTGATTGGAGGGTGGTTAGTAACAAAACTGGAAAGTTATGGCCGGCGAAGTATAAGTCGAGGGATTTGGCCAAGAAAGCTCTGGCGGCTTATCATATGCATTGAGGGTGTAGGAGGGTAGGTGATATGAATCATGTACCCGCCTATTGTTTTATCCTGCATCCGATTATGTATATCTTTGTAGAAAACGTGATTTATGGCTAAGAAAGATAAGAAAGAGGAAATCCCTTCATGGATAAAGGATTTGTATAAGGAAGATCTTGATCGTGTTGTAAGAGGTGAGCGTCCCATGTATTTTAGGGGTATGAATGATGATCCTTTAAAGAACGTATCCCCGGAGTTTGATATCCTTAGTGGAGGAGCTGCTGTTAAGGGTATGAATGGGATAAGAGGTGCGTTGTCTCCGTTGAATAATGGCATGGGTAATTATAATTTCAGCATTAGGGGTATAAATAAGAAGATAGGCGAGCTGGTTGATGAGGCGGGATTGTATTTGCCTGAGAAATTAAGACCTATATATCAGACTGTGGTGGACGCTATGTCGAGATCCAAAGATAAGGGATTGGGTTATATCACGCAGCCGTTGGCCAACGCCCTGTACCCTGCGGACGAGCGACGGAACCGGCGTCTAGACGGGGAGCATCCCGTTGGTTATGTGGATGCCATAGACGGCATATGGCCTAGGGAGAAATATGGGTTATGGGGAGAGAAAATTGAGCGGAAAGCCGAAGGAGGTTCTACTGGTAATGATCCTATGTATGTAAGACAAGATGTATCTGATAGAGCTTTGTATTTAAAAGACATCATAGGTAACGCCGTAAGAAGGAGGTTGTATAAGAATGTAACGCCTGATGTGGTAGCCTCAAATGCCAGTCTTCCCGATAAGGTTAAGGAATTTATATACGGAAGAAATGGCAAAGCTAATGTTGATGAATATAGCGAACAGCTATGGGGTAGATTCTTATCCCAGCCTAATAGTCTTGATGGAAATAGCAAGGAGATAAGGATTCCTGATAATGTCATTACTGATATTGAGAAGATGTTCAATCGTGACACTAAGGATGAGATAAAGAGGTTAGATAAAAAGATTCGTGATACGGAGCAAGAAATATATGGCTCTGATAAGCCGGCTACAGATGATGCTTATGGTAGGCTGAAGCTTTTGAAAAAGTCTAGAGAATGGGTAGATATATTTGAGAAGAATCGTAATTCGGTAAGATCCGGAAAGCCTACGGTTTTTTCTGAGTATGATTTTTACCCCGAAGCTGCTGGTGATCTTACCCCGTTATCAGGGTTTGGTAATTTTACTATTTATAGACGTCCGGATGGAAGGTTAGGTGTTTACGATGTATATGATTTTTATAGTAATGATCAAGAGTTCCCGGTCAATATAGTCACTAAGACATTAGACGCTATAGGTGATAAGTTTGAGGAGAGAGGATCGTTTAAGGACTATAGCCCTATCCAAGAGAGTGGAAGGGATGCTCTTATCCGTAATGCTATCATGTCCAAGAATAAGTTAGAGAAGAAATATGATGGTGGGTATATAGCTTCAAAGGATAATACGAGTGTAGGAGGCTCCGGAATAAATATGAATACAATGTATGACACAAAGCCTTATCAAGATCCTTTAACGCCTGTTATAAGTGGATTTGTCCCAGGGCTGGATGTAGCTTCCGATGTATCAGGCATGGCTACCGCTATAGAGGATAAGGATAAGATAGGGCTGATATTGGCTTCTTTGGGTTTTCTTCCTGTTGTTGGAGGGGCGGCCTCGTATGCAAGCAAGGCAAGGAAGCTTGATGGGAGGGTAAAGGCTATACGTATATCGGAGCCTCCCGAAAAACCTGTATATTATCATAACAAATTATCTGATGGTGTTACGCATGGTGATGTGGTTGATGCGGATAAAAATGACTTTAAATTGACATCTAACTTATTTTTCGAAAGAGGCTTTTATCCTAGGTTTGAGAGGATGATGGATGAGTTGGGTAAAAATGTTAGGCGTCCTTATAAAAGCGGGATGTTGCTTGAAGAGGATAAAGATTTTATCAAAAAAATGAAGGGGAAGGACGGGAGTGTAGTTATTCCTGAAAAGAATACCCCTTTAAGGTTTGAGTTGGATAGAATGTTATCTGATTATGGTATAGAGGATCAGGAAGCGGCGTGGAATAGGTGGATAAATTATGCTAATTCAAAGAAATCTTATGATAATAGGGAATCTATACTTGATGGGGTTAAGAATATGATAAAGAAACCTGATACATATGATTTTGATTTTGTTGATGGTTTAAGCATGAACGGCCATGTTATTAGTGGTGTTCACATGAAAGATGGCGACAAGATGTTGATAGATGCCAATCTTCCTTACAACCAGAAATTAACTACTATGATTCATGAGACTAGGCATAGGATAGGACAGTATATAGATAATACTTTTGGAAAGACATTTAGACATGGATTGACAAAACCTGCTGATAAGACTATAGATTCGATCTATAAGACATTGAATTATGATGATTTTATGGATAATGCTAATCATATATGGGAAAAGTCGGCCACTAATACGGAGTTGCAATTCTTGATGGAGAAACTTAGAGGTTATGAATCTACAATGGATGACATAGAGAAAGTCTATGGAGATGATAAAATGAGAGATATAATCAAGAATATTTCTGATGATGACATAAAGAGTCTTTTAGGGGAGATAAATAGTGATTATTCAGGTGAGTATATAAATGCCTTAAACAAGGGTGAGATGAGCTATGATGATGTAAGAAAAGCTTTGATGTACCCTATCATATCAGGTCTTATGTATAAAAGTTATGATGCGATATCATCTGGTGATGAGGATAAGAATAAAATGAATAAGGGGGGTTCAGTAAACACAGGTAGAGCTTATGGGGATGGGAAATATGTTGTTGACCCTCGTAGATCAGAGGATAGTAAGATGGCTGTATATGATGAGATATGGGACTATCTGACAGAAAAGAAGGGGATACCACAAACGCAAGCTATCGGCATCCTGTCGAACATCGCCGCCGAGTCCGGAGGGGACACCGAAGCCCTAGGAGCCGCTGGTGACTTTGGTATCCAGCAATGGCTTGGACCGAGGAAGAAAGAGCTACAGCGTAGGTATGGTAAAAAACCGACATTGACCCAACAACTGGATTATCTTGTGGATGAGTATCAAGGTCGTGTACCGGGGCTAGGCTGGAACTACATGAACCAAGGCAAGTTCTTTGATAAGGACGCTCAAGGCAATATATATAATTACTATATGTATTCGAAGGCTGATTTTGATAACGCCACGAATTATAAGGACGCTACCGTGGCATGGAATCAAGGATACGGAAGACCCCTTGGATCGACATTAAGAAACGAGAAGCGGTTTGAGTTCGCCGATATGTTCTCCAACAGATACGGTGTCCCGGAGAACGAGCCAATGAGATACGAGTTCGGGCAGCGGGATTCTGGTACGGGAGACGGAGGCCAGCAGCCCGTGCCTGAGACGGTAGCCCCCGCCGCTCCTTCTTTGGCTTCCCATCCTGCCATGGATAGCTGGTGGGAGAAGGAAGGTCAAGACCTGTTATATAAGATGCTAGCTCAATCCGGCGCTAACAAGAAAGCTATAGAGGACATCGCTAATAATATTAAGAATGATCCTCAATCAGAGGCGCAGATAGCGGAGGCCGAGCGTATGCGTAAGGAACAGGCGAAAAGGCAGTTGGTGCTTAACATGATACCGGGGTTGATGCTGAATATAAAAGGTATGAGCAGAACCCAGAATTAATGCTATATTTGTGAAGTAATTAAACGTTTTTGATATGAAAAGATTGTTGTTTTTATTTGCTATGTTATTGACGCCATTCGCTTTGATGGCGCAAGAGGTAATCCCATCAGAAGGGTCTATTACTATTGATCTGACTACCTTTACCGGTATTATGGCTTTCGTCACGATGTCAGCCACTCAGCTAGCTAAGGTAGTGCCGTATATCGACACCCATAAGTGGGCTAAGATTTTATCGGCTGTGGCTATTGGGATGTTGACATGTATCTTGGCTTGGTTCCTTCAGGTATCCCCGTTGTTGGTAGGTAGTGAATGGTGGGAAGCTCTGTTGTATGGGGTGGCAGTCGGGCTTAGCGCTGCTGGATTCTATGACCTAGTGAAAGCAATAGGTTCGTTATTTGTAAAAAGGATCTAGTTGCTGTAACTATCTTGCGATGAATTAAAATTACAAGGTATTATTATCTGTAATATAGTTAATTATATTTTGTAATTATATTAGTATTATTTATATTTGTGCGCCTATCTACTCATCACGAGCGGATAGGCGCATTTATTAATTTAAAACTTTTAGTAAAGGTATGAAAAGTAATTTGATTTTATCATCAGAGAGTAGGGAATTATTAGGTAGGAACATTTCTGTTATGTCCAAGGACGGGTTTGTATGCATAACGGAAGTTATGGAAGCCTTGAATGAAAAACGTAAATCTATGGGGTTGGAGTCTAGAAGGCTTGATCATTTGTTTGCTACTAATGGATTTCAGGAAAAGATGAAAGCTCTTGTTAGGGAGCTGAGTATTAATGATATATGTACTGTAAGAAATCTTACGGTACAAAACCATGAATTGAAAATCAATAAGATAACCGATCTCAAAAAATACGGAATGGCTTACCGAAGAGGAAAGGGGGAGGGTCAGAAATGGTATGTAAATCCGTATTTTTTTGTTATGGTAGCATTGGAATTGGATCCAGAGATATACGCCAAGGTGATAATATGGTTGCACGATGGATTCATAGAAGACAGGAATGCCGCTGGTGAGGCTTATATCAAGATGAGTTCGGCTGTCGCCAGGTTGGTTAGTGACAAGGGTCAGTTGTCTGATAAGATATCAAGGGTAGCTAAGGCTATTAATTTTATCGTCTTTAACAAGCATGAGAGTGGGATAAGGAATACGGCTACAAAGAATCAGTTAAACGACATAGTAGCTGTAGAGAATGTTATCACCGGGGTTATAGATGGTGGTTTTATAGATACTTATGATAAACTCATAGATTATCTTGGTCATGAGTGGAAAAAGAAATGGGGTAATCCTGTTATGTCTTTAAAGGATTAGTATTAAAGAGACTCATCATTGTCAAATGGTGAGTCTGTATTTTTTAAACTATCTTTGTATCAGAACGAAATAATTTGATATATGGGAAAGTATGTAATTAAAAGGAAGATACCTAAATATCAAGATGCTGGGGAAGTTGATCCTGTCATGCCTGGTAATATTGTTGGTCTTCAGGGTCTTGGAGTGGAACCTCTGGTTTCGTCTACCCGGATAGGATTTGATATTCAGCAGCCTGATATTAATACCATTGATACAAGTGATTTGAACGCTATCGTTGACAGCAATAAGAAGGTTGACGAGTCTGGCAGTACGGATGTTTTTGACTTTACCACCATACCTTATTATGGCGCTGATGATATAGGATCTAGGTTTACCCAGATGGGTCGTGGTATAGGGCGTATGAGAAGCGAGGGATACGGTGATTTATCCACCGGGGTTAAGACAGCTAATGTCGTGGGTACTGTAATGTCAGGCATCGGCGGTGTCTTAGGGTTGGCAAGGAACGTATTCTCAGGGATGGCGTCAGAGCAAGGCACTCGTACTAATATCAGGTTAGCTCAAGAGCGAGAGGCTAGGCAGAGACGGCAATCTCAGATGCGGTATAAGGATGGAGGTGGTGTTTATCTAGGACCTAATAATAGGTTCGATAGCGGTAGCCTTACCGGTGAGTATCTATATCCGTTACCTAAGTCGATGGAAGATCAAGCCAACGTAGAGGTCGAGAAGGGCGAGTACGTGACGCAGCCCGGAGAGGCGCCGATGGAGGCCATGGGGCAGAAGCACGCCGATGGGGGAACCCCCGTTTCCTTGGAGGAAGGTACGAAGGTTATTACCGATGATACCACCATAGAGTCGGATTTCGCCAAATATATCAGGGATACGTATGGGATCAAGGCTACGCCTAAGGATACGTATGCTACGTTAATGGACAGGTATAAGGCTAAGATAGGTCTTAAATCAGCTTATGATGATCAGAAGAAGGCTTTGGATAAGTTGAAGAAGAACGATAAGATAGATGACGAGAATACGAGGCGTTTAAACGCTTCTGTATTATCCATGGCTATAAATGACAGTAACGAGACGGTTAATGGCTTAGAAGGAAGATTTACGGACTTCGCTAATGTTATATACAAGGAGCAGGAAGACCGGAAGATGAAGAAGGATGAGGATACGTATTTCGCTAAGGGTGGTGAGATAGATAACATCATATCCAGATCTATGAAAGAATACGGTCTTACGGAGGAGAATATAGCTGAGGCTAAGAAAGAGCTGCTTAAGAAAGTGGCTGGTATTCGTCAGAAGATGGAGAAAGGTGGTAGTTCTTTATTCGATTACCTACTTACTTTCCGTCCCGTAGAGAACAAGTACAATAATAAGGATAACACGTTTGGGTATCAGCGTCAGGGTCAGGATGGCTCTTATGGCGGTATTAATACCGATGAGAGACTGGAGTATTATAAGACGTTCATGCCTTTGGCTTACGATGCTTATATGAGCGCTCCGAAGGCTACTGCTGCCAAGGCTCTTCAGGATGCTATATACAACACTACTGGTGGGTGGATGGGCTTGGCTACGGCGGAAAACCCGATCATCGCCAACGCAGAGGCACTTCGGGATTACACGACGCTCGTTTCTTTTGGCGGTGAGGATAGCCAAGGTAATTACCCGGAAGACAAGAAGGCCGCATATCATGATAGAATGAGAGATAATAAGTTTGGTCAATATTCGTCATCTCGTCCTATGATTGGTTTGGATGTAGTTACAGAGGATCAACATAAAGCTCTTAATGACGCTGGTATCACTCATTTCAGTCAACTGTTTTCTGACAAGAATAAAGATATTGTTAATAAGATCCTTGGGGAGGATATGCTTAAGATGCAGGCGTTAAGATCCATGAAAGGCATGGAAGGTCTTGATTTTATACTTGACCCGCATAAGGTGGCTCCCGGTCCTATGGATATAGGTGATGTGGAGGATCCTGATGTTAAGCTGGATATGCCTGAGCTGATTGATCCTAATACACTTCCTAAAACCAACACAAATGCCGGTAAGTCGAACGGCGGCAATGGAGGCAGGAATATAGTAGGTGGTGGTCTTGACTTTCCTGAGGTGTTCAGGATGACTCCGGGAGCCGTGACAACGGAAGGTCTGGAAAGACATTACGCTCCTACCGTGGACCCGGTGTTGAGATCGGCTGATCAGTATATGGTTGAGGCTAATCGTGCTTTCCAATCACAATTGGATCAGATGGGTAATGTCCCGGATTCCCAGAGAGGGGCTTTATCTTCCAATTTACAGGCTATCATGAGTTCCAATATAGGTAAGTATATAAATGAGGTAGAACAAGGGAATGTGGCTCAAAGGACTTGGGCTGATAATGTCAATTCTCAATCATGGGCGAATACTTACGACAAGAACATAGCCCAACGTCAAGCTTATCAACAACGGATATTGCAGGGATTGGCTATAAATGACGAGAACTGGGCTAGGTATTTCGATAGCGTCAATGATGAGATTCAGCAGAAGTGGAACACGGCTACGACCATGAATACATTAAGATCTATATTTGGGGATGTTAAGATTGGTCCCAATGGCCAGTTGATCGCAGACCCTCAAGGAGATATATTAAGTTACAGGAGATTATATCCTGCTCAGGAAGTAACTAAAGGCAAAAAGGGATAAATAATGGCTTCACAATACAGTATATTAAGGAATTACGGTAAGTACGTATCACCCTACAACATGGATGTCATGATGCAGGGTATGGGATACATGCAGCAGAAGATAGATACCAATCGGCAGGCTATAAATGAGTATGCTGATTATATTATCAATTCTGACATTATAAAACCTCAGGATAGGGAATATCTTCAGAATAGGTTAAATGGATTGATACAGGATGTGAATAACGTGTATCGTAAATCCAATCTAGCTTCTGATGGTATAGCTAGAAGCATACAAGCCCGTCTTGGAGAGGCTTTAGATACCCGTGTATTGAACGCTATCGCCGGTACTAGGGAGTATAGGTCTTTCTCTCAGAAGATCGAAGATATGAAGCTTAATAATCCTAAGCAATATAGTGCCATAAATGAGGCTGTGGCCTTAATGCCGTTTTATGAATGGGTTAATGATGGTCAGGTTGGTACAAGGATGAATCCTATTCATTACACTCCTTATACGGATTACAATGAGGAGATGAATAAGATGATGAAGGATTTCGTCAGTCTTAATAAGGGAAAGAAGTTTTCTGTTTCTGAGGTAGTGGATGGCAAGCCTACTGGTAGGATGAGAGACATTACTGTTGATGAGATGAGTCGATCTCAGATTAGAGCGATAGCCGCTAGATCTATATCCCAGAACGCTAAGGCTCAGATGCAGATAGAGGGTCAGTATTTGGCTGCCACTAATCCCGGTATGTTTAGTGGCATGACTACTGATCAGTTCGTTAATAAATATGTTTCCGGTTTTGACGCTGAGGAGAGCGCACTCTTAGCCAAACTCAAAGGGGCCGAGGCCAGCCCTTCCGCTAAGGCGGCTATTGAGGCGTCACTACAGGAGGTCCGGGAACAGCGCCGTGCGTTAGTGGAGGAGGCTACTTCCTTTATTGGCAATAATATGAATCCGGCTAGAGCGGGGGAGTTTATTGTACGTAATGAATTTCTTGATGGTGTATCCGCTAGATGGTCGTATAACAACTCATCTGAGAACTACATCGCTGATGATTATTACTTTAAGATGAGAGATCTTGATTTCAAGGAGAGAGAGTTCTCGTGGAGGCAGAAATCAAAGGAGATAGATCAGAATCTTAAGCTTAGGGAAGTAATGTCCAAGGAAGCTGGTAATAGCTCTAATATCCCTACAGGTGTTATGATTGAGCTGGAAAAGGTTCAGCCTAATGTTACTCCTGAGAATATATTTGACAATCAATATATTCAGAATGAGAATAATATATCGACAGGTGAGAAGGATTTAATATCATCCATAAATCCTGTTGATCTACGAGGCATAGAGAACGATATACAAAACAATCCTTCTATATATCATGGTGGTGTTAATAGCGAGAATATTATGGCATGGATCACTAATAATGGCGGTGCGTCAAGTTCTGTATTATCATCAACCCCAAATATGGTGAATAAATACGAGACTCTTATGGCAGCGAATGATAATAGGAATAGGTATGGTAAGATCATGGATGAGGAAGTTGATTATCTTACAAATGCCTTTGATGTCGCTACGGAAAATATCCTTAATGATGCTGTAAGGGATCAGGACTATGTTACTGGAGGTATTGATACATATACTGACAATGGTATGGTTAATGCGAGGGATGTTGGTAAGAATGGAGCTATTATTGGAGGGAAAGAGTATTCACCAGAAGATGCTTTAAAGGTTTCCGCTATAGCTGGATTGATAAGCGAGAACATCAACTATGCGGATAGATCTATAGCTAATACGGAGCTGATGAGATCTTATATAAATTTGTTAAATAGATATTCAGGAGAAAATTTCACTCTGGAGGATATAAATGATATAGCTAAAACTTATAGTCGTGTAGACAATCCGGTAATGAATAGCGATAATGTCGATATGACTAGTAGGGATAAAATGATCAAGATCTTAGGTAAGAATATGTCTAGAGCTGACGGCCCTACGCTTAGAAGAGAATGGTCTTCATCTAATATAGGTCGTAATATAGCTAAGGCTATTCAGGATTCTAAAATGGTCTATGAAAGAAGATATGACGAGTTTGCTCCAAGATCATGGTCGTTCTCTAATTCTACCAATGCCTCTAAAGAAGATAGGCGTATGCATGCTAAATTAGAGAGTCTGCTTTTGTCAAGAGCTGGTTTCTTGAATAAGGATAAAGATAGCAGGCTTAATAATTACATATTGTATGCTCGTCCTACGGATAATCCCAATACATTTGATTTGGTAGCTATGGCTGGCGGGAAAAATATCGCTACGGTTCAAGTTACTAAAGAGGAATTAGATAGTATGGGGTATAGTTTGTACGAAAGGGAAAGGAATGTAAGATCTGAAGATTACGAATCTAAGATCATCCCTGTATCTTTTTCTGCCACGACCAATAGGCCTTATCAGAAATGGGCGCAAGCTAATTCACTTGGCGCTTTCGCTACTATCGAGAATGCGGCTGAGGAGGCTTCTAGGATGGTTGATAAGTACAATATTCAGAACAATGAACTAGCTACATCCGAGCTTAATAAAAGAGCTATTAGGATTATTAATACGGTTTTAAGAAATTACAAATCGTATGATGTTAAAGCCAAGGGCTTTCCTGGAGGTGTTGAGGTTGGCGTCTATTTTCACGGGCAGGCTAGGACCGGGACACCTCTAAAGGTGTTGGAATATAATACTGATTATGCTGATAATATCATGAAGATTATAAATATGTGTCCTCAGATGTATCTTACCCAAGCCGTGGTTGAGGCTATCAATAAAGACGTTATTGTTAAGGGTAGAGATATTAATGAGCAGCACTCTGATCTTAGCAATATTCTTTCGGTGTTGGATAAAGAGACTATGGATAAAATAGATGGAAAAAATGAGCAATAATAATAACGATATAGGGAATGTGATGAAGAGTCAGGGATATTATGTCCCTACTCCATCAATTCCATCTCCCATGCCTTCTAAGGATAATATTTCTTCTATCCCTATACCTGTTGGCATGCGCGGTTCATCGGATATGGATAATGATGTTTTGTCTAGAGAGGGAAGCAGGAGTATTCCATCATTAGTAGAGGGTATAAAAAATTCCGTAGAGACATCTTATCATGATGATGTAAAAGCAAGGAATCCGCTTTTTCAGATGATAAACGAGACGGGTATTCCTAAGGGTAATTATGATATAACTGGAAGTAGGATCAACCTTCGTGATTCAAGGTATAGGCTGTCAACAGGTGAATGGATTCCAAAATACGAGAGTTATATCAATAATGTGGATAATGATGATCGTCTATCGAGAAGTCAAAGTGGTTGGGAGAAAACTTATAGAGGATTAGGTAAGTTTATTTATAAGTCTGCTTTGTATGGAATAGGTGGAGTAGGTCAGTCTGTTTATGGATTAAAGGAGCTTGTTACAAAAGGGACGTTATCAGCTATGTATGATAACAGTTTTGCCAGATGGTTGGATGATATGGATAAGCGTGGTGATTATACGCTTAATCATTATTACAGTAAGGAGGAGCGAGATGCTGGATTTCTTAAAAGTATGTTTACAACCAATTTTTGGACAAATGATCTTTTGTCAGGAGCTGCATTTACGGCTGGAGCCGTTTTGTCATCTTACGCCTTCGCCGGAGCTGGTCTTATGAATGCCGCTCGTATGGGGGCTAGAATAGGTGCTACGATTGCCGGTATGGGGAAGGCTGTTTCTGCTACAAAGACCGGGTTTAATGCTATGCTAAGAGCTGCCCGCATAGGACGAGGCATAGGTAAGGGGCTGGACAACCTGACCTTTATCGGTACGTCAACGCTTTGGGAGGCTTCGGTAGAGTCAAGGAGTGGGTTGATGGAATCTGAGGAAAACTTCAAGCAGGCTTACAGGAATGCCTATGGTAGAGAAGCCTCATATGAGGAACTCATGAAGTTCAGAGCTGATAATGCTGATGCCGCTAACGCTATATTCGCTGCCAATATCGGTATCCTTACGTTATCCAATATAGCTATGTTCGGTGATATGTTTGGCATGGATCTGGGCGTTGATAAGTTCATAAAACGAAATATATTTGGTGTAGGAGCCGAGAGGATGGATAATGGAACATTGAGGATCATAACGCCTAAGAAATGGCAGAAAATAGCCGGGAATACGTTCAATATTATCAAACGTCCGGTATCTGAGGGTCTGTATGAGGAAGGTCTTCAGGGAGTGGCTAGTAAATCCGCCGAGGATTGGGTAGAATCAAGATACAATCCTATGGCTATTCGTCAGAATATAGGCTATATGGAGGCTATAAAGAACGGGTTCAAGGAGACTTACGGATCTAATCAGGGATGGAAGGAAATCGGCATCGGTATGATTATTGGATCGGTTATGGGAGTAAAAACTATTGGTGGTATAAAGGAATGGAGCCAAGACATGTCCCGGAACAAGGGGATGGTGGAGGCTTACAACACCAATGCCGGCGCCTTGACTACCGCCGCTATCCGTGCTATTCGTGGCAGCATGGCCCTGAACGCTCAATTATCAGGCTTGAGTACGGATAATAACGCTGACGATATACCTAATTCTAGAATCGTAGATAAGACTTTTAGTGACGCCGTATTCAACCGTCTTCGTTATGATCAGGAAATGGGGATGTTAGATGATACCAAGGAGAATTTCAAGACAGTCATCGAGTCTATACCTAATAGCGATATAGCCTCTGATATGAATATGACAGATGAGCAGGTAAATGAGTATAAGTCCAATCTTGTTGGCGAGTTCAATAAGAAGGTTGATAATTTTACTATGGCTAGTAGATTTGCCGACTCCCTTACCGATGGTATATCCAATAGATCATTTAACACCTACATCTCTAACATGGCTTATAACGGTCTTGAGGCTAAGGATAATTTGGATGATATCGCTAATCAGTTAGGAAGGATATACAATACGGATATAGGCCCCGCTTTAGATATATATTCTCGTCTTAATCCTGATTCGAGTAGGGATCTTAAGAAACTCAGGAAGCTTACAGATGATATACAGAAGATGGAGAAGAATGTTTTGAAGCTTCAGCAGAGTATCACGTCTAAAGAAGCTCTTGAGTCTGATAAGGTCAAGTTAGCCAAGGAGAATGATAGACTTCTTAAATTGACGGAGGATAGAATTGCTTTGGAGAGGAGATTAGCTACGTTAGTTAACTCAGAGACAGATATATCTAAGCTGTTATTAAACAGGAATGAATCAAGGATCAGTGCCGCCGATCTTATGTCGGCTTATGAGACTATAGTTGGTTTTGAGAATGCTGTATCTATCCGTGGGGTTGATAATTATAAAGAGGCTATGGCGTTACTTAGCGAGTATCGTCATAATCTTGTGGCTTATAAGAATATAAATGAGTCCCTTCGCCGTATGCGTGATAGGAGATTCATACGGTCGCAGGAACGTGGGTTCATGAAGGTTTTGTCAAACATATGGGGAAAGACTTATGAGGAGGATGATAGTAAATATGATTTCAGGAATACCGATGATCCTGATGCCAACTCCCTTTATGCCAATGATCAGGCCATAGATAAGGCTTATCAAGATGGTCTTATAGGAGAGGACGAGGCATTTATGTTCAAGACCTATAATCATATGATCGCCAGATCTATGGAGAATGATATCAAGGCTGATGAGGGCGGTATCGTTGAGAATGTACCTGATAATGAGGATATCATAAATCCTTCTGATGATAGAATCAATAATATAGCTATAAAGATATGGAACGGTAATGAGGATATCTTATCTCCTAGGGAGAGGCAGATATATGATAATAACAAGGATCGTATCAATGATCTTGTAAATGGGTTTGGCGATAATCCTATAGCTAGGCTTAATAAGATTAGGTCAATGATAGATAGGTTAAATACCAACGATAACGTCTTAAATAACATCAGGGATACTATTGATGATATCATAGATATGAACATTAATGGTCTTGATCAGGATCAGGTTAAGGAGGCTATACAGACTTATAATGATCTTATGAATGATATTGACAACGGGAATGAAGTTGATCAGGATAAACTTAATGAGGCTATTGATATTATCAATAACTATTCTGATGAACCTCTTCTCCAGTTCGTGGAATGGATGAGGCTGTATGATAATGGAAGTATGGTTGTCAAGGATTACGATAAGTCTATACCTATGGGTGATGTTCTCACGGAGAGCGAACCCGGAACATCCACCGGCAGGACGGAGGCCAATGCCGCCCAGAATCCGGTAGTGTTGATGGCCCAGAAGAGAGAGATTGGCGGAGTCATGTATTATGAGGTAGGAGGGATGAGACTTGACAGGTTTATGGACGGTCTTGGGCTTAAAAGATCTGATGCCACTGATACTGATAATGGAAGGGTGATGGATTTCACCAACGGAACCGACATATTTACTGTTATAGAGTCGAATAACCACTCAAGATGGATGATAAGCGAGGATGACGCTCAGGCTTTCGAGAACGCTACCGGTGTCATACTGGGGCGGCAGACCGCCTTATCGACCTCCAACTGGTTCATGGTGTATCGCAAGGGGCAGGATGGATCTGTTGTTCCTTATTATACAGGAGATGCATTTGGCTCTAATAATGAGTCGATAAATCAAGAAGCTGCGGCTAGTCTTCGTAAGAACGATATCGTGAGGTTCAAGGTAGATATGTTAGATCCTTATACCAAGGAATTGTATGATAAATACAATAGCCTTTATGCCGTTGATCCTAATTCTGACGAGACCAAGTCTGCCCGTAGTGATTTGGTTAATAATATGGTTATTAAGATCGTGGATGGTGACGGTAATTTTGTCTCGGTGCTAAAAGCCAATGATCCAGACTCAAAAGGGAGTAACGCTGATTTAAGGAGTATGGCCTTTGAGTTGTATAGGGATAATGTAGGATCTGTCGCTGGCGAGATTGATATACCGTTCGTAGGCACAGTCACCAGTGTTTTGCCGGGAAGACCTAATTTTAGCGTAAGTGATGATAATGGGACGTTGATGGTATCCGAGAATGACTTTACCAACGAGACGGTTGGTAAGGTCGAGAGTGTAGGATATATAGAGAACGGGGAGGTTACGATGAGGGATGATATTAAGTATAATATATTCCCGTTCTGTACGGCTATCGTCAGGGATAAGTATGGTGATTATAAAAATTCACGTATCCCGGTAGTAGCTATAAAGACAGGAAATGGAAGAAATTACCTGTACCCCGTAAGATTGAAAAATCAGGATACATCATCATTCTCATCTATGATCGGATCGATGGCTGACAGAATTATAGAGGGTCTAGGTGGTGGAGTAAGTATTGATGATATAATGGATCTTAACAACGCTATAGCCAGATCAGGGCTGGATAACAAGACATATATGATTCCGTTGGCGGGAGACGTGGATGTTATCAAGGGACGGTTAAAGGCTGTCAAGGAAGCCGCTAGTAAGATGCCTATGACCGCTGATGTAAGAGGATGGATAGGCGATTCTAGGACCAAGGAGGATATTTTGATGAATGACGTTACGATCAACATCGATCTTAATAACGATCCTTTCATAGCCCCTAAGTTCAGGATGAGTATTAGGAGGGATGAGACGTTCTTCGAGGATACGGAGACCCCGTTCGTCAACCCGCCCGGTTCCCAATCGGAGTTCGCCTCGCCTACGAAAGCAGCCGAGGATAAGTCTTTGGTTTCCGACGGGAATGTCGTATCTGGAGAAAATGAAGCGGAAAATCCTTGCTAAATAAATTATCTTGATTTATCTTTGCGGTGTCAGTCCATCACCTGACGAGTAAGATATTTAAAAGTTGGTCCCTGTCGGGTGTGTGATGGCCCCGGTGGGGGCTCTTTATATTATGCAGTTAGATAGTTTTTTACATTGGAAAATTATGCAAGACCTACGCATCCAGCGAGTGAAGGTCTTGATGATGTTATACACCAGTCATTATTTTGTCAATAACAGACAAAGGCAGTTGCTTGACCATACATACGCTTTAAGCAGAAGTCAGGCTTTCGATTATATGACGGAGTTCAATGAAAGACTTAGTGATAAGATAGGTATAGAATGTACGATGGATATTCTTCTACCTACCGATGATGATAATGCTAATATCATAATCGAGTACAATGGCATCATTAAGAAGTTGATGAGGGAAGCCGAGAAGCTGGAACTTGACACTGACGCTATTAAGGATATGATGCGCGATCTACTTAATGAGTTGAAAGATGATGTTGATCTTAATATCTTGATATTTGACGTAACCCAGTTACTTATAAAATACAATCTATTTAGGTTGGATGCCATAACCGAGCAGGAGTTCAAGGACTCTTTCGTCAGGATGGATAGTAGGAATATGGAGATAAAGAAATTAACTTTATCTGATATTAAGAAGGTGGTGATGATGATGGAGGATAGATATAGTTATATTTCGTCTATATGATAGACAAATATAATTGATTACGTTTTTTGTAAAAATATCTCCTATTTGTTTGTTGTTTTAAAATAAGTGTCTATATTTGCGGTGTCTATCCGTTGCTAGACCAGAAGAAGATATTAATATCGCTTAGGCGTAGGCGATAAATGAGAGCTATCAGTGGAGTAACGGACGCTGGTGGCTCTCGTTGTTTTATATTATGGATGATAATTTAAAATTGTTTGAGAATCCTGATTTTGGGGATGTAAGAGTATTATTAGACGAGAAAAGCAATCCATGGTTTGTTGGTAATGACATAGCCAGATGTCTTGGTTATGAAAACTTAGGGAACGCTGTAAAAAGGTTTGTTGATGATGAGGATTCTATCATTCTTACAAGTGATTGTAAATCAATGGGGTTTAAAATAAACCCCCTTATAAATCAGGCTGTTAGGGAGATCAAATTAATCAATGAATCAGGGATGTATTCTTTGATTATGTCATCTAAGATGGAATCTGCCAAGAAATTCAAAAAATGGGTAACATCGGAGGTTCTTCCTTCTATTAGAAAAACAGGCTCCTATTCTATGCCATCAAAGAATGAACTTCCATCTGATTATATAGAGGCATTAGAGGCTTTACTTAAATCGGAAAAGGAGAAGCGTGCGTTAGCTGAGGCGAAAAAAGCGGCAGAGGAAGCCAAAAGGATATCTGATAATATCATCAAAGAACAGGTTCCTATGGTTGAGTTTGCTAAGACAGCCGAAATAGCCCAAGAGACAGATATGTTGATCAGAGAGGTTCGGGAAAAGCTGGAGGCTCATGGGTATGATATAGCGGAGAAGAATCTTCGTATATTGCTTGAGGATAATAAGTTCTTCGCCAAAACCGGTAAGAGATGGTTGCTTTCCCAAAGGATGATAGATCGTGGTTACGCTCGTTACAGGTATCGTGATGACGATGAGTTCTATGGGACTAACACCGTCTATGTGACTCCTAAGGGATTCCAGTGGATCGTGTCTAAGATATCTAGGGAATGGATGCCTAGGTTCTTGGAGTTGAAAGGTAGGGTTCTCAGTAGATCGGATAAAAATATTTTTGCTAAACAATAAGTTTCGTTTTTATAGTTTTAGGATTGAGTTTTTTGTTTGTCCGTGAGGATCGGCAAAATGATTTGTACTTTTCAATAGAAACATAAGGTTTGTTATTATTGTTATTTGGCTCCCGTCCGCTCGTGAGAGTAGGCGGGATTTTCATATCTTTGTAACAAAACGATTTAGCTATGGGTAGATCTTGTTATGTTATAAAAAATAAGGAGGGTGGGGTAGATAATGTCCTTGCCCCGAACGACCAACCATCCGGATTATACCAAAGGGCGATGGAGGTGCTTGGTGACCAGAAGCAGGCCTTATCGGTCTGGGGTACGGCCTACTCCCCCGACTTCGTGTCTTTCTTTGGCGATTGGATGTCCATGCCATCAGAATACGGCTTAGATAGCAATGGGGAGCCTAGGTATGATGATGTCATGTCCTTTATCAAACAAAAGAATTATGCTGTGGGTAATTTCATGGCTGACGAGGTTAAGGATATCAATAATACCATTACTTCCCTGGGCGTTGATAATATTAATGATCTTAACGATATGATCGTATCTAACTTCCTTTCCGGCGGTGATATATTCATCAACAGATATAATCTTGAACGATCCGGGATGTATGATGCTGATGAGATTGATAATATCATGACTAACCGATTGGAGTATGAGCGGGTAAGGGATATGATGAGGAGGATTGTCGATTTTATGTCTGAGGGGGATCTCAATGAGAAGGATACATATTTCTTGTCCTCCGAATCAGGCCTTGGTGATGATTATATGATATATGAGGATGTGTATGATTCATTGGGAAAGAGAAGAGCCTTGAATCCAATAGAGGTAAGGGATACGATCATGAGGGCGGTAGGCGGTATCAGCGACCGCCGGGAGTTTGACCGGGCTTTCACCTCCGTCCCCTACCCTTCCTTGGCGCTCCGGTATCAGGAGGATCAGGATTACGCAGATCGGATGTATGACATGTATCGTAATATGACCCGTATGGAGGTTCGGAGTCAGGACGGAAATACGATTACCGACTCATATTCCAATAGCACCATACCGTATATCAGTATGCCTAAGGACATGAAAGGTCTAAGGGATAAGGTTGGGGAAATGATCAATATGGACGATTTTAAGGACATCAAGGATGTTGCCGGACGTCTATATGACATAGCCATGGATCTTTCCGATATGGGCGTTGATATAAGCGAGGCGATTAGCGATGAGATGGTTATATCTAGGCCGGAGGATATCCGTGACCTTATGGCATCGTTGGATGTCATGTTATCTTCTATACAGAATGGTGATCCGGTATATGATGACTTTATTTCCGATCTTGATAGGATAACAGGGAAAGGGAATCCGATATATGAGGTTCAGGATACTTACTTTACCGGGGATAGGATGGTGTATGTAAGGTCCGGGAAAACATCTCCTTCCGATATGTATGACAGGAACATGTTGTATGTAGGTAGAAATATATACCATAACACGACCCCGATAACCGACACCGATCAGGCCTATGAGGTGCTGGCTGATATCGGGATAGCCCAGCCCTCGTACTTACCTACAGGCGTGGTTCCCCATGGGGCTTCTCGATCTGATATTGGCGTGGTCAAGGATAATATCAAGAAGTTGGTTATGGATAACATCTCATCCTCCAATACGGAGAGTATGATCCTTGCCAGATTGATATATCAACATCCCGTTACCTCTAAGGTGGATGATGTCGATATTGATCGGGAGTTCAGGAGATACGAGGCTAGACAGGGGAAGGATCGGGATTTTATCAAATCCTGTATCTCGTTGAGGAAAATCCAGATCAAGGAAAGGTTAAAAAAATCGGATTTATATAATAATGTCTTGCGTTTCCTTGATTTTAATGGATTTTATAACGTATCTTTGAACCACCATGACAGAGGTACGTTAAAAAACATAGAGATATCGTTGCCGGATGGTCAGGTAAGAGATCTGTTGTTTGATGTGGCTATCGAGTCCAGCGACAGCAGCATGAGGGATCTTTTCTATCTGGATAGACAGGATAGGATGATGGATGTCGGGTTTTACAGGTATCTGTACCAAAGGAATCCGGGCCTGCTCCGGGAGGTCAACGGCGGTGTCGAGGCGAGACCGGACGGCTTGTTCTTGGCTCGTGGAAGGTATGATGATTTCGTGTCTTTCCAATCTGGTCTATATGAGAAGGTGGGTGAGACGGTTAATGGCGGGATATATAGCTTCGTGGATAATTTTATATATTCGGACCCATCATCATATCAGGATAGTATGGTACGAAAGATAGGTGACGTTACGGTAAGAAGTGACGATAACCGTCTATCAAGGGTAGAGGATAATCCCTCATCCAGTAAGATAATTAATGAATACACTGCTAATACAAATAAGTTGATGCGAGATTTTTCGTGTAATTAATCTCTCTTTGACGTCGTGAGACGTTTTCTTTCGAGCATTGAAACATTGAATTTATAGATTTGCATGAATCCGGGCCGTAGTGATACGTTCCGGATTTTTTTGTCTTGTACCGGTTCTTATTAATACCAATTGCATGACATGACGTGCCTTGATGGTGACATATATCACGATCCCAGGATTATTAATTTTTGAACTTTGTAACGCCCGCCATCAGGTGGGTTTATTATTAATTCAAAAATAAATAGACATTGGTACAAGTGGAGACAAAATCGTGCTGTTAGACGGCATGGGTTCCGGGAGCGGTAGCGCCGCTAACGGTTTATTATCTATGATTCCGGGTATGTTTACCAGCCTTTTGGGTGGAAATAAGATGGATCCGAATCTAGTCGCGGCGTTGATGAACGGCCGTAACAACCAAGACCAGTTCGGAGGAGCCAACGGCTGGTGGTTATGGATCATCGTCCTGTTCTGGTTGTGGGGCGGACGTGGCTTCGGAAATGGCTTTGGCAATAGCAATGAATGTTGCGCTAACGGTCTTCCGGCTCAATTGAACAACGACTATGGTCGTGAGTTACTGATGCAGGCTATCCAAGGTAACAGAAGCGCTATCGACCAGATCTCTAACGCCCTTAACTGTTCTACCTCTCAATTACAAAACGCTATCTGTAACGTACAAGGCGCTATTGATAAGGTGGCCGGTCAGGTAGGTATGACTTCTCAGGCCGTTATCAACGCCGTACAGCAACAAGGATGTGAGATCGGTAACCAGATTAGCGCATGTTGCTGCAACTTACAAAGCGCTATGGCTAGTGGATTTAACAACATCCAACATTCGTTAGACACCGTAGGATGTAATATCCAGAACGCTATCACCCGTCAGGGATATGAGAATCAGTTGGCTATTACCGGTCAGACGAACGTATTGCAGAACAACTTGACTAACGGCTTCAATAACGTTATTCAATCCAACCAAGTCCAGACTCAGGCGTTGGCTGCTAAGATAGATCTTCAAACTCAAATCATCAATGACAAGTTCTGTCAACTTGAGATGCGTGAGATGCAGAATACTATCCAACAGCTTCGTGAGGAGAAACAGGCTTTGGCTACTTCCGCCATCACCCAACAACAGACACAGAACATCGTTAGCCAGTTAGCTCCAAAGGCTCCGGTTCCAGCCTACGTTGTACAGAACCCGGGTTGCTGCTATACTCCTACCGTAAGGGTGGCTAACGAATGTGGATGCGCTTGCGGCACTACTAACGCCGTATTATAAGAAAGGGGGACAATATGGCTGATTTCAGAGGATATATGATCGGTTCATTCGCCTCCTCTCGTCTTGACAGGGGAGGCATCCCGGTAGTAGCCACTACTGGAAAGGTATCTGACGCTTCTGCGGCCGAACCTACGGTTGATTTTGGCATCAATCCGTGTCAGTGGAACTCACTACCTCCGGAAGGAATATTGTTATGGAAAGTCCGTCATCCGGTGACGGAGACAGAGGCTAGTTATCCCGCCACGATCGTTCTTCCGTCTGGCTTATCCACTACCACTCCTGTTACGGTATCCAACGCCGGGGTTATCGTCAACAAGACACCTATAGTGGATAAGGTTGGGGCACATATGACAGGGCAGGATATTACGACTCCCGTGGCTTCTAGTGATCCTATAGTAGGGGCCTACACCGAGCATCTTGTGTATTATAACAAATGCACCGGCGTGTTCAGGATGTTGGGTCATACGGCTACGGCGGCTACCGCCCCTAGCGCATGAATTTACTAAGAAAGAACAGGGAGGGTAACCTCCCTCCCATTTAAAAAGATCGTTATTATGTTTAAGGATTTAAAGAAAGGATATCAGGTTTATACGTTGGATACCTCAGGGGTTCCTAAATTCTTTATGGGTACGGTGGTTAACGTCTCGGAGCCTAGGTTCGCCCAGTCCCAGTTAGGTCAGTATCAGCAGTTGCAAGATCGGGTTATGGATCTTACTATAGAGGTGGACGGGAAGTCCATGACATACGTAGTTCCAGAGAACCAGAACGTGGCTATGGCCAACGGCATTACGCTAGCCTGCTCCGTGGATCCGATAATGAACCACCTGAACGCCATGAAACGAACCAGTACGGATATCGTGAATAGCGTGGATAAGAATAAGGAGATCATAGAGGCATGCGACAGTATCTTGGAGGATATCAATCCTACTTTTAAGCAGACTAAGGATCAAGACCGAAAGATTAAGAATCTTGAGGAGAAGGTCGATAGGATGGGGTCTTCTTTCGATGAGTTAAAAGAGTTGTTAATTAAAAAATTAGGTTAAGATGAGAGTTATAGATTTAGGCAACGGCCAAGAGGAATATGATGATGAGATCTACGACCGCAGAGGCGGTAGGGGACGCTCACGCCGCTCCGACGGCACTTATATGGGTTACGATGGTGGCGTATATGATCATTACGGTAAGGAACGTGACGGGATGATGGAGGAGCTTGAGCGCCGTGAGCGTGATCTCGAAAGACGCGAGAGGGAACTGGAGCGTAACGAGCGGGAGCTTGAGAAACGTCAAAGACATCATGAGCGGGAGGATGAGATGTACCGTAAGGGATGGTTTGGCGAGCGTGACATCCGTGACGAGTACGATGGTACGGAACCTTATATGCGTAGAGGTAGGAGAAGTCGTTACTACTGAGGAGCAGACGCTGATGACCCGGATTATAAGCGGTATATAGACACCCATGGATATCACTTTTCCAAGGAGTTGGCTAGGGAGGCCGCCGATAAGATGCTTAACGCCGACGGATCCAAGAGAAGATGGACGATGGAGGATGCTAAGCAGATGTTCGATAAATGCGGGGCTAAGAAACCTGATAACGCTACGTGGGGAGATATCCAATATCTGTTCGCTATGTTCTATAGCGACTACTTTCCTAAGGTATTGGATTGCGACCAGAAAATAGTCAAGGCTGTCTTGGCTTATCTGGAAGACCCTGACGCCCCGGAAGGGACGGCGTTCGTAAGGTATCTGGCGGTGCGGTGCTTCGTCGGTGACACAATCAAATGGAGTGATATGATTTAGTTTGATACAACGTTGGAGAACCCTGTCGGCGATAGAATACCGATGGGGTTTCTTTTTTGTTAAGTATCTTATTATCGTTACATTTGTCAGGAGTAGGTCTTTTTGTTCATAGGTAGGGCGGGCGGGAATGAAAAAAGGATATCCTCACGGACACCCTTCCCCTTGGTTGAAAATCACTTAAAACATTATGAGTTACTACTACACCGCAAATATAGATAAATAAACGTGAATAGCAATGGGTAAGGGGTATTATTGGATAGAACCTGTGGATCGGACGTTAAATGATTTTCAGTTTTATAAGGCTCGTATCGTGGGCGATCCTGAATATGACGAGAAGCATCATCGTGTTATATTAAGGACGGATAAGTATTTCCCGGTAGGAAGTATCTTCCATGTCCTTAATGATCCGGAGATGTTCGTTATAGAGAGGAAATTTAAGACATGGGGGAATAAGTATGTCATTAAGCCTTGTGAAGGTGAATGGGAATGGGAGTCTGTCCAGAAACTTAAAGACAAGGCTATTATATTCCGTAGCGGATTCCTGCACGGGGGCGGCAGTTTCTGACACTTACCCGTATCTCCCCCCCCCTCGATTTCTTGGTATTTATGTATATAACTATATTTGAGCAAAAAATAAGTTTGATATGGAAGATTTTCAAGGTAAATACAATGGTAAGCAGATAGAGCAGCTTTTGGATAAGGCTAATGATATTGATCTTACCAAATATGCTCTTAAGACGGATAATGCCCCTACCGCCACGAAATTACAGGCGGCTAGAACCATAGCGCTGTCCGGGGCTGTTACCGGTAGTGTCTCATCGGACTTCGGAGACAACGTAACTATCTCCACGACATTGGCCAATTTTGATGCCTCTAAGATCGCGTCCGGAACCATCAGCATAGATAGGTTACCTAAGGCGGCTTTGGAGAGATTGATCGTGGTGGCTGACGATACGGCTAGATTCGCCCTTACCACCGCTACGGCTCAAAGCGGTGATACGGTAAAGGTCACGTCTACAGGTAAGATGTATCTGATAAAAGACGAGTCTAAATTAAACAGTGAGGATGGGTATGAGCCTTACACGGCCAGTCAGGCTTCCTCCGTGCCTTGGTCCGGGGTTACGGGCAAACCAAGTACCTTCACCCCTCCCACGTCCTCCGCTACCGTTCTTGGCGGTATTAAGGTAGGATATACGACTTCCGGGAAGAACTATAAGGTACAGCTGGATTCGTCCGGCAATGCTTACGTTAACGTTCCGTGGACGGATAATAACACAACGTATAATGAAGCCACGGCCGACACCTTAGGATTGGTTAAGATCGGCTATGCTTCTAATGGAAAGAACTACGCTGTGCTATTGGCTAATGGCAAGATGTACGTCAATGTCCCTTGGACTGACAGTAACACGACTTATACCCAAGCTACAAGCGATAATCTGGGTCTTGTTAAGATCGGGTATTCAGCTAACGGAAAGAATTACCCGGTAGCTCTTGACGGAAATGGTAAGATGTATGTGAATGTTCCGTGGACGGATACCAACACGACATACGCCAATATGAAGGCGGCTACGGCCTCGGCGGCTGGTGCTGCGGGATTGGTACCGGCCCCAGCCGCTGGCAAGCAGGCATCTTTTCTTCGTGGCGATGGAACGTGGGTCGTACCTACCAATACCACATACGGATTGGCCTCTACTACAGCTAACGGCTTGTTGAGACAGCTTGATGGCAGTACATCCAGTTTCATGCGTGGAGATGGCACTTGGGCTACACCTCCTAACACGACATACGCCGTGGCCAATGAGTCTACTAACGGTTTGATGGCGGCCGCCGATAAGAAGACCATGAACAGGCTTATAGGGGTTAATACGGTCACGACATTAGCTAACCTGCCTATTAGCAAGAGAAGTATCACGGCTACGTTATCAGCCGCTACCACCCTATCCGTGCAGTCAGGGATGCAGATAGGGGAGGAGCTGATGATCAGGTGCGTCCCGTCGGCGGCCTTCACGCAGGCTATACCCAACTCCGGGGCTTATGTAAGCATGAGTGGTACTTCTATAACCACTACGGCTAACAAGCCTTTCGAGATAAATATCTGGTGTTACGCTTCAGGTAAGTATAGCATCGCCGTTAAAGAACAAGATTAATGATATAAGACATGAGCTACGTATATATAAACAGGGAAATATATCCCAATCAATTAGTTCAGGACGATCCGCTTGATAATAATTACGCTAAGGGCTATAGTTATGATGATTACATTAACGGGAATCCCGTCCCATGGATAGAACTTGGGGAGGAGCAATTGGCGTTCAAGGAGGCTAATCCTAAAGCTACGGTTAAGGAGATTATCGAGGCTAAATTGGATGACTCAAGGCTTCTTAATGAGGAGAAATCGGCTAAGTATGAGGAGATCAGGACTTATGAGAATGAGAATCTTCATGAGTTTTTCTTGGATGACCAAAATATCTATATCCCTGAATATGATAGGCGTAACGCTTTGGCTGATGGGGCTATAGCTGGTAAGATAACGATCATAGGTCTGGAGTTCGATATGACGGAAGGCAAGATCTTGATCGGGATGATGGATAAGTATGATAATGATCTGATGTCGGCGTTAGGAGCCAAACAGAGGGAAGTAAGCTTAGCCACTACCGTAGAGCAGGTGAGGGCTATTGACGCTCAGTCCGGCTATCCAGACAAGGTAAATATCACCATGACTTATGTCCGTCAACAGGCAAAGGAGAAAGATGTCTCCGATCCTCAGAAAGTGGCTGTCAGATTCTCCAGAATGGTGGTTAATAACAAGACTATATCTTTATCCCCTAATGAGAAACTGGATGTTAAGGTTCTATTCCCTATATGGGGACAAGAAGGGGCGGAGTTCGGGTTGTCGGTGGATGCCGGATTCTGTCTCAGGGTGGTGAAGGACGATACGGATATCCTTTATGAGGTTATTCAACAACATACATTATCAAAGGAATGGGAACCCGGATTGGATACGGCTTCCTTATACAAGGTCATTGATAAGGAGCATGCCGGGACCATAGGGGATCCTATCCCGTATTTCCCTCCAATGGAGATATTCAAGGATAAATATTACATCCAGAACGCTGATGTATATAAGTGCACTAGGGATAGCGGAACTCCTCTCAGCCATAATCTACAGGATTTAATAGGTCTGTACGTGGAGCGGGTGTAGTCGTAGTGCTATCTATCCCCCCCCCATATTTTATGGCTAACATTATATAAGTTATTTTTGGCATAATAAAAGGACATTTATAAATATATTTAAGTATGGCATCACAAAAATTCGGTTTCGTAACCGTCGACCCTGTATCAGGATCAGGAGATCAGGCGGTTAATTTCTCCGGTGAGAAACACACCGGTCGTATTCGACGCACTATCAACCTTACGGTCACCACGAACGGCGCGGCTAAGAAGGCGTTGGTAGTTAATCAGGCAGCGGCTGCTGAGGTGGTAAGATCAGACAGCCCTAACGCTTCCGTACAAAAGGCAGGCGGTAATGTTACCATCACCGGTAAGTCTAACAGTACTAAGCTTACGTTCGCGGTCGCGCCGGCTGAGGAGAACGGGCTTACGTTACAGCTCCCGGCTAACTACACGGCGGCTGGAAAGACTACGGCTAACGGAGCGGTTATCGCCGACGATCCCGGAGCCGCTGGCGAGTTCGTTTGGAGCATCACGATCTCGGACGTACCGGCCAACGTCACGATCGAGGAACTGACAGCTACATTGAAGGTAACTGCCGCTGGTGGCCAGGCAGCCAACGTGACGGTAACGCAAGCCGCTGGAGACTCTACTATCGAGCTTGACAAGGAGATTATTAACTTGGATGTAAATGGTACTCAACAGACGGTTAACGTAACATCTAATGACAGCTGGACATGGGCGCAAGCTTCGGCTAGAACCGTATTGAGAATGATGGGACGATAATCAGTTTCTTTTCGCTTACTCAGACCCCGATCGACTTAAGCCGGTTGGGGTTCTCTTGTTTTATTATCTTTGTGAGTAGAAGATAACTAAAGGATATAATTATGAGTGATTTGAATGTTAATTGGAAGGACGGGGTAGGCGAGGTAACGGACCAGCCTCTGACCGTCAGTCCGGGGTCCGGGGCCGGAAACGCCTCCGTTTCCTTTGGCTCGGTGATGAACAACGGTCTTGATCGGACTCTTGAGCTGGAGATAACAACTCCAAAAGGTGTTAAGAAGACGCTCACGGTGAATCAGGAGGGATGCCGGCAGGCTTATATCACGAGCGACGGCAAACGATGGCTGACTAGCGACAATCGGGTGTATGGGGTTTTGAAAAGCGATGCTCCGTGCGAATGCATAGGTGATTGTCCTTGATATTTTGTTTTTACGAATTTTGTAATTACATTTGTGGCGCATGTCCATCACCATGCTTTTCGTCGCTAATTTATTATAAGGGATACCGGTCTGTGATGGGATCGGCATCCCTCTGTTTTTTAATATGGAGAAGATAAATGTTTTCGATGTTCAGGTTCCTGATGGGAGACAAATCCGTTGTATGTCGTATAATAAGGTTACTTATTTTGATCTTGACGATATATGTAAGTTATGTTTTGACTCATACGATCTACATGATGTGGCTGACACTAAGGTAATGAGTGAGTTCCTGCACCGAGAGGGTGGTCGTTATTGGACTACGATAGATGGCGTAAGGCAGTTGTATCGTAGGATTGAGTGTAAGATGTGTTTTGAGGTTATAGAAAAATTAAAGGGATTATGAGAGAAAAGAAATTTGATTTCGTGATATATCCGTTGGATTTGATTATCACGGTTGGATTAGATTATAAGACGTTGTGTGATCGTTTCGAGAATATGGAACCTGAACACGAGGGGAAATGGGGAGATGAGGATGATATGGACAAGGAGGCGTCTTTCGCAAATTTGGTAAGGGATAGGGACGATGATGATAAATTTGCCATACTTTGGAATTTTTCGAGCGACGATGATTTAATAATGAGAAATATATGTCACGAGTCATTCCATATAGCAATGAGCGTATGCCAATTTTGCAACATGTCTCTTGGATTTAAGGTTGGAGAGGATGAACACGCGGCGTATATAGCCGGCTTCGCTGGTGATTGCGTTAGTGAGTTCATCAATAGCAAGAATACGGATTAAGTCATAAATTCTATAAGGAATATAAGAATATCAGCCTCCGCTTATTTGTGGGGGCTTTTTGTTTATCTTTGTCAAAAACATGAAGTTATGTCGAGTTGCGTAATTAAAAGGAATAAGGAGGGTAAGATAACCCGTGTCTTGACCCCTTCCGGCGAGGTATCCACCTTGTTCGATAAGATAGCGGGTATAGCCGCCGTAAGTGACCTTAATAAGGCCGCTGAAGCTTATATGACTATTTATAACGATAAGTTTAGGTCTAAGTTCGGTGACTGGACGAAGTCCGTACCAAGGAATAAGGAGGCCGCCAGATCCATAAGCGCCAGACTTAGCGCCAGCGAGTGGGGGCAACTTATGTCAGCCAAGGTCTTGTCCGCCATAAGCGATATGGATGCCCCGGCGTTGGCCAGAAGCCTTGGGAATAGCGACAATGTCGTGGCTTATCTTACCTCCGGAGAGGTAGGTGATGTCAATGATATGGCTGTGGTAGATACGTCCACGGTACAGGAGGTGGATCTGGATTCCATAAACGAGGATAATATTGGCGATACGATACTGAAAGAGGCGTCATGGGATGATATAAGGGCTATCAGGGAGAATATAGATATTAAGGAGACAGCCCGTATGTTATGGAAGGCCGTGGAAAGCGCTTTTATCGGGCAACGACCTAATATCAGGGTGAAGGGTGGAAATATAGATGGTGAGATTATATTTTCTGGTAATGTCTTGCCTTTAAATGATATCGAGAATTATACGCCTCCATCTTCAAGATTGGTATATGATTCCGGTGAGCCTCGCCTGTTCTTTAGATCGGATGATGGCAAGGTATATGATACTTACGCCAACGCCATAAAAGGCTCGTCCGGCGGGCGGGTCGAGGCCGGGTTCTTGGCCGGCAGTGTCGAGGAGGGCGACGTCCCGTCTGGTGCGGCTGACATCTTCTTTGGCTCCTCCTCCATAACCCTTAATAATAACGAGTCATTCATCCCGGTCCTTGGTGTTAGCTCAGACTCTAATATAAGCACCCGTGGAGGGTTTGTCAATTACCTTATCAAGAAAGGTATGTTAAGCGGTGAGCGTATAAGGCTGGGGGATAGGTATTATCTTACCGGGGCCGGCAACTCCGATGGTCTTAAGATCTATAACGCTATGGATGCCTTATCCAGCCTTAGGAATAGATTTGGAAGTCAGTCCTCTGAGATGAACGTATTGGGTTCTATAGGTTTTGATACGGAGGTGAGCGACGATCTTGATCTTATCACGACATCCGGGGAGAAGGTCACGGTAAGCAGGTCTGAGATTAAAGGCATGTTAAGGCAAGGGCGGTTCGAGGAACTTAATAACAGGTATGATGGGTTCATGGAGCTAGCGCTATCGTTGATGATGGAGGATAACGCCTTATATGGGAGTAATGTCCGTGGCGTTATTGAGAACGAGAAGGCGGAAGATCTTCAAAACAGGACCGATATAACCAACGTCTTATCCACATTAGGTATCCGTGTGATGGGTATGTCCGAATATATGGACAAGTATAAGATGCGTAATGGCGTAGATCCTTCCGCTAGGGCGTTATCCGATATGGCTAATGGCGTGATAGCATTGGCTGAGGGGGCTACGGTAGAGGATCTTAATGAGGAGGTGGCTCACTTCTTGATCGATACTTATCGTAACCAGCAGGAGATTGACGAGGTTCTGGACTCTGTTGTCGGCACGCCATTATGGAATCAATTCGCCGGTCGTTACTATGAGGTGTATGGGAAGGAATACCAAGGGGAGGAACTGGATCGGATGGTGAAGCGGGAGATCCTAGGTAAGACGTTGTCCCAGCGGTTCGTACCGGGCATGGAACAGGCGGTGGAGGATCTGGCCTCGTCCGAGGACGCCCAGCTCTCCTTGTTTGGCAGGATAATCCGGGCTATACGGAATTTCTTCTCTACTCAAAGATCAGACTTGAATAAGGTTCTTGATAGGATAAAGGAGTCGGCGTTAGCTGATGACCCAAGCGCATTTGACGTGCTTCTGTTAAAGGATAGCGACCATCTCATGTACTCATTATCGGATGTTGATGTGGCTAATAAGTTGATCAAGAACGGTAGGTCATTGGAAAGACTATATACCAGATTGCAGAGGATGAGGTCAAGCCAAAGCCAGAGGATCGGTGAGAGTATCTCCCTTCTACGTGATATAGGCGAGAAGGTAAGACAAGTCGGGGGTGAGCTAAATAAGAATAACAACCTATTATCCACCAAGAGCGTCATAGCGACCGCCAAGGCTGAGGTGGAGTATTTGGTCACTGTCGCCAGTAGCTTACGTAAGAGCGGAAAAGGATTGGATTATGAGACGATACAGGTTATCGATAACGTATATGGGGAGATCGTGCCACTTGTCAGGAACCTTCGTGGATTCGTCAATAATCAGGCGGCTGATTATTATGGCAGCAATAAGGTTGGCATGGTAGAGGATATGGATGATATATTACGTATGGCTGAGACATCCATGTCCGATATAAACGCCCTTAAAAGTGATCGTAACGAGGATTGGCTGGATGGACAGCTTCGGATGTTCAATATCCCGGAAAGGTACTGGAATGGGATAAAGAAGTTGGTGGATAACATCCATAAGGATATCAATGTCATGTCCCGGTTCTTTGGTACGCTGGAGCATAGTGGTAACGCTATCTTAGGCATGTTAGGGCAACGTCTTGCCAAGGCTTATAACGACGCTCATGTTGAGGGTGTGGCTAATATCAATAAGATGACTAAGATGATGAAAGAGCGTGGATGGGGGATAAAGGATAATGAGGATCTTATACAGAAGATAAACGGTAAGAACTCTGATTACCTTGACTCGTCCCGTGATTTCGCCAAATACGATTTACTGTATCGGACAGAGCAGGCGAAAGCTATTATTGATATATATGATCTTAAAAAGGTTACGGGTAAGACCGAGAAGCAACTTATCGACATGCTTTTATCTGATAAGGGGCTTAAGGTCAAGACTCGTGATGATATCGTAGGATATGATGGGGATAAGCCTATTACGAAGGCCGTGTATCATGTATTCAAACCTACCATCCAGAATTTTGATATCTCGGACATGACGTTCGAGGATCAGCAACGGTATCTGGATACGATAAATAGGTGGTTGGATGAGAACCAAGAGAAACCTATGGTGCAGGCTTATTACGATAAGATCGAGAAAGTTAATAAGAAGGTCGAGGAAAGACTGGGTCGTAGGGTATCGCAAGCCACGTCCGATTTCATGACCCGTATCCGTAGAAGCCGGTATGTGGCTATGGATAAGTTTATTAAGAACAAGAAGGTCGATTGGGACGCTTTCCAATCTGACCCTATAGCTTGGAGATCTTATCTGGATATCCTTCGTGATAGGGCTATAGCCAAGAGCGAGTGGTATTCCGACGGGACACCAAAGGAAGCGGGGTCCGAGGCGTTGATGATGTCCGAGGAGATCAAGGCATGGGACGAGGCGTGGGCCGAGGAGTTCGGGAATACCAACGAGGGTCGTAAGGCTTCAGCCGAGTTTAAGGAGATACTGCGTGGGATAGAGCGGTCCGAGGGCGGTAAGGCAGCATTCGAGTTCCTGCTAGCCGGTGGTCATCTTGGCTTCTCCAAGGATATGTGGGGATCCGAGGAGGGTGATTATTACGAGAATCTGGTTGATAAGATCACGGAGCAATCTGTATCATCATCAAGGATAGAGAAGGTAGAGGAGGCGATGGCAACAATAAATGAGATTAACGATCAGTTAAGACCTTTGCTTATTCAGTACCGGGACAGTACCAGATATGGCGAGTATGATTTCGATCGTCTTCGTGGATCATCGTCATTAAGGAAGATAAACGAGCTATACGACCGTCTGGCCGAGGCCAAGAGTGTTATTAACGCCGCCGCTTCCGCTGAGGATATTGAGATGAATATGCCCGATACGGTGGAGAGTGGCGTTACAGATTCCTACCGTAATGCGTTAAGGGATGCCGTGACATACGACAAGGGAATGGATGAGATTAAATTCGCCAAGGAACATATGTCTGCCCGCTCCCGGAGTCAGGTAGATAGGATGGCCGCCAAGCTGTCACAGAAGAATCCATCATGGACATCCATGGAGACAACGTTCCTTAGAAAAAAATACGGTCCTGATTTCAGTGATAAGCTGGCTAATGATATAGCTATGGGTAAGGCTAATAGTATACTTATTGAGTATGCCAGAACCCGGCTATATCCTTATATGAGAAAATACTCTCCCAAAGGGTATTCTGATTTTGTCAGGAAGATAAATAACGGTACGTATAAGGTGTCGGATTTTTTTGATGCCATGGAAAGCGGTATATCAAAGGAAGAAAGCGTGTCCCGTTTCGGCTTCGATATTAATATGATTGATTTGTCGATCAACAACCAATGGTTAGATGAGGCTGATTTCGAGAGTTCCTTCCGGAATCCTAATTATAATCCCGATCTAGGTTATGGATATCATACGCCTAGATTTGATAAGTACAAGAATGAGGCTTTCTTCAAAAAATACGGTATTACCAAGGAAGGAGAGGAGGCCACGATCAACAAGGATAAGTGGGAGATGAGGAAGGAATTGCTTAACATAAGCCGTAAGGCTATGGAGGATTATGATGAGCGTTTCAGGAATATCTACCAGATACCACAGATATCCAAGGGCGGAGTGGAGAGGATGGTGCAGGCCGGGGTTGACCCGAAGGCGGCCATCGGAAACGCCGTACGTGACATCGTTGGCGAGAGGGTTGATGATCCCATACATGGTCAAGGACAAGACCTAGGAGGGCTTGATGAGAACGATAACAAATATCGCATGATCCCCAAGTACTATCTGAGCAAGCTAGAGAATGCCGATGACGTATCCCATGACTTCGCGTACTCCTATTCTATGCTATCCCTTCAGGCGGCATCTTATAAGTATAAGAGAGCTGCTTTGGATGATGTTATGGGATATAGGAATATGATGCTTGAGACACAATATGATGGGGGAAAGAATCCAGAAGCCACTCATGCCTACAGGATGTTTCAGGACTGGGTTAACGCCAGTATCTATGACGTTAGGATAAACAATAAGCGGACTGAATGGAATATAGGCAATTATAAGGTCGATCTTAATAAGCTGGCCCTTATGTTTACCAAATTTGTGTCCAAATCCAACTTAGGCTTCTCCCCGTTCGTGGCGGCTACCGGTGCCCTTACCGGGCAGGCCAACTTCCTTTTGGAAGGTATGGTAGGACAGTACATAAGCAAGGACTCCATGAAATACGCTTATGGAGAAGCCCAGAAGCAGTTAAGCACGTACGTGTCTGAGATCGGGGACATAAATCGTACCAATAAGTTATATGTTGTCGGTGAGGCCCTAGGTGTGTTTAATGTCCGCAACCGTGTACGATCGGCGGCATATAACAAGATCTGGAGAACCTTATTCCGGGATCTGCCATTTAAGATGATGGAGGTTTTGAACTCTCCTTTGGACCCGCAGGTTATTATCTCGGTAATGGATGACACTCGCCTGTATGAGGGTCAGTTCTGGTCATATTCTAATTTCAAGGAGATGATGATGAAGGACAGGAATATGTCCGCTAATGAGGCTAAACGTAATTGGGAGCGTTTAAGGGATTATTCCATATGGAACTTAGTAAATGTCAAGGGCGGGAAGATCGTGGCTAAAAACGAGGCTAATAAGGATATTATAGACCGATACATACCTACATTGTCCAGCAGGGTCAGGAGTATGGTGCAGATATGCGACGGCGCCCTTAACGAACAGAACCGGGTGGGGGCTAGCCGGAACGCTATCCTTAACATGGTGCTCCCTCATCGTGGATGGTTTATACTTGCCATTCAACGGGCATACAAAAAAGCCGGGTTTAACTTCCAGACCAACCAGTTCGAGGAGGGATATATGAGAACGTTATGGAGATTCGCCGGAGATATCTATAATATGATGTCAGAAGGCAGGATGAAGGAAATACATGACGTGCTGAAAGAATATCATAGTCTTAATCCTTATGAGCAGACCAATATCAAGCGATCGCTTATCAATATGGCAGTATTCGCTACGATGATAGCCATAGGAAGGGCTTTGATGGGATATAGGGAGGATAATGAGGATAGCTGGTTCGGGCAGTTCATTACCTATATCGGGTTCAGGACGATCAATGAGATCGCTTCCCAGACATCCCCGTTCATGGAGCTTAACGCCATAGATATGCTGCAAGATCCGCTGGTTACGGCCCGGAAGTTAGGCGATCTCACCGATCCCCGGAACTGGGACCCGTTCGCTACTGTCCAGACCGGTGTGTACAAGGGCGAGAGTAAGTTGTGGAGACAGCTCATGAAGTTCTCGTTTGGTAAGCAATGGTATAATATCAAGACGGTTAGGGATATTAAGCAGACATCCGACTACTGGTTGATGACCAACGGCATGACGATGGGATTCTTCTTAGGAGGCAGGGATAAGGATGAGTCCGGGGAGGACGCTAATTGGTATTTTGACAGGGGAAGATAACTGATATGGTATGACAAAAAAAATAGCCGGTCAATTGTTTAAAACAATTTGATTGGCTATTTTTGTATTCCCATCTATCCATCCCGGACGGATGGGAATAGGTAATTATTTTATGAATACAAATGTAGATCTTTTTCATGATTCCACGAACAATAGTAATGGAATTTTGACGTCCGAATCCAACGAAATGGATTTAAATACATTAATACCGGTAGTAGATAATAATAATCATAAGGTTGTAGACGCCAGGCTTCTTCATGCGTTTCTTCAAATAAGAAGAGATTTTACATCATGGATAAAAGATCGTATATCAAAATACGGTTTTATTGAAAATCAGGACTTTGTATTGATAAAATATGATTATTTAGGTAACTTACTGAATGACAGACTCCCCCATTTTGGTGAGTCTGATACTCAGGTAGTTGCAAAGACTGATTACCTGCTATTGATGGATATGGCCAAAGAGCTATGTATGGTAGAGAATAATGATAAAGGGAAGAAAGCTAGAAGGTATTTTATCGAGAAAGAAAAAGAATTAAAGAAGTTGGAAAAGTCGAATAATGATCAAGTAAGTCATTTGCGTATTCCCGACTTTTCCAATCCAGCGGAAGCTGCAAGGGCATGGGCTGATGAGTATGAGGCCAAGGTGAAGGCCGAGAAGGAAGCTATGTTGGCACTAGAAGCCAAGAACAAGGTCGAGGAGGAAAAGAAGATTGTCCAAGCCGAATTAAATACGGCTATAGATACGATAAAGGAGAATGAACCGGTAATTGATATGTTTAAAAGGTCTATTCCAAGAGAAGGTGTCCTTATCCGTGAATCATCAAAATATTTTGAGCAATTTGGCTATTATATCGGGATTAAGAACATGTATCCGTTATTACAGGAATTAAAATATGTTTTTAGGAATGAGAGAGGTAGGATAGAGGCATATCAGTCCGCTCGTAATTCTGGATTAGTTACATATGGATCTGATCCTGGTGATGAATATTGGGAGGCTAAGGCCGTGACTGTTATGATAACATTAAAGGGATTTGTTAAACTGGAAGAATTGTCAAGAAAAAAAAGGAGCGTTTTTGAGAAATATGGTCGGTTCACGATATGATGCCCCTCACTGCGATTATTCTGATAAAGGCAAGGCTATTAGAGCGCTTACTGGCGATAATAGGTTCACTAAAGATATTGATTATAAAGTTTTTACCCAAAATGGTAAAAACCCTACTGAGGGAAGATCAACAATTGTATATACGATAACTGCATTTTGCGTGGAATGTTTGATAACAAGGAAAGAAAGATGAGTATAAATAAATAGTTATACCATTGATAATTAATGTAATCCAAAAATGGATTTACATAATAATAGAAGGATAGGCGATTATCATCCTATCCTTCTTATTTTCGTTATCGGTTATTATATTTATACACAAAATCATCCACATCCATATACTCACACCCGAAGTTTCCCGCCGTCTTCTTATCGGAGTCGGAGAACTGCCCTTCTTTCCCGGAAGCGTCCCCGATCATCATGATAGTATCGTATATGATCTTATTTTCCTCATCTACATTATCATTTATGAATTTGATATAATCCATATACTGGTCTATCATCCCCGTATTTGGTTTCCTATTGATGTTATCTTTATCATTGTTGTCGCAATAAAAGTTGTATACGGATATATTGGTATAATCCTCCAATGCGCTTGATATATAATCGAATTTATATTCAAACATCTCTTTGTCTACGAAGCCTTTTTCTATACCTCCCTGATTTGATATGATTAGTATATCATCAGGAGCGTAATTTTTGATAGCCTCAAATACGTAGAGTTTGATTTTCATATCCCATATACCTTTAGGGAATGTATCCCCTGACACTGTCTCAATCAGTGTCCCATCTAAATCTGTTATTAACAATTTACACTTTTTCATGATTCAAAATTTAAATGATATATAATTACCTTAGTTTATTTATATACTACTCGTCCCATCAGTCCTGATAGCTCTTTATCATCCTGCTCCTTTACCTCTACATAATAATATCCCTTGAAACAAAATTTCTTTTGATCGGGATCTGACAAGAACTTTTTATATTCCTCGAATCCTTCATCTGAAAGATGATAAGCCTTTCTTTTTTGCTGAAGTAATTCATCTGATTCTAATATCTGTTTTTTAGTAGCCATAATATCTGTTTTTTGGATGTGGTATAAATGATTAATCTTTAGGAATAAACCCAACAGCCTTTTCGGTAGAAGCTCTTTGTTTTATAAAACATTCAGCTTCTTCCCATGAGGTTGCCCATATTTCACCGGCATACTTTTTGCCATTGATTTGATACTCTGTTACAAATTTCTTTTCTTCTTTTTTCATGTTTGTAATTTTTAAAAGTTAATAAAACTAAGGTTTTAGACAATGAGGCATTATATCCATTTTACGAAGTTTATTATCTTCTGTTTATAAAATTCAATGTCCACATGAGGAAGTCCCTCGATGACGGATTTAAGAGATATAGGATCGTCCTCCCACTTCAAGTCCCTACCTGTTAATCTACGGATAGTACCTTTTGGGAGTACGATCGCCGAATTATGATCCTCGACGGAAAAATACTCATCGTCATGCGCCGATCTCTCATCCGTCCATATCTCTCCTTGCCGAGCGGGGGTGTTGTCAAGAATAATCTCATCACCATTCTTGTTCACAGCTAAAAATACTATTATTTGTTCTCCTATTTTCATAAATTATAATTTGTTTACCAATCTCCTCCATCATTACCTATTCCTGAGATTGTAGTTATAATATTATCTGGATTTGTACCTGCGTTAGGAAGCATCTCAGGTATAGGATTGTCTTCCCTATCACCATGCATCATGACAGTAAGAACCCCACTAGCGGAATACAACCAAAGACGTTTGCCGTCCTTCTCCCATTTCTTCGCTAATCTATTTAATGATTCAATCAGCTTACATTCTTCCGGGGTACATTCGATCCCTGCGTCAGTAAAATATTTTACTCCCATATTATTGATTTGTTTAATTTACGAGCCTCTGATAAGGCTCGTGTTAGTATATCCTTTTTTCTTATAATCTCCTTATATCTTTTGATATTCATTTTTATTATCTTCATAATAAGTTCTTTTGTTTTAATAACACCAACATCTTATTCCAATCAACATATCCTTTATCCGTGAGCGGAGTGCCGATATTCCTGTCATCTATATAATAATCACAATACAATTTTGGTGATGATGATACTGGCTCAGGATTGTAGTTCACCGAATACAGATTGATATGATTATATCTAAACCAGTCTACGGCATCCTGTAGATATTTACCATCTCTTACCGTATACAATATCAGAAGATTCTTATCGCCCAATTCCCTCAATACGCTAGCGGCTCCGATATTGTCTCCTACATAAGGGTATAAGTCTGTCACGCATGTCCCATCGAAATCTATTCCTATTATTTTCTTCATATTATATATCTTATAATAAATACTCTTCTATTTTCTTAGCCATATCAATAAGCATCTCACATCTAAGGTCGTTAAGATCCTTACAAAACCTCATCTCCTCCTCATGCTTTTCCTCCGGCGATCTGTTATCACTTATACTGTAGCATGGTGATGAGCATATCGGTATGGGCTTCATGGCATCTATGGCTAATTTGATAGCCTTTTCTTTGATATCGCTTATATTAATTTCTTTTTGCATCCAGATCATACCGCTATCATAGCAATCAGGAAAATCGACATGATCCGGGTCACGTATTAAACAGCTTCCCTCGTTATAAAAACAGCATCCTGTACAATGATCTTCTTTTATCTCCGGGACAGCCACGTATGTCATTCCTTTGTATATTCTAACTTCTCCTTTTCTTACCTTATTTATCTTATTCATCTTATCAGATTTTTATATCCTACACGTTTTAATTCCTCTTCAGTAGCTTTCTTCTTCGGGAACTTCCCGTGCCATTTACCGGGCACCACGACATCACGTCCGTCTGGGCTGGTAGCCAGCCTCCCGCATTCGCTGCACAGCCCCATGCCCTTGTACGGCTGTAGTTCCTTGGCATAGTCGAATTTGTCCACCATATACTCGTTTGTCAACATCCAGTAACTAGACGTAGCGGTATTATCAACGCAACCGCATTTAGCGCATACAAATAAGCTCATAGTAAATTATTTAATATCATTATCCTTCTTATCATCGTCAATCCTCTCCACCTTAATCGTCCCCATATCACCTGAAGGTAACGTGATATCACTATACACATTATTCCAGTCCTCGTCAATGGCCAACTGATGTAATATCGACCTATATATTTGGTAGGTGTTGCCGATAAGTCTCTTCCTATTTATCTTATCCTTACTGCCTCCATCGTACCCTATATGCTCAAAATCCTCAAGATCTGGGAACAACCTTCTTCTTATCGCTCGTGAGTTATTGACTATAAAGCTTCTTATCCCCAGCGATTCCGTCCTATCCATATCATCTATCAACGTATCTGTTGTATGCTGTAGATCCATGTCACCCGCCGCAAATCTACTGATGTCTTCCACGCATTGTGAGATCAACATCAGTTGCTCCCTTGTTAAGGTTATTTTGTAAAGTTGTTTATTGTTTATAACCATCTATTTGTTCTTTATATTAATTACTTCCATTTTATACTTCTCTGGATACTCTAGGCATGTGCATACTATTAAAATAGAATCATTCAACATGGTTACTTTATTACCCCTATCATCTACATAAACAGTTTTAGGATAATAATCAACATCTTCTTCTTTTTTATCTTTACATCCTATCATGATAAGAGATAGGATGATGATAATACCTATTTTAATCTTCATCATATTCTATGCTATTTATAATCTCTTTTATAACGTCCTTAATGCTAACATCATCATTAGATGATAATGATCTATGTATGCTTATCGCAGCTCCTTTAACTCCTAGTCTTATACCTAGACTCAAAAATTTTTTATTAATATCCAGCATGCTTAATGAGCTGAATAAAGTTCGTGATGCTGTATCTGCCATATCATTAGTCTCATCACCGGTAATTGACGATAGTCTACTTAAGGCTGATAAAAGATCCTTACCTGTTTTGCTTGTCACTGTTTTAGATGAATGATCCATCATCTTACTATCCTGTACCTTATTATTTTCAAATGGTATCATAATAAGATCTTTATTGATGCTCTTATCCCAGCATTCTATATAACGATTTGATTGACATTCATGCCCGTCATAAAAGAAGCACTCTTTGCATGGTTCTTCTTTATTGAAACTAGCTGATGCTATCAATACGGTATCATTATCATATATTACATCACCTATTCTCATATTTCATGTTATTAATTTTCTCGATAAAACTACTCATGTAATCACAATCCATATCACAATCCTTTAGATGCTTACACATCTTATCTCCGTCCCTTGACAAGAACGGGCATGTATCCCTATGGGAGATTATGACCAAGTCAATTATCTTATCAACGCGCATATCAATATCACTAAGCTATAGATCATCCATGCTATCAACACCCACATCGTTATACTCAAATATGTTTGTATGTTCCTTGGGATTTGATATATTTCCCTGAACGTCAGCATCATAAATATGAAAGTCTTTAGGTTCATAACTTGCTATATTTTTCTATATAGTTAACTATCAAATCTTTAACTCCTTTTGGTACATCTACCAGTTTGAGATTACCTTGGAATATGTCCTTGCCGTACTCATCCATAATCTCTCCGAATGAAGGATTCATGACTCTTGTTGACATAGATATCGGTTGATCAGTGTCAAATTTGATAACGATCTTCTTTCCGCCATTTATCGCCTTTTTAAAAGCCACATAAAGCTTTCGGCCTTTTATTATATCACAATTTCCTTTCAGGATATTAGACATATGTATGACATGCTCTTTCTTCGCATCTCCGGGGTTGTCCATAAGCTTAAGATCTCCTCCGGTATCTCTCCATTTCCTGAAGCACGGGAAACATAGACCGTGATTTGCCTTGGCGTGTCTAGGTATCATCCTGCTGCTGCCGGCTGGGATCGTATCGCCACAGCAGATACACGTCCTATCCTTGTTGGTGCGCATCGGCACATAGCTCTTTATCGGGTATTCTTTTCTTTTATACATCTTCTTCTGTTTTCAAAATTATCATCACCATACTCATAATTAGGACAAGCTTTGTTGCTTGGTCGTCTAACATAAGTCTTTTGCTTCCTGTTATATTTACTGTTAGGATTTATATAATGGTCACACACTTGCCAAATAGAGCAACATACTTTCCCGTATCTTTTCGCCCACTCCTGATCATGTAGATGTATACAAGTGGCGCAAGTCGGATTCTTAAGCTTATCCTTGTTATCATCTATGATCTTATTGACCCGATCAAGAATAACATGCATTTTTTCAATATTTATGACGTTAAATGCATCTGGTATTGGAAGATATGTCATCGAGCTTATATCTATGTCCATTTCCTTAGACTTATCGTAAGCCGATTTGTATTTCCTTATCATCAAATCCTTTAATTGATTTACTTTTCTCTCGTAAGTCCCCATATTTCATTCAGTTTTCCATCCTTGTTTCTTCAATAGATCCACCATCATCCCCTTTATCTTAGGACTGATAGCCTCGGTAAGTATATCAGCGGCCAAGTTAATAGAGAAGCTGGTCATCCTAGACTCCCCTATATACTTCTCGCTGGTAACTTCTTTCACATAATCGTGAATATCCTTAATCATCTCATTTTGAGATCTTAGGAGATCCAGTATCTCATCAATCTTATCATCCATTTTTCTCAAATACACCTGACAATAACCAGACAATCACTATCAGAAAGAAAAATAGCCCAAGCGCCTCATCCGGGTAATCATGTATAGCTTCTAAAATTTCCCTCATAACTTAACATCCATTTTGTTGATTATCTTATAAAATATATCCCTAGTCAGCTCAATATCATAAGTAGCGTCATGGAGTTTATCCTCATTAATCTCAATACCCATAGTTCTGGCCACGGTCATCAACTTAAAGTTCTCCATATCGTTCCTTACGCCCATCAGGAATGGTGTTACCATAACATACACATCCATGCAATTAGGATAGAACCATGATCCAAAATACTTATCCCCACATTGCTGGAATAAAGCCCGTAGGAAGCTGTTATCGAATCCGGCGTTGTTATACCCCACTAAATACATTTTATCCCTCTTGTCGAACTTATTCACGTATTTGGATAATATACCAACTAACTGCCTATACCCTTCTTCCATAGGCTGATACGACTGCACTTGCTCCAAGGTAACGCCAGCCACGTCCAGCGCCTCCTGCTCTATCGTGGCGGCAGGGTTCGGGGCTAGGCGGATGTCGAACCTCTCAGCCTCCTGCCCGTCGATATCCACGATCCCCCCTATTTGGTGTATCCCGTTTCTCCAGAACTTAACCCCGGTTGTCTCTAAATCGAAAAATAGTAATTTACTGGTCATATTTTGTATATCTTTTAAATTATCCATGATTTGAACAATTAAACGCCAACCATCCACTTACAACTCCCATCGCAAAAATAAACAAAATCATAAGTGATAACAGCGCCCAATCTTCTGTATTTAGTTTATTGCTCTCCTTCTTTTCAACATTGAAATCGAAATCAAATGTCGTATTATTAGCTATCTTCCCATCAATGCCTTTGTTATTTAAATGGAGTTTCTTTTTGATTTTTCTTTTATTCATGTTTTATGTCTTTTAAATTACCCATAATTCAATCAATTAAATGCCAACCATCCGCCTGCAAATCCCATCGCTAAAACAGATAAGATTATAGACGTGAATAATATCCAATCTTTTGTGCTTAGCTCATTATTATCTCTCTTTATTTTCTCAAGATAATCATATATAGCTGTATAAACAGCATGGTGAATATTCTTGTCTCTAGCCTTTACGATATTATCATATTCATTATATCCTAGATTATAGGTGGCGCTTTCGATCCTCATATTCCCCGTAACCTTTTTATTTACATCGAAATCGAAACTAACCACTATATCGGTGGTTAGAGCGCTGGCGATTTTGCTTTTTATCTCATCATTACTGAGATTAGCATCGTGCACTAATCGCTCATAGTCTTTATCGTCAAGAATTATCTGTTTTTTTAATATTCATATCCCTAATATTTCTGCTACATAAACAAATCCATAACATACATAATTATCAGCGTCATGCTCACCATAATCCACATGCCATACGACGGCACACGGGAAATATAATGGCATATCCTCAGCCATAGGATTCTCTTTGAAGTCATCAATGTTTATCTTCTCCCTCCATCTCCACAGGTCTTGGATGTCGTTCAAAATTAATTTCTCCATAACTATGACGGATGTTAGATGTTAGTAATTCAATAGCTAAGCTGATCATGGCTCCAGCTTCCGTAAGTTTATTCATTTGGACGTACACCCTGTGATCTGCGCTACGATAAGTCTCCCTGCTGCTTATGGTGTCCAGTAAATCATCTATAGCGTTTCTAAGAAGATCGGTCATCCAATGCCCTCCTATACCCTTGAAATAATAAATATCACGACCTGCATAAAACATATCCTGATATCTTTTAGCTACGTACTCTACTCCGGATAGATGGTATTTCTCGTTGTCTATCTCCACCTCCCCTTTCTCTATAGCCCTCAATAACTTCCAATCTATCGTTACATAAGTTTCACGATTTTTTACCTTTACATAGGTATATCCGCCATAATGAGAACCCAATGTCCTCATCGTAAGTTCATTGACTTTTTGTTTGTCTCCATCCATAATAATCTGGTTTTTAATGTTGATACAAAGATATGATTTAAACAAAAATAAAAGCATGAATAATATTAAAATAATATTAATCATGCTTAAATATAAATATATCCCTTCTAGTTCTTACGGATATACGTATTCGTATTCATCTGGAGGAGATGTCTTGTATTCAACATCGCACTCCATAGTTGTAAATTTCATAGAAAATCATAGAAATAATTAAGATATTCTACTCCATTTTAGACGCTTCAACACAACTGGCAACCCGGCTGCTCTGCGTCCGTATAGCCGCATCAACTCCTACGGCTTGTATGTTAATCGCGGCGTTGAGATCCCTGTCGATCTCCAAGCCACAATCTTTACAAACAAATGTTCGATCCGATAATTTCAGATCTTTATTCTTCCAACCACATCTTGAACAGGTTTTCGAGGATGGGTAAAAACGATCTATAACAATCAGTTCTTTACCATACCACCTACACTTGTATTCAAGTTGGTTACGGAACATCGAGAAAGAAGCATCATATACAGAACCGGCAAGTTTGTGATTCTGTAGCATACCGGAAGCATTTAGATTCTCAATACAGATAACATCGTAATTATTTACCAGCATCGTGGTCAAATTATGCATGTACCATGAACGCTTGTTGGCTATATCACGATGAAGTCTTGATACTTTTAGCCTGCATTTGTTTCTTCGATTACTTCCTAATTTCTTTCTTGATAAATGCCGTTGCATCCTTTTTAACTTCGCTTGGTTCTCACAAAGAAAATGGGGATTCTCAACAGCAATCCCATCAGATAATGTAGCTAATGTCTTAATCCCTAAATCAACTCCGACTGTTTTGCTAGTTTTCTGTTTGTAACACTGTTCTGTTTCTACAAGAACTGATACGAAATATTGACCAGCACGGTTCTTTGAAACGGTACAGGAGATAAAACGAGCGTTATCCGGGATTTTACGATCAATAACAATCTTAACCCATCCGATCTTTTCGATCCGGATCTTATTGTTAGTGATTTTAAACTTCGGGAACGGCAATCTAAACGACTGGTTGTCGTGTTTATTTTTGTAATTCGGTTTACCGAGTTTTTCTTTCCTGTTCTTGTTGAAGTATTGTCTGGAGAACTCGATAAAATCACGTTGCTTCTGCTGCAAGGTGGCTGCCGATACTTCATTTAACCAAGGTTTTTCAATAACAAGATCCGACTTTGTCGGGAATTTCGGATTAGGGTTTGTTTCTTTATCGTATGAGTTAAATGAGTCAACACAAGCATTCCATACAACACGTACGCATCCGAATGTTTTTGCAAGAAGTTCTTCTTGTGTTTTGTTCGGATACATACGATATTTATATGAACGCTTTATTAGACTCATCATCAATTCATTTTAATATATTAAATATACAAATAATTCTATGATTTTACAATGGATTACTATCGATTTTGTAATTATTTAATCATACTTGTCTCCTCTTCTGTATACTAACGCTACCCAACAGTCGTATTTTTTGCTGTATCCTATAAGAGGGACATTAGCCATAGGCGGATTATCCTCCGTTTTGTACCTTATTCTTGCTGTTTGTTTTATACTCATATAATCCATTTTTTAATAATGTTGTTATCAGTGAAAATAATGTATCTATAAGATGTTTCTCCTTTCCCCAATATATAGGAATATCATCTATATCCCTATATAATGCAAACCATGCGTTTTCTAGCTTATAACATTCGAATGTAGAACCCTCTATCTCATATGGGAGTAAATTCAGTAACGTCCCTACATCCCAAACAGGATTGGATATATCCGGGGTAACAGCCTCGATCAACCCTATACGACCAGCGTCATCCTCCATAGAATGCAATGAGTCAAGGTACTTGTCTCTGAAGCCGATGGCGGTGGAGATAGGGAGGCCGGCCTCAACCAGCACCCTCCCCTGTTCTTTTGTGGTGAATATTCTTTCCTTCATAATTTCATTTTCCTTTCTACTGTAACTATCGTATCATTATGCCATCCCCCATGAGCCACGAGAAGAATCTCCTGCTGCTCGAAACCAAGCCCGGCCCCTATACCGCCGGAGTTCCACGCGCAGGTAATGACCACCCCGCCTTTCTTGGTGATCCTAGCTATCTCCTTCTTCTGTCTAGCCCAATAACTAGATTGTGTTGTTTGCATATTAACAGATTCTCTAAGCCTTTTATATGACTCGGACACCTGTCTCGCGGAATATGGTGGATCATATAATACCATATCAGCTATATTATCGCCAAGATCACTCAGGAAGTCCGTGGCGTCTTTATGATACATAGCCTTAGTCTCAGGATCAAGATCGTTGGTGATCGTCCCCATATCGCTGTTTCTGGCGAATGGATCCACTATAACCATCCCCTCTTCTCGATATTTATCTATAAGTTCCCTTATCGGTCTTATGCTGAATGTCTCTTTATTTGGCATTGACCATTTTTTAGTAATTATCATGATCTATGAAGTTTATCCCATTCTTCTTTATCTACTCTTTTACCTTGTATATAAAACAACTGTATTGACCCATCATGAGTGTAAATTGCTTTAGACTTATCATTTTTTAATCTATCGAAAACATTACCAAACCTCTGTGATAATTTCATAGATTGATATTTTTCAAGAAAGTTATATTCTTGATCTGATAAATTTAATTCCTGTTTAATCATTTCCCTGCTTTTGCTCATACCAAATTTGATTGTTTATTTCCTTTTTGAAATTTAATTTCATAATACTTCTAGATATAGGATCACATATATCTTCCCACCAATTCTTGTGTCCTTTTGGTGGATGTATATCCTTTTTCCATGAAGACCCCTTAACTGTTTTGACTCTTCCGTATGGCTTCATTTTGCTCATGTTTATCACATGTCACATTAGTACCCGTTTCTGATGATCCGAACATAAGCTCATCAGTGATCTTGCGAAACTCCTTTACAATATCATTCATCTGCTTACGCTCTATGCTTCTTAGCAAATGGGCTATCACATCCACTGTCCATCCGTTTCCCGCTAAAGACATGGCCGTATTCGGGGCTATTCCATCAAGGTAATCATCCGGCAATGTCTGTAGCCTACACATCCCCACAGGAGTCAGGTATCTGAACTTATCTTTCATGTCAAAGGCATTAGGATATCTTCCGGGCGGTAATGATGATATCACGTTATCTTTCATGACTGTTGTAAGGCAATTACTTTTCTTAATAGAGGTAGTATTCTTGTCTTTTCTTACTTCCAGACATTGCGTTATTTTCACGTTCTTGTCATAATCCTTTCGATGTCCGTCCTCTCCTATCCTTCTACCGACAATGACTCCTATATATATTCCTCTTATGGCTCCCGGATTCCAGCCCTTGTCATGCTCTAAAATATCATCCAACGATATATGTTTGTCTTTCGGCATTTCTACCGGCCAATTACACCAATAAAGACGATGCCGGGTCTGTGCCGAGACCAAGGCGCTATCGATCTCCACCGGCTCTACGCCCAGCTCCTCCGTTATCACTCGGCGATGCTCGTCCCGCATCCGGACGTTCTCGCCCAAGAACAGGATCTTACCTTTGGTCTCCTTCTTTAAATACCTTACGATGTCCGAAAAGCAGAAGAAAAGCCTTCCCCTTGCGTCCATAAACCCCTTACCCTTACCTGAGCTAGAGAAACTCTGGCAACAAAATCCTCCCATGACCAGATCTATGTCTTTCCAAGGGATATCCCATGTTCTCCAGTTATTGACATCCCCTAACTGGATGATATTCGGAAAATGTTTTTGACTTACCTTTATGCATGTCTTGTCTATCTCCGAGGCGTAATAAGTATCTATAGGTATGCCGGCCCTCCGTAACGCTAGATACCCACATGATATCCCGTCAAATAATGATAATACTTTCATATTATTTATCGTTTAGGTATATAATCACTTTAATTGTGATATTACTCTAATAGCATAGAAGGAAACGCCCTTTCTCTCATCATTTGGATAAAACTCATTCCCGTTATAAGTCGCTAACCATGCTTTCTCATAATTATATTGAGTGCTAGTCCAATAACTTGTAGTGCCTTCGTCTATATCTAATCCATCGATAAGAGACATGCATCTGTTAATCTCATCTAAATTATTTATGATCTCCATCCATTCTCCCACTGATGCCAGATATCCCATTTGCCCGTTCTTGAATTGAGTAACAGTACATTCATAAGCGGCACTAGCATGCGTATATTCCGCGATACTTTGTGTGTTTTGAAATCCATTAAAATCTTTTTTGGCTTCATTACTTGATGTTATTGTAGTTACTCCTTGGATCAATCCAGTCGTATTAGACCAGCTTCGATTCTTAAGCTCAATACCTGAAATAACGAAGCTGCTGTTGTCGCTTATCAACGCCACTCCTACGGCGTCGTTTCTCCACGAATAATTCCATTTATCACTAGTATACAACTTGCCATTGGTGTGTAAGATGTATATACCGTTTGAAACGGTTTGACCGCCTATCATCCTTCTTCTCATATTCTTCTACCTTGCTAATGTATGTTTATAATTCTAAGTTTATCATATTCTTCAGTAAGAATCCCATGATCAAACAATTTGCTAGCGTCTATTTCAAAGTCCCTATATTTGTCAGTTATATTGATATCAGCCCACATGTTCAATCTCCCCTTATCATCCAACTGCATATGGATAAAGCCTTTTGTCACCTTCTTCCCGGCTTTAAGAGCCTCTACGTCTTTATCGGTAATCTTTTTCATGCTTTCAATATTTTATCGATACAATTAAATTCATCTTTCATCCTGATCTTTATGCCCCCATATGATAATTCCTTATGAGCTGTGACAAAATAATCAACCGCATCTTCATCTAATAAACTATGCGGACACCTTTCCCATACAGGACTTTGATCTAGATGATCCCATGTAGCTACAAGTAACCTATTCTTGTCATTATCAATAGCTATTTTATATGTCCCTATAGTAGCCTTACGTTTAATGATCGCTCCATTTAACATCTGCTTCTTAGCCCAGCTCCATGAACCTCTCAACCCAAATGTCCTTATAACCCAGTCATTTATCTTCTTCATTTCAAGTTATTTGTTAAAAGCGTAATATAAATATAAATACATAAATTGGATAGGGCTATTCACCATACCCTTATCAGTAGGCTCGTCATACTTGTCAAGCCAAAGACGAAGCGCTTCCCAATCGATATCCCGCCGGTCACAGACCATGCAGGCTAGGTTAGCCCCGAACAGATCCCCTCCGCCACGTAAAGACTCGTTAAATCTCTTGGCTAGCCTTTTCTTGAATCCTTTATTGTACCAAATACCGGAGGTAGCGGCATAACAGTAATAAGCGTTGTATTTCATTTTCACACCCATCTTCTCAAATAAAGGCGTATGCCATATCCGGTCAAGGAAGAATACTATTCCACGATAGATAAAGGTTCGCAGGTTCTTTCTGTATCTTTTCCCCATGAAGTTATCCACACAAGATATAGTTCCGCCTGAATAGTACCAGTTATTGGCGCCTCTCTTAACCTTATCCGTCATCTTGAACTTATTTTTCCTATCCTCTACCCTATCCCAAGGCTTTAATTTATCCTCGTTAAATGTCGGGCAATAATGATAGTAATGATTGATCCATGAAAGGTATGGGTTGTATATCGTATATCCATTATCACTTACATATGAGTTTATCTCATACCCAAGCTTCTTAGCTAATGGCGATCCCTCATCAGCTAATACCTTCAATATCGGGTTCAAGTTCCATATCTGGTCTTGGCTGACGAACATCGAATAACAAGGATCCTCATCCTCGCCATACCATCCTCCCATGCCGCTTACGATCTTATCCAGATCAAGAGCATAATCTTTACCCCTAGAGAAATCATCCCTTATGAAGAAACCTTTGTAAGTAGGCATATCCTGCACTCCTGGTTGATCCTTAAATATCTCTTTAGCTCCTTCTACTAGTCTTTCCAGTGTCTGTAAGACAAAGAATATCTCTAGAGGATTATAGTCATGCCCATACACCTTATTGTGTATCCGAAGATATTGAAGAAGCTCGGCTATATTAATAGTCCCGTCCTCCACATATCCCGTATTGTTATCGAAGTTTATTTTGGCCAGAGGGATGTTACTCCCCGGCGGTTGATCTATGTCGTCATAACAATGAACAAACCGGTCGAAGAACAGATCCTTCCAGCCAAGATATTTATCCTCAATCGTCATGAGCTTATTTTTTATCGTACATAGACATGACGTTGATAAGATCAGCCTTTCTGGTCATCCCTTCAAGCTTCTCGAAACCATCCATATTATCACCGCTGACGATGATAGTAGGGTATACCTCAATACCGTATCTGGATATCTCCTCCTCCGTAGCCTTGTTCTCCGGGATCTGGTTCAACGTAACCTCACCCTCATACTCCTGTAACGTGTTGGCGATAATATATCGCATGTAATCGCTGTACTCAGCGTCTTTCTTCGTGAAAAAATCGATTCTTACCATTTTAAACAGTTTTTAATCTATTAATAATTAAATCCGCTGTAAATATAGCGTTATCTATCTCATCCATACCTATTTTCCTTCCATCAAAATCGTTAGATAATAAATCTTTCACGATTTGATATCTGCGCTGCTCCCAATTTATGTCTATATCAAAATTCAGATACCTTACATAATCATAATTCAATTCATCATAACTATAATTGAGATACTTAACTATCGGAAATGGAGTATCATCATAAATAGTGCGCTTGATTAAATCAACGTATTTACCGGTTTTTTTATTGATAGCTCTTAATCTCTCATCTACTACTCTTTCTCCTGACTCTTCCATTCTATAAGCCCTTTGTTATGTTTATCGTAATATAATAATGCTATAGCGTTCCAGCATACGGCGGATAGATGCATGAATCCCTCCTTATCATATCTCTCCCCTTTCGTATAAGCGACCAAGTGTCTCATGAGTGCACCTAGATAACGATTGAACCCATCAGGTATATCTTGCCATGAGTTATCAGCATACTTCTTGGCACCTTCTGTATATACCCTCACGATGTCTTCTATCTCAGCCAAAGGAAGGAGGTCCCACCGGAGTTTGCCGTCGGCCCGGTCGTTCTTCCCGCTGCCGTCCTTCCCGACGAACGGTGCGTCTGTCGCTTCCCACTCATTGGTATTACATAGACCCTCGCCGATAGAGCTATAATCCGTAAGCTTATCGACCGTTTCCTCATCAATAATCCTTAATTTAATAGCCCTGTTTAATGATACAACCATTTCCTCGTCAGCCCAAGCATATTCATATGATGCTTTAAATAATGGGCCTAATTTCATCATTCCTGTACGATCGGCGGTTTCAAGTACCTCAAATACCTCACCGTCATAAACAACCTTTTCGTATTTACCAAATTCCTCTTTCATTTTAAATTTCTTTTTGTTTTATTATTATTACTGGATCATCATTAAAAGGAGACAGTATTCCAATATGCAGCAATATGCTTCGCTCATCCCCATCATTCTTTTCTGCTTTAAAGCCATTGATAACACATTTGTCACTAGATATAATAAAACCGCTTGTATCAGGATTATTTTCAATTGTAACCCATCCCTTTTTAACTGATTCATGATTCCTTAGTTTATCAGCATCATCTTTCGTTAACCAATATTCCTCAAAAACAGTATCCGGATATTTGGTCTTTATTTCCTCGTAAGTATCATACCATGTCATATTTTCATGTTTTAGATTAATAAAATTCGCTAAGATCCCTACATTCCGGTGTCTCACCTGTTATGGAATAAAGCTCACCAGATGATAGATATACGCAATGCGATGTCTTCCCGTCCCTCCACTCGCTTTGCTTCGTAATCCCGTAAATAGCGCAGCGTTGGATCCCCGGCCCTGCCTTTACCCACGAGTGTCGTACGTTTTTCTTTCTCGTCCTGTTGGTGTTGTTAAGTTTCCTCATATTAATCCTCCAAAGTCATTATAATCTTATCTTTCCCGATAATAACCTCATTCCCGCTCCTTACATCAAAGCATTTCCCTTCATCTGCCTCCTTGAAATAAAGAGCACCATTGTACTCGAACAAACCGAAGCCGTAATCGTCTAGCTTCATTTCGTTAAGTCTCTTGAATTTGTATATTTTCCCCATATTTTCTGTATTTTTTATATTTTGTATTACTAAACACATCAAAAAGATAGATAAGATCGTTGCTATTATCCCTCCATAAAATTTAGTCGAATCATTCTTTTCATTTCCTTCTACTATCAAATAGATAGAACACGCCATTATTATAAAGGTAGATCCTAATCCAATCATAACATTTCCCTTGTTTTCAAAAACTCCATCATATCCTCTGCACTAAGCTGGAAGCCTGCCGCCGCCTTATGGCCTCCTCCCCCGGGATAGGCTTTACGTGCCAGCGCCGAGACATCCACCTCCTCTTTGGTGGTATAGAATGAACATCTAAAGAATCTTCCGTTCCAGCAAAATGGCATCATCAGATCATGTCTCTTAGGGTTATACATAGATTCAAATGTAGTAGAGTTAAACTCCGTGGTATTCATACATATAGCCTTGTACCCAAATACATCAGCCTCGAATGAGAACATATTCATCTCCCCTCTGTTTTTCTCTACTATATACTCTATTATAGCCTCCCCGTTATTTATCATATCATTCACTAAGTTGTTATCGGCTTTATCTAGTACATCCTTAACAATGTCTACATCAAGACCGCAATATCCCCTCGTCCCGTACTGGAACGCCATGACATCACTCCACTCGAACCGGTCGTGATCCCATACATCATAAGCACTCAATAATTCTACCACATTAGGAGTTTTGATGTCATCGAAAAGATATTTCCACGTAAGCTCACAGGCCGCCGTCCCTATACGCCTCTTGCCCTTTACCTCGTAATCCCTCATATCGTTTATGACTGTCTTATGATGGTCTATCCATATGACATCTGTACCTTTATCCTTCCACTCATCGAAAAGGAATCTTGTTCTGTTTCCAAATGACACGTCAACTACAAATACCTTATCATATTTATTCACGTCAGGTATTTCCTTGCCGTAATTGTAAGGAAGAAGATCAATATCCCCTTTGAAATACTTTTTTACTATAGCCGCTGACATTACTCCGTCAAGATCAGCCTCATGATATATACATCCTGTCATAATCTATTGTTTTTAATTAAAAAATCTATGTATTCTTTTATATCCTTGTTTCTGTCATTATCCCAGTCAAATGTCTCGTTTATGAATTTGAAGTACGATACTGGGATCGAATGCAACATCCACCCACAATATTTCCCGAATGTCATTACCATAGAGCCAAGGGGATGATCCGGTCTCCCGGGTACAGGGGCGGCGGTTACGCCCTGCGCCAGCCCCCTCCTACGATCTTTCTTGGCGGCTTTGATATCCAGATCTGTTTTCGTTACCTTATCCCCCATCGGGATATTGGTAATTAGTTTATCGCCGATAAACATCCCCCATCCATATCCTTTGTAGTTCTCTATGCTAAGACCCCGTATATCGCCGAATCTCGAAGAGTTATCGCAGCAGTCAACCACCATCGCACTATCCTTTCCATTCTTGATTCTCACGGCTCTACCAATGGCTTGGTACCATGTAGAGAACGAGAACGTAGGTCTGCCGAATACCACACAGTCCAGTCCGGGATGATCGAATCCGGTTCCGAGGGCGGAATAGTTGAACACCACCTGCGTCCCACCTGACTTGAACCTCTCGACTATAGCCTCCCGCTGCTTCTTTGGTGTACCGCCATGAACTACCTCCGCCATGCCAGCGCATATCTTGGCGTTTATCCATTCGGCGGCCGTATTGCAGCTCTCAACAGAATCCATAAACACCAGTATAGATCTACAGATATCTTTTAACACCATCAACCGACGTAAAATAAGGTTGTTTAAGCCGTTTTTTCTCACCGCCTCACTAATAGACTCAGCCGTATATTCGGAGCCGTTAGAATTAAGTTTAAGGGCATCTCCATTGAAATCCCATGTCTCATATTTAAGAGGTGTCCAAAATCCTTGCCTTATCATCTCCTCTACCTGTATCACGTGAATCAGGTTCTTGAAATATACCGGTCTCATACGAGTGATGAAATTAAGCTGGGAATATGACACCTGCCCTATCGACATCGTTTTAAGCCTGCATGGTGTAGCGGTAAACCCTATCACCTTTTTCGGTTTCAGTTCATTCATGAATGTCATGAACTCACTGCCGTCCTCCGGGCTATACCCGGCATGAGCCTCATCTATCAACACGTTCCTGATCCCCATCTCCTTAAGCTGACCAACAACCTTCTTGATAGACCCTAACGTGGCGTATATCATGTTAGACAGCTCTTTCTTTCCACAGGAAGCGGAGTAGATGGTAGCCGGTATGCCATACGACGTTATCTTGTCGTGGTTCTGTTGCAGCAATTCTTTTGATGGTTGTAAAATCAGCGTCTTATCTCCCATCAATCTAGCCGCTTCTGCTATGAGGATCGATTTACCGCAACCTACCGGTCCGATGACTAATACTGGATCATGTCTATCAGAGTTTATGTAATCGGAGATACTTTTAACACACTCCTCTTGATATGGTCTTAGTCTGTATATCATTTGGATCTGTAGTTATCAAAAACATCTTTCACGTACTCTAATCTTATCGCACACTCCCGACCATCACCCATCTTCACCATCAAAGTCTCTTTGGTCTTGCTTATGGCTATCACCTCTCCTGTTCCTATCTGGGTATGGACTATATCGCCTAGCTTTATATTACATTTGATCATGGTCAAGCTTTTTATTAAATTCCTCTATCTTGCTCCTATCTGTCTCATTCACCATCTCAGCCTCTTCCTTGAACATGTCGTACCCTTCCCTGATATTATCCCCAACCATATTCTCTATCATCTCCCTCATCTCATCGCTCCTTACAGCAAAGGATATTTGAAATGATTTACTTGTGCCTTTCATCAGATAATCAATTTCCTTCTTGCACTCCATCATCAATCGATCTAGATTATCGAATTTAATAAACTTGGAGTTTCCATTGGCTTTTCTTACTCCATCCTTGAAATCCTCCAATATCCCGTTAAATACATCCGCCATGCACATCATGGAATGTAGCCATACCAACATATTGAATTTATATTCGTTGTCAGCATCATTCATCAAATCTACCAAAGACTCACTTTTTGTCAACATAATTTTAGATTCTCGATCTAAAATACTTTTTATCTCTTGCCGGTATCTCATGGCCCCAACGAAATCCATCCTAGAGTAACATTCGTTTGATTTCTCTACCAATTTCTTGATATCCTTTCTAGACATCAAAAGATCCAATATCTGTTTTTCTCTTTCGCTTTTATCCATAACCAGTTATTTATTGATACAAATATAATTAAAGCCTAGATATTTACCTAGGCTTTTTAATAAAGTTAATCTTTTTTATTCTTTCTTTTTGACTCATCCCAATTCGATGAATATCTGCATGTCCCTTGTTTATGAATTGAGAAATCGCACCAAAAACACAAGGGCTTGGGGCGGGGTTCAAGGCAGGCCGGCTGGCGTCCCATGAGGTAGCGTGTCTCGTATTTATACTCTTGCTTGACATCGTCCCAAACGTGAGCTTGATAGCTATTGATTTTATTTGTTTCGAAATCATACATATCAAGAAGAATATCATTAAGCTCCTTGACTGACCTCTCTACCTTTTCCTTATCTACCTTCACGTTTTGGTTATCCAACATACGGGTAAAAAAATAGCTACACATATCTGGTAATACCTTATACTTCCTGTATATATAAAAGGCGTATATCGGATGCTGGAGATTGTGAAGCAATTTATCCTTATCGAATAATTTTCTCCCGGACTTCCAGTCTATCGTATACATAGCTGTTCTGTCTTTTGTCTTATACTCACCTCTCCAGTCTACTGATCCTATGATATGTACCTTATCGTACGTCACGCCATCCAAGGTAAGGGGCTTGGGCAGCTTATAAGGCAGGACGAAGCCCTCCTCCACGCCGGCCGGTCTCGACCCCCGGATTACCTTCTCCATTGGCGTAAGATCGGACCATGCCTTCTTATAATTGCCAGCAGCATCCTTCTCAAACAACCCCACAATCCATCTTATTAGTCTAGCCGCATGTTGCATGGACTCGATTTGGGATTTTACGCTATCGAAAGGAATCTGCTCTATATCGGCGTAGTAGTTGAATGCCTTGCTCATATCCTCATAAGAAGGCCTGCATCCGTTCTTGAAGAAATACTCCATCGTCTGATGGATAACCGTGCCATATGACGTAGCCTCGTGCTTCTCCGTGGATCTGTGACCCTCCACGTAAGTCTTATACCATTTATATGGGCACTGGACGAACGTGTCTATCTGCGAGTAAGAGGCGGCGAGAACCTTTTCTCCGTTTATAACCTTACATAACAAATTATTCTCCGGTATTACCATAAAGCTTATCTATTTTTATGTCATGTCCGTATAAATCCATTAACAGGTTTTGTAGATGGTGAAGATCCTTAATCTGAATAGGATCGCTTAGGTCGTCTTCCAGATCCCTAAGTCCAAGATAATACCCATCATCAAAAATCTCTATAGATATTCCGTAGCCTCGATATACATCCCGCCCCTTATCACTCTTGAAACCGATAGCGTCAAGAAGGTCATCGTCTATCTCAATAGGCATAACATCATCTTCCCCTGAATACCATTTCATTATCCCATCATCAACCTCACGTTCAAGGATTAATGACCCATTTTCATTACGCATACCGGTAACGCACCCTACTCTCCATATATCGCCAGCCTTGTCCTTTACAAGATTACCTGGTCTTAATTCCTTAACCGAAATCATATTCTTCCTCCTCATGATCGTCATCGCAATCATCGACAAGAGGGGTCTCTAACCCCTCTTCCCAATCATCATATCCGAAGTCCATTACTTACTCTCAAGCCAATCGTACAACATATCCACAAAAATCCCTACAGTTAGTTCATCGACAGATTTATCGCCAAAGACATCATCCGGTACCCTTATATCCATCTTTTCTTCAATCCCTATCAATACCTCTAATAAATCAAATGGATCCATAGCTAGATCAGATGACAAATTACTGTCTTCTCTTACATCGTCAATTACCTCTATATTATTAATGTAATTGAACTCATGCATTTTCTCGAATATCTCTTTCCTCACTATCTCCAATATTTCATCTCTTTTCATAATCCTCTAAATAATCACCCAACATATTTATAAGCTCTCCTACCGTCAATTTGTGATAAGGCTTGACGCCAAGTGCCTCATCGGGGATACAATTACCCGTTTTCTTTTCTACTTCCATTATGACTTCTGCAAAATCAAAGGAATCCATAGCCATGTCCATATCCAGCTCATCCTCGTTCATTATCTGAGCGGCATGATCAAGGCCATTAAATTCACCCATCTTCTCGAATATTGTTTCCTTGACTACTTTTTCAACTTCTTTTCTTTCCATACTAAATCGACATTTTCAATCTTCTACCTAATTCTTTTTTTATATCTGATATCCTTTCGATATCCATCTTAACATCGCCCGTAATGGAGTATTCCTTATCCATCCTCTTGGGGGGATCCGGAAGCCGGCTTATGGCGAACAACCATGCCAGTTCCTTGTTCTTGTTCTCCCTAAGATATAGATCGGATGTCATGCCATACATTTTTATGATCGTATCGAATAACGTTGATTCCGATAAGCTCATATGTACGCTATAGACATTTGATGGCTTCCATATAAGGTTATCCAACCTCATCGTATACTCACGTTTAAGATCTATGTGGGATATTACGGCTCTTACTATAGGTTCTTCCTTGAAGTTAGTATTAGCCACGAACCATACGAGCCGTTTCTCTACCTCCTTGATAGCTCCTGTATCCTTACCCATATCGTTATATACCCCAACGATACGGTCCCGGATCCCCTCGACCTCCGGTGTCAGACCGGGTGTCTCTATCAGCATCAGCAGCGATCCTCCCCTTGGTGTTATCTTCCACTTCCCGTTCTTTTGAGGCTCGATATAACCAGACGCCTTATAGCTGTCTATTTTCTCTTTTGGAATGACGTCAGCCATCTCCTCCTTTTGCCTGATCATCAAAAGATACCCGACATCGGACATTGTTAATCCTGATGTCATCATCTGTTCAAAATTAATATACATAAGTTAATGAGTTAAAATATTGACCTAATCTTTCTAGCTATTTTCTCTACTATACCAGGATGATCGGTATCGTTGTATATGTTAATCAACGTGCGTAATATATATAGCCTTGTATACTTATCGGAAAGATTGAACCAAGCTTCCTCTATACGACTATTTATCGGCTTAAACATCCTCAACTCAGGTATAAGTTCATATGCTAAAACTTTTTTTTCTATCCACTAATCCAAGCATATTAGCCGTTTCGGTTATAGCTGCACACATAGTTAACTCACGTCTACATTCTATAGCATTGTAAGCTCCTATCAATACCCTAAGGCCGTCTGCTTTCGATAATCTCTTTCCCTTTCTCATATTGTTTTACCGTATAAGATTCATTAGCCATACCAACCCTGCCAACTGATATGGATTGATTTATTGATTGATTAAGATGTCCTATAACCGACATCTTAGCCCTAACCGTATTGGCGCATCTTAGAAGGATGCGATAATCCTCTAACGCCCTCTCGTATCTTACGTCCACCCTAGCCCTTTTATCAGCATCAGTCATGCTCTTACATGTTCCGTCCTCCCTCAGGCTTATAGCGATCTTGTCCCGTATGATTCTGATATCATCCTCGGCTATCACCAGTTCGGCGTCAAGAACCCCCTTGTATGAGCTAAGAAGATCCTCCACCGCCACAACTTCCCTTTTCAGGTTCTCCAATTCCAATATCATTGAGTTGTCATTTATCCTTTTATACTCCTGTACTTTATTGGATACCTCATCACAGATACTCATGATCTCCTTTTCCCGTTCCCGATTTATGATATATCTGATGCTGTATTTAGCCATTTCCTTTAACGAGGATATAATTTCCTTTATCCCCATCTTATCCTCAACCGACAATACGGTCTTCAAGAACATTTCCAGCACCTTTATCACTACAAGCAAGTAATTATGTCTCAATCTCATGTCAATAAGGTGTTTCGTCATGTACTACATTAAAATCATCGCTAGGCGGTATGTATTGCTGCTCCAATGGAATACTGGGAGGCGGGGGCGGCAGTGTCACCACGGTCGTGTCCGGCTTGCCGCTGCCCACGGGGGCATCCGAGCCTCCTGGTCTTTCTTGACGCACCACCCCTCCATCAGGATAATATCGCTCATATCCTTTCATGATATCTACATGTATAGCGTCAATCTCCTCTAATGATCTTTGACGGACCTTTACGATATGATGGAATAATAATCCATCCACACGGAAAGATCGTCTTGACTCGCTCTTGAAACGTTCCAGATTAGGATACCATCCTTGCGGAAATTGCATGTATGAGGAGTACCCGTATCTCCTTGGGATATTCAATACTACCATAGCCGTACATAGCTGTCCCAATGAGTCAGACTGATAGAAATCAGACTGCCTTGGCATATGATCCTTTGGATCACGTCTGCCCTCTATCTCTCGATTGAGTTGCGATACGATAAGGAAGAAGATGTTTGGGAACGTTCTTTTGGCTATATTACACATATTCATCAAACTATCTATATTCCTCTTGGCATCACCCGAACCTTGTATAAGAGCTGTATGGTCTATGGATACAAATACAATTTTCTTATCCTTATTCGCCGGCATATATACATTCCATAGAAAATCTTTAAGCTCATCAACTGTTGTAGGTATGGGTATATACGTTATTCTGTTTGAATTTTCTTGTTTAAGACATTTTTGCATTTCCAGCATCTCCTCTTCATCCATTTTACGAAGGAGGATATCTTCTATGTCTTTGTTCATTTTTTTTGATAGTGAACGTAATACCAAGTCTTCCGGATTCATCTCGAACTCACATCTTAACCATACATAATCATCTGCTTGCGGATTGATATTGACATTCATCACATTGTTCATGATCTTTTGCGCCAAATAGGATTTACCAACTCCTGGTCTAGCTCCTATGGCTATCGCATGTTGAGGGTAAAATCCTCCCAGCAAAGCTTTATCTAGATAAGAATATCCAGTACGAGCCGGGAGAAGTTCTCCCGACTGATATTTCATTATCCTCTCATAGGCGTCCATGATAATTTCCTTGGACGTCTTCCATATCCTATTATCGTTCATCCTCGTGCGTTTCTATCGCCAGCCGTATCGGATTTAGATCCTCTGTTAGCTGATCTCGATTTATATCTAAGTCCCTTAGCCGTATGGCATAAATCCTTTCCCTTCCGATAGGCTTTACCTTTCAACTTATCGGTCTTGTAGTTCTTGCGACCCAACTCCCGTCTCTTGGCTTTCTGCTCAGGGCGGGCGTTGATCTTCTTATCCGTCTCGGCTTTCTTTCTTCTGGCCTCCGGATGTGTCCTATAGTATTCAGTCGATCTCCCCATCCTCGTCCTCCTCGTCATAATCATAATCCTCTACGATAATATCCTCTCCATCTAAATATGAGGCTTTATCTCCGAGTCTGCTTCTCATGCTCTCGTAAGGATCATCTCCGTCCTTTATCTCCCACACACATACGTATGGACCTATTATATCAATCAGCATATTAGCCTTGTCCTCGCTTATGCCTTTTTCTATCATCTTATCTCTGCATTTGTAAAAACCACATGTCTTGTTAAACACTGATCCTCCTACATAAAATCCTGTTGGCTTATGAATAAAAATTACTTTCATCTTTTATATAATTAATATTGTCTATCAAATTTATTTATTTCTCTTTTTTATACAGTCGCCATAGCTCATATCCATATCACACACCACCGTATCGGTCGTGTTGTTTGTCACATGGAACAGGAACTCTGGACACCCGTGGCAGGCGTTGCTCCCGATCACCACCGCTCCGTGCCTAGGGCAAGCCTTCTTTACCATGGTTCTATCATATATCCGTATATGATTATCGCTATACTTTTCAATATATCTCATGGTATTAAGTAGTGATGGCAAAGACATCTTATATGGAGATATATGTTCTATTGGTATATCCAATTCACCAGATAGGCTTTTGTAAATATCCTGTACATCCCGTTTTGTTCTATACGCAAATATATTAATCTCAGTCATTACCATATCCATACTCCTAAGAAGATCCGGCCTAGCCAGCCTCCCCATAGGCTTCCCAAAAGGATCGGATCTCATCCAAGCCCCACACTTCTCGCACCCTATTTGCTTCCCCTCTACCGTATTTATTATAGTGGATGGGTTCTTGCAATACGGGCATATGGATCCGTTTAACATAGCTTTCTGGGCTAAAGACAACTCTCTCATACCGTTTCTTCTATCTTAACATTAAATAGATTGCAGAATCTATTAAAATTCTTGTTTTCTATTTTCATGTCCTCCTTATACCTGTCAATTGACTTAATGAAATCATTGTAACAGTCTTTGCACATCCATTGATTGATCACCGCCACGTAATAACCTACGGATGTAGGTCTGTTACACATGTTGCAAATACCTAAGCACCCGTATCTGGTAAGCTTATCCATCATCTCCTGTCTTGTTATTTCAAGCACCTTGAATCCCTTGTAATTATCAACTACCTTTGCCATTGTTATAAATTTGTTTAATTATAAAATAATCCGCTATATCCATCCCCTCATCTATATTGGGTTTTGATTCTAGGAAATCACTTATCTCTATATTCATCCCCCTCATATCCTTGTCTACCTTCTTTCTCCATTCGTTGAAAGCGTCGCCCTTATCCGGGTACAGGACTATCCGCCTCCTACCCAATGTCTCTATCATCTCCCTTTTCAGCATATGGATACCGCCACAGGCCATAAACAACCTACTAGGGTACACGATGTTACAGATAACAGCCGTCTTCTCTGACTCTACTATATACACCGGAGCGTCATTGGGATAGAAGTTGATAAGAAACTCCCCGAACAGGCATTGCCTAAGCAGGTAATCCTGACCGTCCAGTATATGCACCCAACATACATGATCCATGGGAACCTTTACCCTCTTCCCGTCAGGCCCGTAGTCCATTATCTTCCCGGTCCGCACTACCCAATTCTTATCCAGTTGCCAGAACACACAGCACTTACCCCAGTCCCCGAATCTCATCATCCCAACTTTATACAAGCTAAATGCCCTATTGGTATGATACGATCCGAAGATATTGGATAGATAATCCTGAAGATCGGATGTCTCGAAAGGATTAAGCGTCTCAAACATCTTGCTTACCGGAATGCAGTTGGCTATATCCGGATCCATAGGAGGTCTGTACCTCCTTAATACTTTGTTTGAATCGGTAAAAAGATCATTGTTCCCAAGTTCGCTCCCTGTTGGATATTTAAAGTAACCACATTTATTTTTATGATCACACACCCCAAACTGCTCTCCAACGATCTGACCGGTGGTTACGTCCACGTACGGCGTAAAACACTTATCCTTGCCGCATTGCGGGCACGTCAGCTTCCTCCTTGGTTTGCTATGATCCAGCTCATACCGATGAACGCTCTTATTGAACTCCCTAAATTCCATCACCCTCTCCTCTCATTCATGACTCTATATATATAGTCCCTCAGCGGCTCTTTCCTTACCAACTTATTAACATCAAACTCGCCTTCTATATCTAAGGATCCGATTCTTGATGTAACCGTATAATTAGTTTTCTCGAACTTATACTTTCCTTGAAGATATACTACGGTAGCCATATTCAATATAGGGTTGTCAGTCTGTCTCTTCAACTTATATTGGCTGGTCTTTGCGGTAGGATCACCCGGAGCGAAGTTATATATCTCCTCTATCTCCAATATCTTTCCATAGTTCTCCAGTATCATTCTTCTATATAACTCAAGTTGGAAAGCATACTCGTCATAGAAATTGCCTTTCCTGTTTGATTTGAAGTCCAATATAGCGAATATCCTCCTACATCTTTTTATCTTCTTTTTCTCCGTCTTAGGTTGACCTTTCTTGGCTCCCGTCTTATAGAACTCTCCTGTCTTGACCTCTATCTCCACCATCTCCGGCTCGCTATCCATCTCCACCACTGCGTCCACCGAAGAAGCTACTTTCAATCTCCTTGACCTCAACATCTTCTCAATCAACACAGGTTTTACATGTCTTTCTTTACAGAATATAGCGAATGATATTAGGTCTTCTATCAACTCATCCATATTATCCACTAATATCCGCTCCATCCTATACTTGTCTATTCTCAACTTAGCTTCCTTGACAGCTTTTCTTATCCATGTTGGAATCAGTTTTATCTTAACTCCAGTCAGATACAATCCAAATAAGTAATGCATGATCGTACCCAAGTCAGCCCGGTAGTTGGCGTACTCGTCTGGATCCTTACCCTTGAGCCTCATCTCATTCTTCCATTTCTCCAAGGCTCCGGACGTATCACAATACCCATTGGCGATATTGTTAGTAGCTCCATCGTATATAATAGGATACCCATCAACATCCATCTCATAATATACACGTTTGCCGGCTACAGTCATTCTATATAACACAGGTGTCGGGATATCCTTGATCCATTCAGCGGCATAATACTGTTGCTCAGTCTCCAGATCATACTCAATTTCTATCTCCTCCTTAGGTTCTTTCTTAGGCTCGTCAACAGGCTTTTCCTCCTCGACCATATCTTCCTTCGGAACCGTTGATAAAACGTCTAATATGCCAAAGAAAGCGGTAAATTTAGGATCTGTATGATATGATCTTAATACTGGTAATGATGATCGCCAGTAATATGATGACCGATGCTCGTCCGCTATCTTACCTAAAGCCGACCATTCCACCTCCCCATCATCCGCAATAATCACATTGTGTCTCTCGGATAAACGAACTTTCATCTCATCAAACGGCTCTTGATCGCTTATGACTTCCATGATCGTCTCATAACTATATACTGTGTCACTTATAGCCTTATATCCTAGGTCTAAAAGTAATCTTTGTTTTCTTCTATCCATGATAATAATCTGGTTTTTAATTTACCATCCTCCTCGACTTTAGGTGCGAGATCCCTCATCCTTCTGGCTGCCAACAGCCATACGTTGCCAAACTCGTCCAAGAGCCGGCTGAAATCCATCGTATCTAATAGATAATCGAATCTTGTATGCTCATAATCCGTCAAGTAAATAATGTTATCGTTATCCTCGGCGACCGATTTATATTTCCGTTTAGGGTATAAGTGGCATATGTTGCTTACCCCAGGACATGGTATATATGCGCCGGTAGCAGATCTTCTTATCATACTTAACTTAGCTACGTGGGCGCCAAAGAACACGGCTAGGCTCCTACCCCGGGGCTTGGTCTTCACCCGTATCGCCGTCCTTTCCTTTGGCGGTAGTTCCTTGGCTCTGCATGCTGGACATAACCCCTTGCTCCTTATGGCTACCATCCTCCCGCATCTCTCACACGGCAACATCCTACCTCTCATGCCTTTTTCTTTTTATAACTTTTATTGAACTCCATAAGGCTCATAGCCCTATATCTTTTAAGCCTATCTATTTTGCCCTTCGTCCAATCCTGATCCTTGAAATTGATGATCGTGTCGAATATCTGAGCTAGTTCCCGGATATTAAAACTCCTGTTTTGTATCTTCTTATAGAACCCCGATCTGCTATATCCTAATTTAGAAGCTAGATAAGTTTTGTTAGACAATGTGAGGATACGATAAATCGTACCCTCCATCTTACTTATCTCCATCAACTTCTCGGCGACGGATGACATGGTTTCGTAGCTAGCCTTGTTGCTTACTATCCTCATGCTTCTCCAGGTTCCTGATCTTACCGTCAAACTCATAGAAATCCATCAGCTTCTTCTCTTCCTTGATACAAGTTACAATGAAATCTGATATGGTTCCTTTCATGCCTTCCTCGAAATTCTTTTTGGCATGATCAAGGTCATTGGCCCGAACGATGTAGTTAAACGCCTTGCGTTTCTCATTGCCCGATTTCTCGTCCATCGTAATATAATCAGCCGTGACCTTATAAAACCGGTCTCCATCCATGGCAAACAATTCAGCTATCCTGAATCGTTTGATATCAACGCTAAACTCACCGGAGATGAATGGTCTCATTTCCTCTATGATCCTAGCCTCACATTCGGTATAAGAAAGGGCATCTACTAAATACTCTTCCTTTACCTTCTTCTTCATGCCGTTCTCGGCATCGGTCTCATAAGAAACCGTACATTTAAACCAATTGTGCATCTTATTAATCTATGTTGTTGTTAAACAATGGGTAATCCTTTATCCCTTCACGAATATATCTTTCCGTATCATCATCCACGTCATAAGCTTTCTTAAAAAACGTCATAGCCGTATTCGTATCATGATCCACCAACGGAAGATATTCCTTTACAAAAAGGAATCTAAGATGATTCATATGATCAATCTTATTTCTTACATCGATTACCTTCGACCAGATCTCGGCATGGATTTCACTCATTCTTTTTATACCCTTCTTGTATTTATCTACCTGATCTTTATACTCCTCCTCAATCTTATTATTCTTGTCCTTTATAGATTTGTAGGATTCCTCATCTTTCGTGTCAAACATTGGAATATGTTTGATATTGATTATATCCAACTTATTATATATCTTATCATTGGATATAGTGAAATCGTATGTAGTCTTGTATAAATCAAACTTACTTAAGAACTTAGCTATTTTAATAGCATCATCCTGATTAAAAACAGCTATGCTCAATCCTTCTAAAAGGTAGAAGAAATTAGATGGAGAAATAGGTTTGTAGTCGTATGTCTTCATAACTGGAGGTTCGTCCACAAACCTAACACCCTCCTTAGCGCATCTTGTTATGATCAATCTATCTATCTGCTCGTCAGTAAGATCATATATCTCCTGATCGGTCATCTCATTAATTGTCTTCATCGTCATCCTTCTCCATCATTATAGCCTTTGCCGCCTTTTGTTTATAAACCTCACTCATAAGGCAGGTAAAATCCATATCATCCATACCAGCCATAACATTGGCTTCTACTTCCAAATTCATCTCAATGTTCATTACCGAGACTTCATAGTTACTATCATCTTCTTTATAGAAAATGACTTTGCCACCATACTCGAAACCATCATCTTCGGTCTTAACCATATCGATGATCTTCTCCAATTTCTTTACAAACTCACTCTTTTTCATATATGCAATTTTTATGTGTCTACAAAAGTAGACATTTTGTTTTTGAATTAAATTAAATAAACATTATTAATAGTTAATACCATCCTTCCTCCCATCATTCATATTTATTCTTTCATAAACTCAACACAACATTTATCCACTCTAGTTATTGTTCGATAGTCATCGGTACGGATACCATATCCTTTATAGCTTTTGACTATGGTACATATTTCTCCTTCTTCTATAACCGTACCGCCCTTGCTTTTTAAAGGGCAAAGGGTTCTTACTTTCGCTCCTATTATCTTTCTCATATGTTTATATTTTTAAGATCAAAATAATCTATAAATCTATCCCATAGCTTCCTATTCTTTTTATTAGGTCTAAATTTCCCGGATTGTATTCTTTTTACCAGCCCCTTGAAATCATCCACCGTCCTCTTTGACAAATACCATGCTAATACCGTATTTGGATTTCTCCCTAGCCCTTGATAATGACCATCCTTTACAAGCATTTCTATCTCACTCAAGAACTTCTTTGTCTGATGAGGGTAATCAAACGGGTATCTCATCATCTCTTCAATACTAGACATCGGACATAATATACATCCTATCCTCTTCGCCCCCTTATCATATAGATCACAATGTTCTATACCCATCTTATTCAAGAACTCCCATACATCCTTGTCCGTCCATGCAAGTATCGGAGATATTATTACCTTATCCTTTCCTCCAACGCAAGATACCATCTTTTCTTTATGCTCATCGAACTGATCGAATGATATATCATACTTTCTTTTACTGGTTCCGATCTCATTTCTTTTGGATCTTGTTTTTGATTCCTCTGATCTTATCCCTACTAAAGTTACCGTACCTCCTCCTCCTCTTTCTTTAAGTACCTCACAACAATATCTTTGAGTTTTTGATGGGAGACATTTCTTTTTCCGTATAAGCTGGTAGAAGTTTATATCCGGAACATGTCTTATTACATCCGGATAGTTCTTCTTCACGAAAGATACTATGTTTGCCGGATCTACTGTAGTCATGTTCATATGAGCCTCAAACTTAACGCCAGCTAATTTAGCTACATGATAAAGAGCTTGGCTATCCTTGCCTCCACTGAAAGCAAGATAATGTCCCTTATCATAAAACCTAAGGGCAAACTCCTCTCCCTTTCTTAATACGTCAATAGAATGCTCTATCTTACTCATCAACCCATCAGAGAAGTCATACTTTTCTTTAAGCTTCTCTATCTCCATATAATTATCCTCCATATATTTTAAGTCCTTTTGTATTATATTTACTTATATCAGCGCATAAATTACACCCTCCAGCACAACAGCACCATGAACAAAAATCTAGCTGTTCAGACTCAGGCTTCCCTTGAAATTCCGCCGCCGCCCTGTACCATGACGGAGACAACACCCTTATCCTTTCGGGAGCAGCCGGCGTCATGAGCACCGATCGCAGCCTTCCTTTGGCATCCTCCCTACCTCTCATCTGGATTATCTTTTAACAGTTCAGCTATCTTCTCATCCTTCAACATATTTTGCTTTCTCATGTTATCCACGATGAAGGTAGCGAACGCCATATCATACCTCTTCCTTAACTCATCGACAAAAGATTTTGCTCTTGAGCTTATCATCGTCTCAATGTTGTCGTCTACGATCTTCTTGATCCTACCTCTTATAAGCTCATCTACTGTCAGTTCCTCTTCCATATAATCTATCCTGAATTTATATTTCTTCTCGCTGGCGTTCTTGATGAGATCGATTATTGATTCTCTCGCTATATCCTCAAGCTTTCCTGATATCGGATTGGATATTTTCCCCATCAACTCATTCTTGAACTTTTCTTTAAGTTCACGTATTACATCTAACCTGACTGATCTAGTAAACTCCTCCTTCAATGTCACTTCGTTGTATATAGCTTCATCGAATACATCTTCCAAATTTAACTCTACTTGAATTTTCATATCATTATATTTTAATAAATTATAAATTTTTTAGGTATATAATTATCATGTATTATTTCCCTTCATCTTTTAATATTAATTTCTTCCCAATCTTTTTAATTTTTGTCGGTCTTGATAATCGATAGTCTCTTTCTATCGGTCTATTAAGTACATCATCTTTGTGCCCCTTGTATCCTTTCTCGTAAGCACTGACCCTTGCGCAAAACTCAACCACATCGCCTGGCGATAAATCAGCGCCACTGAATCCTTTTGTTAAATCGAACCACAAATGATCTGATACTATTTTGCTATCAAGTGTCACATCTTGTAAAAGTATCGTTTTTACAGACCCAATGTATCCATTCCTAAATCCAAATCTAACAAAGGTTGCTGTAAACACATGGCGTCCTTTTGAACCTATTGTTCTCAATTCTTCTCTCATTTCCTTTCTTATTTTTTATTCATAAAACCAGTAATTTTCTTCAAATACCCTTTTGTCATCTCAATAAAGTTCACGCAATCCAGCCTGCTCAACTTGTAAATCAAAGCCGGGTTATGAATTACGGCTATAATTTGTGTTTGTGGTTTATGAAATGACAATACATTGTATAGATCCATGATATTGTCAATATCCAGATTCCTGTCTGGCTCATCCATAAGGATCGTATACTCAAAATCCTTTTCCATTAATACCACATGATTGTCTTTGTAGTATTTTAAAAGATTGTCGATCCTTTTTGCCCAGAACTCATTTGACTTTTTCTTAAATTCCGCAAGCTCCTGTATCGGAAACGCATACCCATCTTGGTTAAACACAAAATCAAAAAGCGAGTTCATGGCATGAAGGTTCTTCTCCCCAGAGGACCTAGATGCCCCATTCATATACAAATTTAAATTATTGATATTATCCAATATATCATCCTTTCCCATTTCAGTTTGCTGTAGGAGATGGAAGACTTTCCCAATATAATCCGACTTGATACTGATCCCGTCAAGCACCTTGTCATCATCAAATATATCCGGGAAATACAATGCTTCTGACGGTAATTCAGAACACATCTTTTTCTCGCACAACATGTACTTCGATATCATATTCAGGAGGGTTGATTTCCCGCTTCCGTTCTTGCCTACAATCACATTCACACCAGGCTTGAATATAAACTCAGAGTCATTTTTGAACGCTTTTATCTTTGGGGTATATTTAAATGGAGTCTTCTTGTTGTCGTCTATCCTTATAGAAGTTATCATCTTATATGATTTTGTGTTGAATTATTTAAGCCTTTCATCAATTGCCAAATCAAATATCTTATCAAGACATTTCCTCATCTCCTCCGCATACTCAAACAGATCTTCTTTTGAAAGATCCCTGCGCCGCCAATCATACATATTTGTATATGAAGATTCAATAGCCTTATTCTCTATCTCCTCAAGCACTTTTTTAATAGACTTGTCTTTCCCTTGATTCACTTTTATCTTCTCTAGTAATTTAATAAAAGACTTCATATACTCGCAATTCTGATCACAGTCAAATGAATGATTGCACATCTGATCATTATCCCTAGAGAGGTTTGGGCAACTTTTCCAGTGAGCGTTAATAACTTTTGCTATTTCCGCGACAATCTGTTTCCCCGCTGTCTCTTCTACGATCTTCCTTGTATTAATATCTACTCTCATGTTTGTTTCTCCTTATTATATAACTGGGTGATTATATTCCAACATCTGCTCCATATTCTTTAATCCAATTGTCCGTATCGCAATGCCAACAATATCCTGTTTTGGAATCCTCTTTATGAGAATGAGACCCGCAAGTAGCGCACCAATAATTATCATCCGTATCGTATGCATAGCTTTTATTCTCATGCATCTTAGTCACTCTGGCTATTCTATCTTCTAGCAGTTCTTTTAGATAAGGGCATTTATAAGGTCTATTCTCTTCATGTAGTATGTAAAGATCTATGTCCATCATATTCCCCATCCTGTCCGTGCACATCAGCTCGGCGGCATGACGTACATTCCCTTCCGGCATCCCCGGGACTATCTCCCGGATCACCGCCTCCATCTTCTCTTGGTATTCGGTGTCTACCTTAACCACCAAATCCTCTAATTTATCTATTAAACTCATGATCTTTTTACCTTTTTATATATAACGTCTATATCATCTTTCCTATCTACATCAATACAATGGGTATCCTTACAGTAATAATTCTTACTATTATTAAATGCGCATCCTTCACAACTAGCGTCACTGGATTCAACCACCTCCAGTTCTACTTCTTTCGAATCGATATTGTATTTAAATATAGATCCTATCTTATGATATCCTATATCATCCAAGATTATCTTATCGTCTTTATTAAATACCATCTGAATAATAAATGATTCCATTTTATCATCCGAACCATTCTTGTCCAATAGCATCTCACACTCATTTCTATCAAATCCTAATAACTTTATAAAATATTTTGCCATATCGTATTGCTCCATATGTACCAATCTTTGTATGCATAACCATATTCCTTGTCTTATGCCTTCTTCCTTAGCCTCTTGCACTCTATCTCTCATATTATTTTGTATTAATTAAGTAACAATATTTCTCTTCGTTCTATTTTGATCATCTCCGGATTATCGTCATGATCATACCAATATAGATACCATGTACCTCCTCTATTAGCCTTCCACATCTTCCCTTCATATTTCCCTGATGGGATTGTCAATGAATATTCCCTAAGACCCTCAAAGGTTTGTTTGGTCATTAAGGCATACTCTTCATCGATTTCTATGTACCTCCTATGAGGTTGATTCCATGACATCCCACGCTTATCCGTTATCTTGGGTATTATATTTTCTCCATTCATGATGCTTTGTAAATTATGACTTCTACCTTCAAAGAAAAGATTACTACCTCTTGCGGATTCTTTCTTTTCGTTTGCCCACAAATGAGCGACCATAGAGTTGTTCATATCTATTAAGTTTTGAGTGTTAATTATTGATTATACTTGCTAAAAATAACATCGACACAAGTTCCGCCAATAGCGTTTGCGTCATTATACGAATAAAAACCTTCTGTTCCCCAATCCACACCAACTGGACAACCATCTGCATGTTTTACAAAGTCATCAACTTCTTGCGCTTCCTCGTTAGATATTCCAGTGTAGTCACCATTAATCAAAGCCCCAATCCAATAAATCGGAAGCCTATATCTTATTATCTCTATATTCATAACTTTATCAATTTACAATTACTACCTTTTCATTCTATTTTATTCAATGGACCGGCATGCGCTTCCCCATTCTCATAATAAAGCTGACCCTCATACTGGTTATGATGAAGCTCCTCACGTATCGCATCTTCATCGTCAACCCAATGTTCATATTCCTCATGCCATGACTTGAAGAAGTTATCATAACATTGTCCCATCAGATCCTCTAAAGAAAAACCCTCCGGATAAGTACACCATGCATTGTAATAATCAATTATAGGTTTCAGGAGATATAAATCATAACACATCCCTGTCAATGGGAAATTATCTCCATAGTCAAACATCACCCTACTATATTTGTGCTTGTACTCGTATTTCCCATCAACATATTTACATGGCGTGGAGAAATACCTGCCCTTGATAATACGTGGCATAATGTTGTTGTTGATATACCTGAACAGTAATTTGCCACATAAGTTATTAGGATATATATCCTTATCATAATCAGTTGGATGACAGTATATAGGATCATTGTACTTGAATTTGAATCTAAAATCATACCTCGTATATCCAACTTCCCAGCCATAAACCTCAGTATTTGTCAGATCCCCAAAAGACTTCATGGTGCTTATATAATCAGCATCATAAGCTTCCATGCAACAATCCATTATATTCCAGCGCTCACGCTCTATGATCCTTTCTTGTGAATTTTTTGACAGCTCATCAAACTCATACAGTTTTAATACAATCTCTTTCATAATCCCTCCTCTTTTAATATAACTAGATCCCTAACGTCAATCGAATGACATACGTACCTCCTTATGTTCACGTTTAGAGATATGATTGTGGCTATTCTCACGAACCACCACAATCCAGATTCAGATATCACTCATCCTTTATCTTCACAAAAGGATTTTCTACATAAAACTCCACTACACCCTTAGATTTTATAGATGTCACTATACCGGTGGTATCCACAAATCCATCTGTCTCATCCATTGTCAAATCTTCTATTTTATCTCCCGGCAGAAAACAAAGATTATAGTCTTGATCAATATACATAATCATCTTTAACCTAACCATGTCATCAATGACGCCTTTCATTCTCTCCACAACATCTAATTGATCATCAGTAAGCATTAATTTACTTTTTGAAGATTTTACTAATCTCATGTCTCCATTCTTGTCAACTACAGTCAAGTCATTGAATTTATACACATCTTCACATGTTCTGTAATATGTTTCCTTACAATAAATTTTTCCTTTATTATCTATTTCAACATCAAAACATTCCAACTTACACTTGACAGCTCTTCCGTTTTTGTATTTCCACACATCACCTATTGGAGCGAATCCGTATAATGACTTAAAAACATCATATATTGATAGTTTTGTCTTAGGGATGCTCTTATCCTTTTTAAAACATTCTTCGGACGAATAAAATAATTTCCCATCTAATGTCTTCTCAGCCCTACATCCTCCCCATGTTCCTACATATCTAACTACTCCATATGTAAAACTGATCAAGATTTTATCAATCTCAAACCACTTTAATTTTCCTGACATATCGTCAAAAAGATATCCACTCTCTAGATAAACCGATAAATGCTCTCTTATTTCCATAACAATTTATTTTTTAATTAAACAACATCATTTGCCTTGATCGCTATCAGTCTCAATACTCCTCTAAGTATCATGGTTTTCATGATACAACTCATAATATTACATTGAACTTCTCATTTAAACTATCTAAAGCTCTTTGATACTCCTCTTCCTTGTCGAACTTAATTTGAGTACTGTTCTCCAAACCAAAGGACAGGGTGAAGGATATAACCCAGCCCGATCCGTCCACGGCCTGCCCCTTGGGCCCCCACGACATCACCTGCTTCTTGGATATATACCAATTTCCTATCTGCACGAAGTCAGGATAGTTGTTAGTCAAATACCTTATCTGGATATTCAAACAATCGAAATTATCAAAAGAAATTATGTGATATTTGCTCCTTATCCGTATCTTCAGAAACGGATTGTTCCCGTAATATGCGGCGAATGCCGACACCACGGACATAGGATACCTTACGCCTTTTATTATCACCCATTTCATATACAATACCTCCTTATATTAAACTATTTAATATAAATTCATCTTCCTCCGTTCTCTCATTCATAGGCTTATTTTGTACCGTTTTGACAAGATCAAGCACCTCATCCCAAGTCCTTTCTGATAGCGTCCCATTATTTATGCCACAACACCTACATCCACTAGAAAATACCGGTATCATACTTCCATCACACATCCTAACGAATTTATATCCTACATATTCATTGCATAAGAAACATCTTCTTACTGGGATAAACCTTATTCTACCTCTATTAATGATACTTATTAATACCTCACGATTCATATTATTCCCTTAATTTACGTTTAACCTCCTTAATATATTTAGGGGAATGTAGTCCCCTATGCAATCTTATAGCCCAATCTATATCCTTTTTAGGATTATGATGAGATTGATATATCTCGAACATTTCCCTAGCCTTGACAGGGTTCGTTCGATCTTCGTATCTATATCTCCTTTTCTCCCGTTTAAGGCGTAATATCCTATTAACCTCATCAACGTATATCCTTTTCATTTGCCACCTCCCTAAGGCCCCGGATGAGGCGTTATACGCCCGATCGTCGTTCCTTGACTCCACGAAAGATAGGGCGGCCGCCAGCTTATCCCATACCCTTGCCTCTACCACGGCAGGCCTTGGGGCGTGGGGCAAGCCACCGCTCCCTTTTGGCGGTGTCAGTATCACCATAGCCATCATAAGCAAGTATCTTGTCATATCTTATCCATATCAAAATTATTACTCACGATTTTATCACCTATGTTAATCTCCCCCATATCCAAGATATTTATATTATTTATTATACTCCTTACCCAAAAAGAGGATATAATAGCAGAATATTATGATATTAAGACATAAGCCTGTCTATTACCATACCACCATATTTATCCTCCGTCCAATATCATTCGTATCAGTACGCAACTTTTATTATTATGGTTATAAATGCACTCAATCATCCCTTTTTCAAGCCGCTATCGCCATTAAGATTATCAGCTATACCCAATATCTTCGAAATAAGAGCCTTTTTAGGCTTATACTCGTCGTTTATGCTTATAACCGAGTAGTTGTATACCACGCCTTCTTTCGAGACCTCCACGCCTACGTATTTAGGCGCAACGGCATCCCTATGCAACACGATAAACGGGTTTTTACCGTCCAGATCATTTATCAACTGGTTAAACTGCCGTCTCGTCATCTGATAGTGATATTATTTCCATGTTATAAATGCGATCTCTCTTTACCCTTATCTTCTCGCATAGCTCATCGAAGCACCCATCTTCTTCTAGCTTATCAACATAATATGATACACTTGATTTAGAGCTTCCTTGAAGATATATATTTCCTCTTATATTCCTTGAGAAAAAATTAGGTAAGACCATCTTTTGTCTCTTATCCTTATTATCCATATAAGATATGACAACAACCCATAATTCTGGTTCCCGTTCTTTTACCGATAACATAAGATCGAGACCCGATTGACCATTGATATTCCTCCTGCCAGTTTCGTTATAACGAAGAATAATATAATCATCCGCTTTATCATCCTCAATCATCACGACCATAGGACTATTACCCTTCCCATTATCACATAATACTCTTGCCTCTTTTCCGTTACGTAGATATACCTTATCGTAATCTCCGTTTTTGTATATCTCGAAATCAAACTCTATTACCATTTTATTTCCTCCTATTGATATATTGTTGCGTACGTCCTTCCTCTATCTTTTCGAAATAGAACTTATTCCCGTATAACCTTGTAAAACAGATGTTATACCCGAAATGCTCCGCACGTCTGATTTGCGCATAACCTCTACTGATGTCCTTATCATCAATCAGCGTAACAAAACAATGTGATCCTACTTCTGTATTCAAAACCAGATTTTCCCAATCTTTTACCTCCATATCAAATCTCCTTAAATAATTTTTTGTTATGATTATCGCTATTATACCATTTGTCAATATTATCGTACTGCTTTGGATAAACCCCATAAGACCTACACCACCTAGGTAACGGCCCGTTCATTACGTCTAATGCCGTCGCAAGGTCGAACGTAGCTTCCTCCTTGATACCACATCCCGATCCACTTCCACGGCTCGGTATATAGGCTCTACTATATGCTACACTCATTCCATATTCTCCATGACTCAGATACCCGATGTTGGGTGAATCAGGGAAGGCGTAATACAACATTATATAATCACCCTTACTCCAACCTCTATTATAAGTATCATCCTGCCATGCGAAAACCCTGCAACCGGCTTCTTTTAATTCCGCTGCCGCTCTTTTTAAAATATTATCTTCCATACTACTTACATTTAAGTTATGCCAAGGTGCCGGGAACCGACCCCGGATCATATCCGCACACGTACGATTATGATATATCCTTCCACCCCGCCAAGGTCATGGTCACAATATTAACAAACTAAAATCTAATGTTCATATCATTACACATCTTAAAGAAGACCTCCCTTATGATCTTTTTATACAAGATGTATATCTCATCATCATCATCGAACTCCACTTCCCATGAACGTAATAAATACCTGATATCGCAATCCGCTATATGAATCCTGAATATAGACGGAACGCTCATTATGTAGTCCTCGAAAGCTTTCTTAATCCCATCCCTTTTGATATGTTCTTTATACTCATCCTTAAACACGTTAAGCATAAAAGCCAGATACTCCCTATTATATCTAAACTGCTTTTTGTAATTATCAGTATCTATATGATCTAGTATATATATTTCTATAGCGTCCCTGTCGTATTTTGACATACCTCTTCCTCCTGTTTTTGATATTTAATGACCCTTTTCTCCACATACGCCTTCGCTAACTGAATAAGCTGGCCGGTAAACACCTTGGTACGGTGTCTTACAATCTTATCCACCAACTCCGGGCATCTGGTTTTCCATCTATAATTAACCTCGCCCTTAGCTTTCTTCTTGTAATATCTGTAAAATGTTACGGCCACTACCACTTCTCCATCTTGTTCAAAAGCCACTAAATCGTAATTGTTGTAAACTATTTCGTTCATGTCGTTATTATTTTTATGTACTTAATCACCTCTTCTGGTAAGGATGCTAGATCCTTAACTCTTTTACCGAAATCGTATGAATGTCTCCTATATGGATAATAATCACCAACATATATTCCTATTCCTTGTGGATGAAATGGATTTTCGCTGCATGCAAACACAGGATAATATACCAACCCACTACTATCTTTACCCTTATCACTTACACATATTATCGTGTATCTATCTATCTCCCCATCGCCAATATCATACACCCTTACTTTTACCTTCACGCCATTGGCGTTTGTTATAACATTATTCATACGCACCTCCTTTGTTGTTCACGATCAAACTAATCTATCTCCCTACCATATATAGTATACGATCCACACCAGCCACGATTCTCATTCGAGACCCTAATATGATCTACAGGCTTATCTCCTGCCATACAATTAGCGTAAGATAATACCTCCGACATGTTTCTGAACCCGGAATCCGCCGCCGATTTTATAAGTTTCCGATCGCACCCGAATACCCATACCTTCATAATATCCCTTTCCTTTACAGTTCTTCTTATACGCATAATCTTGCCATAAAATAAATAAACATAAAATCTATTCTCTCTTTGTTATCATCCATCCTATGCCCGGTGATCTCAAAAACAACCCTACGCTTTTCTATAGTCTGTATATTATCTAACTGAATAGCTATGTAAGGATATTTCATAACTTTCTCTCTATTGATGTTATACAAAATAGCGTTGACATCTTGCCTGCGAAAATACATATTTACCCCTATATAGCTGGCAACCAAAAGACATTCGTCTATTACCCCATCAGTATCGAATAGCAATAACATATCATCCTTCTCGATAGTATATTCCATATCAAGGATCTTGATACGTTTGCTTCCGTCCTTCTTATCTGATATAAGAACCTCTATCATATCCTTATCAGTCGTAAGGATATAATACGCCTCGTCCTTTGTAATATTATTACGAAGATAAGACAGTATCTCATCTTGTAATTTTATAATCTCGTCCATGTTATTAGTATTTTATATTACCACGCCAAAGGAAAGAACGGCAGCCGACACCCGCAGCCTACCACGCCGTGACACCGCCGCCCGTTCCCCTTGGTATTATTCTGGCACCTCTAATTTCCCGTAATAAGGATAAAAACAACCGTCTCGATAAACCGAATATCTGAGCGTTTTATCCTTTGCTTCATAGATGGAAACACAACCGCTGTTATAAGCGTTGGATAGTTCTTTTGCTACAAATCCGCCTATTCGTTTATAGGTTTTAGGCGTATCCCTCAACGGCCTGCCTACATATATTTTTACTCTTTTGCACTTCTTGTCGCCTACGTATATATCCTTTTCTCTAAGCTCCGTTAAATACATGAATCTCATATCAACCGATTTTAAATCCAACATTCCTCTACCTCTATCTCCATATGATCCTCCCAATCACATCTATCAACGTCCTCGCCATCCTCAAAGTAATAGTAGGCCCATACCTGTACGCCTCCTACCTCTATATATCCATCACTTTTCCATTCTATCAACCCGTCTTGCCTTACCACGTTGGTAGGCTCAGCCCCTAGCGACAGCAGATTATTTACTATACTACCGCCAAATACGTTTCTTGCTTCTTCTTTCGTCATATCACTATCAGATTTTTAATATTACACTAACGCCAAAGGAGAATAGGGAACGGACGACCAGCGGGGCCAACCCCACGCCATCGCCGCCCCCGTTTCCCCTTGGTTTCCTCCGCATCACCCCATACTAATAAACAATATCTACCCACCAATAACACCATACCCACCATCACTCACAACCGCCTTGCCTTGACCGGAAACTCCTACCACTTGCAAACTTTTACATTTGATCGGAAGATACCCCTTGCTTGAAAGGCGTTTTCCTTGCTCGAAAGGTGTTTCCCTTGTTTGTTGGTGTTTTTTCTTGTTTGGAAAGGTTTTTCCTTGTTTGTTGGTGTTTTTTCTTGTTTGTTGGTGTTTTTTCTTGTTTGTTGGTGTTTTTCCTTGTTTGGAAAGGTTTTCCTTGTTTGGAAAGGTTTTTTCTTGTTTGGAAAGGTTTTTCCTTGTTTGGAAAGGTTTTTCCTTGTTTGGAGGTGTCCCATCACGCAAATCCCAAATCTCCCTCGAAATTCCCACGAAAACCCAAGACCTTCCGATACTTTGTTCCACGTGGAACGTTGATTCAGTCTAGGATATCGAGGTCTTTGTTCTTGATTGCCTTATATACTTGCCTAATACAATGTATTGATAATAAAACCAATAAAGAAACTATGATTATAGGCAGAGCGTCGCCCGTAGCTATAACGTACCGCCCCAACTCAAACGCCATATACCCACAAAACAAGGTGAGTACGAAATATATAAATACACCCATAAAAATATACAATAAGTAACCACGATTTTAAAATTGAACGCAAATAATACAATTAATTGAGTATCAATAAAATAATATATATCAACCCCTAGAGCTACCTCTAAGGAAAGACAAGCCTAGATATAGATAAAAAATATACAATAAGTACCGCCTATTATATACCTTTTAGGATCGATTCAAGCGCAAATCCATGCATAAGGGTACAATTCACCCGCCCGTATGGATATAGATATATACAAAATGATACATAATAAAGTATTTTACTTACACATTTATAATTAAGGCTTAAAATTTACCGACTTAACACTTTTATGTGCAAGCAAAACATATGGTTATGCTATCATTTTGTAAAATTAGGCACAAAAAAGCCCTTCCGTCCTATATCACTATAGTACGAAAGGGCACAAACTTTAAAATCAAATAAAAACAAACGATCTATTGTCGCAATTTGTTCGCCATGTAACTAACACGTTTCCGCCTACATTTATCAGATTCCCTACTGCAATCTAATTTATTAGACTTGTATAGTTCTTTGGTAAGCTCAATATAAAACTCAATTTGAGACTTTCTTACAGCCTCTAAAGCCTTTTCTTTTTGAATAGATAGTTTCCTATTCAAATTATCGAATTTCTTTTTGTACATAATATATTAATTTAATTACACCAATAAGAATACGGCATGGCTATGAAGTCACAAAGCCGCCGTTATCAAAACGGCCAGCCGGACGCACCACACCCGCCCGATTCCCTTTGGTTTTGTCCCTTTGCCCCGAACGAACGAAGCCAAATACGTACATACGTTGCCCGTGATACGTACCGACAAGGCGCACTTTGTCCGTCAATTTAACCGCACAAAATACCCTTGTAAGGGTTGTTATTTTAATTAATACATATAACATACAAGTATTTAAGCAACCCTATATGTTATTGCATTGATATATTGGTACGGTTATAACCCCGTAATGCACTCCATGCGTGCTGCTCTCGCTACACATGGACATACGCCCTATACATGCGTATATACACCAATATACCCCATGTTTTTACATGGCCTATCCGGTTGACCGGACGTATTAACCAGCCCTGATACATAGCCAAGAATAACGGCACGCCCCTGAACTAGGAGAATGCCTGATCACACTATTAGTCGGCAACCTATTTATACGAACTCTCGATACCCTACCGATTCGCATATCTATGTATCAATATGTTAAATATCTTATCTGTTTAGTCTAAATCAGTGGCACGGCGTGAACGTACAGATATCGCCACCATAATGCCCCTATATATAAAGATATAAGGACATCTTAATATTATCTTACATTTTTATCGTGAGTAAGATAATAGGTAATACATTTGGCTATCAATGAAAACGAAAAATTCGTTATTTTAGTAGCCATTCGAGTAGATTTATATCTTTCGTTATTGTAAATAACGAAATAACCGCTTTTATCCTCAGAGTATTTAATAGGGGCACAATAGCCAAAAGCTTTATGTGTTGTACCCAAAAGAATTTTCTGAGCTTGTTTTTCAGCTAACATTATTTTATTGTTGGCTGATTCATTTTCATCATTGTAAATCTTTTCTATTTCTATATATTGGCAAAATACGCCATCTATATTTGCAAGAATTTCTTTACAAATAGTAATAACCAATTCTTTATCTTTAGCCAAAGCGACTAAAGACGGGATAACATCTTTTGAAACTTCAATATTGTTTTCTTTGATAATATCCATAACATCTTTTTTGCTATTAAACAATCTGCACCAAGATTTTATCGCACCCGTCAAAGTTTCAGACTCCGACTTTTTCACTGCATTTTGTACTCGATTCAAATCTTTTGCTTTCATATTAAATCGCCCTTGCCCTAGGGACTTATATAGGCACCTAGCACGCCTTGTTTGTTAATATTGTTATCTCACATTGCAAATATAATATATGTTTTATTTCCAAACAAATATTTTACAATAAAAATTCAACGATTATATATAATAAAACTAATCAAATGTAAATGTATATTAAAATATTGATTTATATCATTGATAATCAACAATTTAAATGGAAAATAAGCATTCCTTTTTGGTTGGCTGGCGTTTGCCGTTCCTTTTTCCCGCCCTTCGTGGATTGGGGGGGCGGTCCAAAAAAACGGCAGACCCCACGGCCCGATTTCGGGGAGGTGGTCCGTCCCGCATATCCCGCATATCCCGCATATCCCGCATATCCCGCATATCCCGCATATCCCGCATATCCCGCATATCCCGCATATCCCGCATATCCCTCATATCCCCGCAATCCCGCATACCTCTACATGTGATGCGCATCCCAACATATCCCTTATATCCCCATCAAATCCATTCATCGTCCCCTCACGACCTTCTCATTAATTTTATTATATTTGCGATATAATTAAAACATAACATATTATGAATAAAGAAGTTGAATATATGGGGGGGGGTATTTTAACCCTCAGATAAGGAGGGGGTATGTTTAGGCGCAGGACTTCTTCTCCCGGTAAGATCCACTACCGTGTTAATATAAACAAGAATATGTGTCTTGGCGTTGTAGATATATATATTGATGGGAAGCCATATCAACCTGGTTTTAACGGATCTTATCTTGATATATATCGCGATAAGAAGATAAAAACTATAAGCATAAGTGGCCAGATATCATATCTAAATCCGAAAAATGAGTACAATGTTATTTTGGGCATAAGTGGAGGTATTATAGAGGGAACCCTTACGTATCAATATAATTCGGGTATGCATTGCGAGTTGGCTAATAAGGTGATATACGGGAATAGGATAACTAATTTTGTTCCTGTAACGGTGATAAAAGATCCTGGGAAGATCATTAATTTCACTTACAGATCTGAATTACAGACTCAGGTTTTAGATGAAAGTTATGTAAGTTGGGATGGTGATTATGTATTAAACGATAATTGTATAGTAACTGATCTTTGTTCGGGATGTGAATCTTATGCCTATGGGAAAAGTTCTCATGGTGACTATCGAGTAACGGTAAGGATAGTGTAATCCCAAGGGAAGGAGGGAGACCTCGTCCTTCCGGGCCTCCCCCGTCCTACCACCGCCCCTCCCGTTCTTTTTGGCTTCTCCATGTATTGTCTTTGACCGGATATCAAAAATTCATATCTTTGGAACAAAACTACAATCATGTTTAGAGACATACTACATAAAATAAAGATCTTCTTCTGCGATGACGATATCGAGAAGATAAATGTAAGGGATAGTACGGTTATCCGCAACAACGAGATACATAAGATGTATGATGAGATACTTAATGAGCTAGGTGATTTAGCCACTGTCGTATCTAGGAACTACGTATATGGTAGGATAAAGGACAGGACGGTATTAAGTATCCGTCATATCAGCAGGATAATAAACCATACTAAAGTGGAGGAGATATGATCAAGGACGTAATGGAGAGGGATATGATAAATGAGATATCCACGTTGTTTGTAATGATATTCACGTCAGGGTTGATGTTTGTCATGCCTATATTATATATAGGGTATAATGATATCCTTGTCATAATAGGATTCGGGATACTACTATCTTTTATGTTAACCATAATCCCGATCTTGCTTTCTTACGATATAAGGGATGAGATCATTGAGTTGATTGGTGATATGGATAGCCAGATCGTGGTAGATACTTCGGTATATAAAACGAACCTGCCCTAAGTAATTCCTAGGGCAGGTTTGGTATAATTATCATCGAACTATCTCCCAGTCTTCGGCAAATACATCACTGATGGATGGAACCCATGAATCGGCACGTCCGGTATTCTCGTTGTAGATAAGGCATTGACTGGTATAGTCAATGAATCCTTTGCTTTTCAGAATAAGGTCTTTTGCCGATTGAGGAAGAGATTGCATCTTAGGGATGATGTCGCTATCGATATGAGCTGGCACTTGTTTGAATACCATCAAACCTTTACCGTTCCAACCACTTCTACGAACAGTCCCACCTTGTTTTAACACTTCGATAGCATCACCGAAGCACATTACGGATGAATCATCGGCTTTATCGTATGTTTTCTCAAAAATGTCCTGCTTGCAAGGATAAAACTCCCCGTTTACTCCCTTGATGATGTAATCACCTACATTGGCTTTCATAACACCTTCAAGGGTTTCTATACTACAATCAACAGAAGGAGGTATCCCATTATCAGCGTCACCTTCCCTAATAACTTCTATTTTAACACTATCACCAGCGAAATCCTTGATCTCATCATTATTAAAGCCTTTCCATTTTACGGCTTCTATCGCAATTGGTTTCTTTACATATCTATTCATAATTTTACGATTTAATATATTATTATCTTTTGATATACCTTTCTATAAGATCTATTGATAGTTTAGCTCCCAGCTCCTCCTCCAATAGGTTAAGGTAGTTCCGATGCAGGCATCCGCCCCGCTCCACCTCCCTAAAGCCGGCCCCGTCCCTGATCCTGACCAGCCCTTTCTTTGGATCCATGTCGATCATATCCCGAAGCTCGTTCATGTTCTTAAACCTGTCTTCTATCACCTTAAATACATCGATCTTAGGTTTCTTATCCTTATTCTTAGGCTTTATCTTAATTCTCCCGCTCATATCGATTTACATATAATACGATTAACGTTATTATTTTTTCCGCAATAAACGCACATAGATGTAAAAGTTGAATACACCCTCCCGCATACAGGGCATCTCCATCCATACATAACAGGATTTGTTTGTTTGTCAATTTCTTTCAAGCCTTCATTAGTAGTGGATGATGTATTTTTATTTCCCATATCATTCGTTATTTATCTTATCTGTACTACCAAATCCATTGTCACCTCTATCAGATTTTCCAAGATCCTCTAATGACTCTACCTCTTCCCATACGATACGTTCCCGTCTACGAATAAGAAGTTGAGCTACCTTACCACCGACATTACAATAATAAGGACTATGCCTATCCATTTTTCTGTGAACTATCATAATCTCACCACTATATCCTTCATCAATAGTAGCAGGGGCGTTTTGCATAATTAGCTCGCTATTAGTAAAACCACTACGTGGACGGATTTCCATCTCATAATCCTTCGGCAATGCTACATGTACACCGGTATGATATATAATCCTACCACCGTCAAGTTCTATATCCTTAACAAATAAATCCATGCAAGCATCCTCTTTATGAGCATATTCAGGCAGCTTAGCCCCTTCTTCCAGCCATATCTTGACCTTACACGTATCTATACCATCAAGTAACTCAATTACCTCTTTGTAGCTCATAGGTTGCTCTGATGCCAATGAAATGGCTCTTGCCAATAAATCTTTAATCTTACTCATTTTATCTTGTTTTTAAACTCTTTCCCCTTCGGGCATTGTAATTTACATTCCTCACCACAAGCGGAACAGTTGGGTCTCATTCCGGACACCCCTCTTCCCCCGTACGGCCAGTAAGCATAATCGCAGACGCTCCAGAACGCCTCCATCGCCTTTATCTTGGCATCGACGGTTATCTTCTCCCTCACCTTTTTCATGCTTTTCCTGAACTCGTCTTTCATATCCTTCCCCTCTATCTGTCTAGCCTTACGTCTCTCATTCCACCAATTATAGTAGAATTTGTCAGCCATCTTATAGGCTTCCGGATCAAATTTATCACGGTGCAGGATAGGGGCGTCCTTGACCTTTCTCAAATTCCTGCCACAAACATAAGCAAGCCCGGCGTACGGAGGTATGTCCTTAGGGTCAACCAACCCATCCGGCACGCAGTAGTAGAAGTAGTTGGGTCTACCGTACCTAGTCCAGCCTCCGGCATCGTACAGGGCTTGCCTTCGAGCCTCGAACCAGCCTTGCATTACTTGGTGCTTTTCCTGTTTCTCGAAATCCTTGTTATAGTCAGCCAACGAGATCTTTACCTCAACCTCATAAGCGTACATAGATCTGGTTATAGCCAGATAATCGGACTCCCAGTTATATACATACAGGTTATTTATCACCCATTTAGGCGATACCAAGAACTGTCTGTTAAGGATATCCAATATCCCTCTTTCAGTGTATTCAATACCTTTATTTGATTGCCGTGTTCCCATCTCCTGTCAGAGGATTATTCCTTAACCCAACCGCCATTATAGCGTTCGATACCAATCTCCGTAATCCGCTTATATCCTTATCATGGAATGAGAAAGTGGTTAAGTTATGCGATTCAGTAATCTTATCATAAGACTTTATCATCAACACAGCCACATACTCACCCATCATCTTTTCATTCATGATATCAAGATCGATTATGCCGTGATCTATTAGATCAACCACATCCCATCCTGCTGGTAGATACTTTTTTATTTGATTAATATCCATACCAAATAGTTATTATAAATAGGAGGGTCGTGCTACCCTCCTATAGATTACACACGAAAAATAGAACTGAAAGCGATCTTAAGCACGTAAGATTTTATTAATTCCCGTAGGCTGTCTACCGGTTATCGTTAATTACCGACCTACGGGAATATGTTTAAGAAAACACCATGTACCCCAATCCGGAATCGAACCGAAATTTCATCGTTAGGACCGACGTGTTCTATCCATTGAACTATTAGGGCATATGTCCTTATTCTCACGAACCAGGACATCAAACGTCTAAACTTTAAAAAACCTAATGACAAAACTCTATGCTAGTTTTTCCCCAAAAAATAGCGTGGACCCGGCCGGGCTTGAACCGACAACCTTCTGGTTATGAGCCAGTTGCTCTTACCAATTGAGCTACGGGTCCTAAATACACCACATCGGCTTTCACAAGAGGATGTGGATAGGAATTTCTCGAAGTTTATATAGTAACTTTATGAAACTATTGTCCAACATTCTAGCATATAGCACCAATCCTCGAACGGGAACGTCTCCACGCCAGACCTACCCCATCCCGTCCCCCAACTGTTCTGTAGGACGAAGCCGGCCTTGTCCCAGCCGGTGAGGATAACGGCATGACCTCCCAAGTTCTGCCCTTGGCCTTGCCAGAATCGATTACCATAATTATAGCAATACAGACCTATAACCAGAGGCCCATTCAGCATCAACGCTACCTTAGCCGATACCGGATCTATGATCCTAGCGTAACTGTTTATTTTCTCCCCATCTACGCCTACGTTCTTGATAGACTTGATAGCGTCACGAAGAACCATCCCGTCTTGATCCTTATCCTCTCTCAGATCATATATATCGTAAGGAGAGATCTTAGCCGGTCTTTTAATAGCCCTTATACTCTTTCTCCAATTAAGTATCTCAGCCAAGCTTATTGCCGCGCAAATAGGAGAAGATCCTTGATCCACTACGCTATCAATGTTATTGACCTTATACTCATCAGGAACAGCCTCATGCTGCATATTCATAATAGCGTCCCTGTCATCCGCTGGTGATGGTATATAACCTAGTCCGTATTTCATCATTTATCCTTTTTATGGTAATCAATTATCTTGATATTAAACGTATCGGATCTTTGCCTTACCTGTATAGACCCCCTAGCCTTTCCCTTGGCGTCGTACAGGGCGGTAAAGCCAAAGTTATCGACCCGGCCGTCGTCCAGCGTAAACCGCCACTCCTTCCATTGGCCCATCACGGTTCCGGAAGACACTATGGAATCTACTACATAAGATATATCAGTAGTATCATATTCTGTATAGTAGGTTCTTGACGTACTGCATCCGACAACCGCTAAGGTAAATAACGTTAACAAGAAAAACAAGATCTTATTCACTTTTCTTAGATTTTTTACGTTTCTTAGATTTCTTCTTATCCTCCACCTTATTCTCGATATTTACCTCATTACCGGCATCGGCATCAGTAACCTCAGATACGTTATTTTCAGGTATATCAATATGACCGGAATTAGGATCTATCTTATCCTCATCAACAACAACCTCATCAGGAACATCGATGTCTAAAATCTCTGCCTCCAGATACTTGATACGATCTGACATAATTTTATTCTGGTCATCAAGTTCCTTATATCTTCTTCTAGCCTCATCGAGTAATTTAGATGATAGTTTATGTTTCTTCTCAATATCCATATAAGCCCTTTTAAGAGTCTCTTTCTCTTTCACCGACTCATTATATAACTCTCTTGATTTACTAAGCTCATTCCCCATCTTAACGATATGAGAATCCTTGGAATCTATATCCATATCAAGAGAATCGACAAGCGTATCAAGATACTTTATTTTCTCTTCTAATTCCGTTATCTTCTTGCGGGAATCCTCATAATCTCTTTTTAATCTACTTGAATAGCTAACAGCCTCATCAAGATCCTGTTTTAGAGTATTTATATAGCTACTCTTTACTATCTTCAATCCGAACATCTTTATCACTGTTATAGGTTTCACGAATATCGGCTTTTATCTTGCCGACTATAATTAACTCAGCTATATGTTTGTCTTTCTCGACTATAGCCATATCCTTACGGACATTAGTGACCCTGATCATGATATTCCCGTTATTAGACGAGACGAACGGTGATCCCACCAAAGTAAGTCCCGTATCGCCGGTAAACGACGGCAGCATCATCAACACCCCTATGGTATTATCCGGGAACGATGCCCACACCCCTGTGTCTATATCAAGGACATCACCCTGCCCTAATGGGAAGGCATTACCCTGCTTGATAGGAATATCCTTACCCAACGAGTTCCATGCTTTCGAGAATCTTACGGAGTTAAGGAAGATCTTTCCCTCTTTCTCCACCATCCCTACCATAGGTTCGCAATTCAATCTAACCTCGTTTTGTTTATCATCCGGCTTCTCCTCAAGCTCATCAAGGTCTCTGGCTGATGTAAATGACTTACTCTCCAGAAGTTTTTTGATATCTTCAATCGTAGCCATACTATAATTTTATTATTAAATAAACGATCTTCAATCCTAACTTCAAATCAGATGTCTTTTTGAACATCTCCCTAAGAGGTAAGATAGTAGCGTCAAGATCTGACGCTACCCATTCTCCATCCTTATAATACATATTCTTTTCCTCGGAATACGCTACACAAGGTCGATGCCCTAAGTTCTTCATAACCGTATCTACCTTATTTTGGGTAGGCATCGAGACACGGTTCACTTTAGTAGATATATTAAAATTACTTTCTATCATAAATCAAATTCTACATATTTATAATCAACATTATTTATCTCAAATATCTTATCCATAAATATTCTATGTTTCTCTTTAGTATCAAGAAGATTCTCACCATAAAAGAAAAATCTATTTTCATTATCCAATTTTAGATATTTATGAATAAGTTTATGTGCTCTTCTTGATAAAATAAACCCGCTTTTTAAACAATCATAATCCCAATGATGAGCTTCTTTGTATTTTAAATCAAATCCTCTTGATCTTAATGACCTACTTAAACCTTTATATACACAAGATTTTGTTTTATAATTTTTACTATGCTTACTTGCATATCCAAGCCTCTTATACTTTTCTCTTCCTCTTTCCCTTTCTTTATCTACAAAATCGGGATTTTTGATATTATCATTATATTTATCATGAACATCTTTTTTAGCGCACTCCTTACACTTATTAAAATGTCCATCTTTCATTTTAGGATGCTTATAAAACTCATCTATGGATTTTATTTTACCACATTTGAAACAAACCTTATCCATATAAATCAGAAAGGAAGATCATTGTCATCTCCAAAAGGAGGATATTGAGGAGGTTGCTGTTGACTTCCAAAAAAAGGCGCTTGGGCTGTCTGAGGCGGAGCCTGCTGGCATGATGGAGGAGGCGTCTGCGGCTGGGATTGCGGCTGATATGACAGTGGGGGCGTTTGCGTTGTAGCCTCACCAGCGTTGTTTTGGCTTGCCGACTGAACGGGTTTCACACCATCTGTCTTAATACTTTGAATATACTTATTAAGCACTTGATAGGCAAAAGCATCTTGAGCCGTATAATCAAACTTCTTATTCCCCATTATATCAGTACTCTCAACTCTGTCAGGCCATCCATTCTGACCATTCTTATAATATTGCTGTATAAGTTCATCCCTTCCATCAGGAGTTTCCCTAGCATATGAGATAAAAAAATTACCCGGGGCATATTGATCTCCTTTCCTAGCGTGAGCTGGATTGATTACCACCTTACGCTTTAAATCAATATTAGGCAAGTATCTCACCAATGACTTAACATAATTATTAATACCTCCTTTTTGAGTCATCAAAGGAACATTTATAATATAGTTTCCTTCGTCATCGCTTATTTTTATAGCTACGTATTTAGTTTTTGCCCCGTTATAGTCAACCTCCCTTATCTCAATATCTGATAAATATCCCTCTATACCATTCCAAAATACTTTCCAATAAGATACAGCCCCGGTCTTATCATTCACATGTTCCTCATAACCTTCTTTAGGCTCCTTGGATGATTGATAAAGAACTCCACCACCACTTATCTTAAAGTAGTGATTATTAGATCCTAGCGAATTTTCACGAACTCCCATATTATATATATTTAAAAATTAAACAATAATTGATGATGATAAGAAATACTCATTCTTATTATTTTCCCCATAAATCTTATTAAAATGAGATTTATGGTCATGCTCGATAACTATCCTATTATATGATATGCTTTTAACTATACCAAGATACCTACCACATAGCACATCGCATATAATATCATTACCGTTATGCGATAAAGCCGTAAGCCTTTCCTTACAAGATCTTCCAGACATAGGGTTCTCTGACATAATACCGCATCCTTTTTCAGTGAATATCAATCTACAATGATCGAACTCATTTACCTTAAGATTGTTTTGGAGGGCTTGGACGAGTAGATCCTTATCAAAGACATAGGTACTTGTTTTGACAAAATGCTCGTCCACGAACCTCCAGTTAGGATAATTACCGTCAAAGTGAATCTCATACATATCCATATCAGGGGTAGAGAAGTAAGTCCTAGTATCATCTACTTTGATAGACAACGTATCTAATGACTTATTGATATGATTATCAAGTAATAAAGAGGAGGCGTTTGATACCGGGATAAATACCTTCTCTACCTTATCCTGATTAGGGATAAAATACCTGTAAATAGTATTCCTGTCAGTACTTACTATATTAATATTAATATCATCAATATCAATGACCACATTCTCTATGCAAGGATAAAGCTCGTTGATCTCCGTATAATTACTGGCCTTGTTAAGGACCGATACATAATCATTCATCTTAACATTAATACCTCCATCAGGGATATTATATACCATAGGGAAAGTATTTACGTCAAAGGCCGGACAGCTATACTCACCAGAGGCGTAGTATATAGTAATACTGTCCTTCTTATCGGAAAGCACGATCTTAATCTCACCATTCTTCTGTTTTTTTACAAACCTTATGAAAGAGCTTGCCTCTACCAAGAAAGAGAAGTTAGAATCAGACTCCACTTCCAGCTTCTCTATAACACATACCTTGGCGTTTACGGAAGTAATATAAGCTAGACTATTGATGATATCTATCTTAATATTCTTATAGAGTGAATTAGATCCGGCATTTTTAACAACCAATTCTAATTTACTTAACTTCTCATTCAATGATTTCGACAAGCACTTAAATAACATAATGAACAACCTTTATATTACATTGCAAATGTAATCATAATTATATTAATTCAAATACAACAAACGCTTAATAGTATTAAAATAACTTAAACTTACGTCTAATATACTCGGCTATAAGCGTAGCATCGCACATTCCATCTTGTATTTTGGTAGGTTGAACTCCTTTACCTGACCATGGTTTTACGAAAGACACCAAAGGGAAAAGGCGTATGGCGCATCGGATGGAGGTAGCTTTCGTATCCAGCTTAGCCGCCGTATACACCCGATCGGCTGTCGTATGAAGCTCCTTCTGCCAGGTCTTTGGTTGCACCTCCTCGAACATGAACCTAACATCCGGGTGAGATCCGTATCGCTCCATCATCTCCACCATCATAGCGAATAGAGCGTTCGGTTCCCGGCGCCGTCCGCCGAAGGTGAAGTTGCTGGCGGCTGAGCTGTTGTGGATGCTGTGGACGTCCTCGACGGCGATCGCCAGCGTTCCCCCACCTTCTTCTTGGATTTTATCCGCTGCGTCAAGGAAGAAACTTGATATGGCCCTAAGATCTATATCTCCCTTAGCCGATATCCTTGGTGTCATAATTACCTTAACCTCCCCGTTCTCCGGGATCATAGACAATCCTCCGGTATCTATACCCGGATCTATTCCTATAACTGCATTCATATCAGGAACAATATTGAATTATTAATTTATCCTCAGTAATATCTTTAACCATATCACGCACATCATCCACAGATATACTGTTATATACGTCATATGAATCCATTATCCCATTAAATCTTGACATTACAAAAGATATGTAGCTCTCGTAGTAATCATCAATATTCATCATATTTAACTTATCAGATAACTTAGCCATCCTTAAGACAAGCTCTATATTGTCATTATTCGCTATATGATGAAAATTATTGACATAATCAATCGCACAATCTTTTGTGATGTTACATTTATCTGGACTTACATCAATTATTAAGCTAGCAATTATTCTATTCGAGTAATTCATGTATCTCTTGTTTACAGAATAGCATAATCCGTTATTTCTAAGATAATGAAACATAGAGAAATTATAATTGCCACACATCATAGATAACACGATAAACAATACACATAATTTCTTGAAATCACAATTATCCAATATAAACGACACATATAACTGTCTTGGGTTCTTCTTGTATTTATAAATACCATATTTAGGATCAGATACAGCAAATTCCTTAAGCTTATTACGATAAAATGAGTTGATATCAATAGTATTTGACAATTCTGTCATATCTAATACATGTTTATCCACGAAATCATCGCATCCATATAAATGAAATACTATCTCTGATTTATTTAATATCGCATCTCGACATAATGTAAGGTCATCTTCCTTTATTTTACCGACAGATCTTTTAGTACCTAATATATTTACAAAACAACGCTTATCTATTCCAGATAATTCTATAAGTCTATTATCATTAATCCATGATTCATCATTATCAATCTCGGTTAGTATAACATTCCTCTCGCTTTCTATAAAATCACTGCTCATGTCTGGATTTACTATAGAATTATGAGCGAACTTAATACATTCATCAATATTGGCATCAGGTAATGCAAGTCCCTTGAATACAATTGATCTTTGATCGGTATACCCATTAAAATCAAAGAATAGCTTATCGCCAATGTTATCTTCACGTTTTATCGCTATATGCTCATAAAAATGAGGCAATCCTTTCCTTGACATTAATATAGATACAATATCAGGTATCTCAGCGCATACTGATCCAATAGGAATATTCATCCCGCTATCGTAATAAAAGCATCTACATCCTAGATCTTTTATCAGTCCTGTGTATATTCTCATATCTTGAGCGTATATAATGAATGAAAATCCTCCGGTCTGAACACCTGTATTGAGTCATCCGGATACATACCTATATAATAACCGTAAAAAGCCCGTAGAATGCCATTTTCTAGGCTTATATCCAAAGCCTTTACCTTGTTACCATCAACCATCACATCAAGTTCCTTGGTTCTTTGGGATATCTTGTCGAACCATTCAGGTACAGGATCAATACCGTACCTGAATGCGTTTACTGTTGATTTTATAGAGATATACGTACCCATGATCAGATAAGATTACAATCATCACGTTTAACAACCTTAAAATCTCCCTCTCTAAATAATAAAACTACGTCAGTTCTATTATACTTACACTTCTTGATATCCACCAAATGGTAAGAAGCCTCCCCTACGGCGGGGCGAACCGGTCTCAATACGGCTACGGCTATATCACCGCCAAGCTCAACCCCACCGGTTACACCTTGTAAGCACATGAATATATATCCCTCAAACTCATGTTTCTTGCCGATAAACTCGCTCATAGGAATACCTACGAATAGATAGGTCTTTACATCCTCTTTTTTTACCTCTATAGCGTTCTCAACACTAGAAGGTATTACGTCTACAAATTTTGCTCCGATAGCCATAACCTCAAATATTTAGTTTAGTTCTTAATTCTTGACACAATTCTTGATTGTCTCTCATAATACTTAACGTATTATCCACTCCATTGCCTACTCGGACCTCTCCGTACCAGTACCATGATCCTTTACGGGTAAAGATACCGGTTTCCTCACATAACTTCAAAAGTTCAAGCTCCTTGTCAAATCCTACGCCATAATACAATGCTGTCTCTGCTATCTGGAAAGGTATAGCTGTCTTGTTCTTCAATACCTTTATCCGAACCTCATGACCGATAGAAGAGCCATCTTCTCCTACAATGACCTTTTTCCTTGACATCTCCATACGGATAGAGGCATAGAATTTAAGAGCGTTACCACCGGTTGTTACCTTCGGATCACCATATATTACACCGATCTTCTCCCGATACTGGTTGATGAATACCAGAACACAATCGCTTTTGTTTACGATCCCGGTAAGAACTCTCATGGCTTTTGACATCAACCGGGCTTGTAATCCCATGTTGCTATCTTCCATATCACCCTCGATCTCCTTCTTCGGGACCAAGTTCGCCACGGAATCCACGACAATAAAGCCTACCTTGCCGGACTCCACCAGCTTGGCCGTGATATCGATAGCCAACTCCCCGTAGCTTGGCTGGGAAATAAGGAACCGGTTAACGTCCAATCCCATCTTCTTAGCGTATTCGATATCAAAAGCGTTCTCCACGTCTATTATAGCTACCAGCTTATCGGGATGTTTTTTCTGGAACTCGATCATACTTAACGTACACATCATAGTCTTGCCACAAGACTCCATCCCGACCAGCTCATGAATCCGGCCTACCGCCCATCCGCCGCCGAGGGCCTTATCCACCACCAGCGAACCAGTGCTTTCCCTTGGTATGGATATTATAGGCTTATCGTCACCGAAGTTCATTATCGAGCCTTCTCCAAGCTCTTTATTTAAAGATGATACTAACTCATCTACGTCTGAAAAAAGTTCTTTCTTAGCCATTATAATCCGTATTGTTCGAAGTCAAATAAATCTTGTTGTTTCTTGATCATATCCTTCCCGATATCAGATATCTTTTCTGGGTTCAAAACACCCTCATTCTCATCTACCTTATCCATAAAGTCAGATATCTTATCGCTTAGCAGTACCATATCTTCCTTAGGAACTGATTTTAGATAAAGACCGTCTATAGACCTACATCTTGAAAGAGCGGTATATATCTGTCCTATCTCGAAGGCTCTGCTGATGTCTACAAATATATTATCTAAAGTCATTCCCTGGGATTTATGGACAGTTATGGCGTATCCTAACCTCAATGGATATTGTATTATATAGCCGCAAGAAATGCCTTCAAGGGAATCATCTACCTGCTTGTACTTCATCTTCTCCCACTTCTCTTTGGTTATCTCCACCTCAGTATCGTTGTCTAGATGAACATATATCGTCTCATCAACAGTATCTATGCTGGTTATGATACCCATCGAGCCATTGACATACCCGTTGCCGTTTCTGGTTATTATGACCTTAGCCCCTACCTTTACTATAAGCTCATCCTCGCAAGGCGCTACAGGCTTCTCCCCGAATACAGTGGCATCGAACTTAAATACCTTATTATTGATCTTATCAAGATTAGTCTTATTTATCTCATAAGCTTCTTTGTTAGTTGAGCATATAATTATAGTATTATCCATATTATCCGGATACTTGACCCTGCTATCCAATATCTGTCTTGACTCGTCGGTAATAACCCCACATCTTATATCCTCAAGTACGGAAAGAAGCTGAGGATCTTTTTGACGGAATACGTTCTCGAAGGTAATGACCGAGAATCCTGACGCTCTTAATGCCTTTGATGAGAAAAAGAACCGGCTCTCATAATATTTGTCGATAAAATCATCCGCCGTCACCACAGGAGGTAGTTGTGATAGATCTCCAAACATAATCAACCTAACGCCACCGAAAGGCTCCTTGCTACGCCTGCATTGTCTAAGTATGTCAGCCACCTCATCAAGCAAATCAGGTCTTACCATACTGATCTCGTCAATGACAATAGTATCAAGATTCTTGATCTTCTTCTTCATAAACGGACTTACATCCACCTTATTCGACAACATACCTCTCTCGATAGAAGGAATGTAAGGATCGTTCTTTATAGAGAAGAACGAATGAATGGTCTGTCCACCGGCATTCAACGCCGCTACTCCAGTCGGTGCTATGATAACGCACTTACCCAAGAACTTTACGATACGTCTCATGAACGTACTTTTACCACTACCGGCTCTACCGGTAATAAACAGATTTTCCCTAGTGGTGAAAATCTTTTTCAAGGCACGACCTTGCTCCACGTTTTGATCCACCGTCATAATATGACGAAGGAGGTCGTTTTCGTTTCTAAAATCCTCTTTTACCATATCTTTTTAAGTTTATGGTACAAAGATACGAATAGTTATAATTAACTAATTGAAATAAATGTAAATAATATATAAATATTAAATTTTATACCTGATACTCAGGTCATCCAGCCTTGCTCATCTCAGCTGATTTTTTACCTAAAAACACGTTTATTATGTAGTCTGTAGATATCAGAATATACAGCACGCTTCCTTTGTATGATGCCCTTATATGCCCTATAGTTACATTGTTATTGTCTTTCGTGTTAACCACTCCATTGTTCTTCACCACCTCTTCATACAAATCGGATATACTCTTCTTACACATGTCTAAGAACATGCTTATATATCTGTATATAGTGGATTGAGATATCTCTTGCATACCTATGCCTATGAGATTCTTATTCAACTCATTAAGAAGGTATGCTACATTGAACTTAATTGTCTTTCTTTTAGTTACTTTGTATATATGATGTACGTTTCTGGTTCTGGCCCTGAATATTATCTTGGAAAGGATTCTTACCCGATCAAGTTTCCGGCTTTTGTTAGCCATATTCCGTCTTTCGTCTGAGCTTAAATTCTTATCCAGACATTTGTATACGGATCTTTTCTTACCTACGAATATTTCTTTCGTATCCTCATTCTTCTTAGCCTTATACGAGTAGATCATGATATCAGATAAAGCTATTCTTATCTCGCCCTCTGCGTAAGCCTTAAGCGTCTTTAGCTGATAGTCTATATCCTCATGGCAGTTCTCTATAACATGTCTGTAGCAGAAATAAGCTATGCCATCGGATAGGATATCTATAAAATCATCGGTATTGATCTCGATACGGTCACGGTAACCATCTCTCATCCTATTTCTTAAAAATACATGCTTCTGGACGTTTATGATAGTAAGATAGGCTACTACCTGCTTACACTTCTTTTCTATAACCATACCGGAACCTCTTATATTATCTTTCTTGTTCGAGTATTTTACGGCCGTAACCTTCTTCCCGTCCTTATTAGTTACAGGTTTGTAATCTACTGGGCAGACAAGTGATCCTGCCGGAAGCCTTAGGCATCCAAGCTCATCTTTTTTTGCTTGTATATCTTTTGGAATATATGCTTCGGTAAGAATCTTATCGAAATTTGATTTCATTTTCTGTAAAAGTACTATATTTGTTCCCATATTTTTATCTTTGTTGCGAATATACGAGTTTCATCAATACGAAACAAGTTATTCGGATGGATGGGTAGCCTGGGAAGGTCGCCCATTTGTTGTTTAAGGAGGGTAGGAGATGCCCGTAAAACGCTGTGCGCGTGAACGATGGTTTTTCTCAACCTACTTGTTACGCGCGCGTTAATAGGTATATTTATTAAATATAATTAACTCTATAAACATATACTACTTACTAATATCTCTATCTGTACACAGAACCTCTCCTGGCGTCGAGTTCCTGTGTACTCCACTTAAAGTCTCTATTTAATAAAACATTGCTTTTCACTGCCAAGGTATGGTGCCGTCAGGCAGGATACCGCAGGCTAAACCTGGTAGAAGCCGTATCCTATACCGGAAGCCGGTACCCCAGTAGGGGGATCGGGTGGAGCAAAAGCCAAAGAAGAAAAAGCGAGGTCATGTGCGGTCGCTCACGCTCCGGCCGTCCGTATCTTCTACGGCAGGCCCCATGCCCCAAGGCCTCCCATTTCCCCTTGGCTTTATATCCCATAGCTTGGGAGGAAGGAATCCAAAGGGAAAAAGGTAAGGTCGTATTCGGTCGCTCACGCTCCGGCAGGCGAATATATCTCTACCGCCGTCCATGTCAATAGCGAACCTCTGGCGGCATTGTCCGGCATAACGGCGGTAGCCTTACCTTGGGTGCCCCATCGTGTCCCCCACCAATCTTTTTCCCTTTGGATGCCTTGGCTATGTCATGGGACGATAAAAAGCCAAAAAGAAAAAAGGAGTGGTCGCATCCCGTGAGGCAGGATAAGGATGTTCCCCGCCGTCCACGCGCATAGCGTACGTGAACTTCACTGCCCTTACTATTGTAGCCAGCCGTAGACATACATGGCTTCATTCGTCCTACCCCACTAGCCTTTTCCCTTTGGATTCTCGTAAATACATGCTAGTCAGCATATATTATGTCGATTATGGCAAAATTTCTTGACAACGATATTTTTTTTAAGTAGTTTTGCTGAAAACTAATTTCATATGCCGGAACAGAGAAAAGCTTTCGTATTTGCGTTACCTTACGACACTAGACTGGATATGATCCAGCAGTTCTTAAGGATATACAACGGCTATCTGGATTCTAAGGGTAGAAGCTTGATCACCGAAAGAACGATAAACTTACTTTCTTTCTACATCAACTACGGATACTCGGATGATACCAGGGCTAAGTACATGGATTGTCATGGGCAGAAGGAGTCTTACATCGCTGTCCTTAACAATGAGTTGAAGCGTGGTGGTTTTCTGGTGGACAAGAAGAACGGGAATTTCCGTACCCGTGAGCTGTCTATTGAGATGAGAAGCCTACGTAACTATTTCGTTCTTGACGGGGAGGGTGATGATACCCGTGTAATGGGATTTGTGTTCAAGAGAAACAAATTGGATATTGATGGGTAGGAATCTTATTTCATTCGATAGGGATATCGTGGATGAGGTGGTAAGAAGATCTGATGGGAAGTTTACCAAACAACAGGTAGAGTGGTGCATGAAAGCATCCGTATCTTATATCCATCATCTCTCCAGATATACCGATAATATATCTATCAGGATCCCGTTTATCGGATACGTTATATGCAATCTTCGCGAGATGCGGGTAAGACGTGATAAGATACGTCGGATATTTGTCAAGGAAGGTAATCGTTATCCGGATGAAAGGATGCCTATTGAGCTTGATTGTCTGGATAAGAAGATTAAGGCGATAGAGGATATGGAGGGGTTGAAGAACGGAGATCCTCTTATACGTGATAACCATGAGGCCATGTATCAATGTCGGTATGGAATGACATGGGAACAATTACAGGATTTTCAACAAAAACAATTTAAGAAATAATATGCAAACAATCGGTAAAGCCCAAGTGATAGCCCAAGCTTGGGAAGACAGTTTATTGGGTAGGATTCCTAAGGATGAGAAGGATTATCCGGAGTGGTACAAGAATCGTCTTGATTTATGCAAGAAATGTCCTAAGAACTCTTCTAATATAGCTTTCTTTAAGTTACCAGCTAAGGTATTGCTGCAAAGATTGATGGGAAGACAGGCATGTTCGTTGTGTGGTTGTTTTATCAAGGAGAAGGCTTGGATGAAGACCGAGGTATGCCCGTTGAAGTTCGTGGAAGGAGAGAAAGCCAAATGGAATGCTATGGAGGTCATAACCGCCGATCATAACGATTTTAATATCGAGTGCCCTAACGATGCATTTGATATAGGACTTACGGATGACGAGAGCGAGTTTTATCTAAATATTTTTGATCAGAAAATAGGTGATAAGATAGAAATCGTGTTATTTATCACCCATAAAGATGGTTTCCATGTCAAGGAGCATCATCTTGGATGTGGATGTATGGGAGATGTATCATATAACAAACATCCTGACAATGAGAATAGGACTATATTTAGGATGACGTTGGATACCTCAAAATATACGGAAGGTCATTTTGAGAAACATCTATCTCTCATGGGTTATACGAAAGATGATCCTGAACGTAATTTCAAACATTTCCCGTTACGTATTATAGGGGAAGCTTATAAGTAATAGCGATGAGAAGTCCCGTAAGAAGCAAGATAGATGATCGTATCCATGCCCTTATTGTCATGGAAGTCGGTTGCCGTGAGTTACCCGAATATTCGCTGGGTGATATACTTTACTCCGCTTTAAGGAGAGTTGCTAGGGCTAATGGTGGTAATGTCCGCTTCTTGAGGGATGTTAGTACCAGGGATTTATTGAGGTCTATAGACCAAAGTATAAATGATGAGATTGAGTTGAATAGCAATGATTATAACGCGTGATTATTATGGAGGAGAATAAGGATATAAAAAAGGAGATCAGGGATTATCTTAAGGAGGAGGCGGATACTCATATAAGGCATTGGATAGCCATAAAGCGTGAGAGCAAGCGTCTGTATAGCGATATTGAGGATAGGACTAAGAAGATAGCCCTTAAATCATCTTCGTTGATAAAAGAGGAGGATTTTGTCGTTCTTCATGAGATGACCCATAAGATACAGATGTTGAATATAGAGGCTGTAAAAGTCAATTCTAGGTTGATGTTCATAATCCAGTTGGCTACCAGCTTCGGTATGGATCTGGATTTAGACACGACATATGCGTCCACCGCCAAGAGTATTATAGAAGACAGAACGTCTGGATTCGTGTTTTATGATGATAAGGAACGTCTTAGATATGCTGACAAGGAGCTTGAGGATATGTTCCATGACATGAGCGTGAAGGAAGTAAGTAAGATCGGGGTTGTTCAATCTTATGAGCTTCTTATGAAACAGTATAACGAGTTTAAGGATATGAAAGCCAATGCCACAGGGAAGACGAAAGCCGACGAGTAAGGATGTCGATCGGGTGAATGATAATCTTGAGGTCATATCCAAGGCCGTGGATGACGCCAAGACGTATATCGCCAAGCATCCATGGGATAAGGAGAAACCTGAGGATATGGCTAGGGCGTTCGATTTCATATCCAAGTTGATCGATAAGATCAATTCATGGAATGAATCGTATATGGAAAAAAGCGGAATCATGGATGTATATAGGTCTGTAAGCAATGTCCAGAAAAAGGAACGTAAGGGTCAGGTTTCTGGTGGAATCGAGTCTGTTTTAAAGGATATTATAAAATGAGTCTAAGCACGAGTCCAGAATTTTATGTAAACATGAAAAATCCTCCTGTATGGAATGATCTGTTCGGTTGGGAGGATCAGGATGACGATGTTAAGCAGTTCTTTAAGGAAGAGGCTTATAAGGTCAAGTACGGGGTGACTATCAATGGTACGTTCATCCCTCCATGGCTTTATTGGCATGTTAATTTCTTTCCCGTATTTCAGGATCTTCCAAACGGGGAACGTGTGCCAGCGATCAGTCGTTTGCGTGATAACGAATGGTTTTTCGCCGAGATGTACCAACGTGCCCGTATGGAGAAGAAAGGATTGGGAATGTTTGGTACTCGTCGTTTTGGCAAGGCTCTTCTGGACTCGGAGCTGATATATACTCCTCATGGATCTAAGAAAATAGGATTCGCCGATATAGGAGATATCATATACGGTGATGACGGGAAGCTTACTACCATAGTGGGCGTATATCCTCAGGGATTCGTTGATACGTACAAAGTGACCTTTGAGGACGGTCGCAGCGTGGTGTGTTGCGGGCAGCACCAGTGGAAAGTCAAGTATCATGGTGATTATAAGGTTATGAGCACTATGGGTATCATCCATTCTGACTTCTCCAAAATGACTATAGATATTGGGGAAGCGGTAGATTTCCCTGAGCGGCGGTGGCTGATATCGCCCCAGCTCATGGGGTCTCTGGCCGCCTCCTTCCTTTGTGGAGCTACCGACAGGATCTTTGAGCTAAGCAAGAAGGAGATGGATGATGTCATTTATTCATCCAGAAAACAGAAAGAGTTGTTCATAAGATCGTTTATGAAGATCGCTTGTGGTATAAATACCGGTGACGATCGTTTTAAGGTCGTTTATAAAAGCGAGTATATTATATCCTTTGTAAGGAAAATATTTTGGTCTATGGGGTATTATTGTGTCATGGATGGTGACGATATGTATATATCTAAGACTCACGATAGGCTTAGGATATATGATATAGATTATTACGGTAAATATAAGGCTACTTGTATTGAGGTCGATAATAAATCGCATCAGTTTCTTACTACCAATTTTGTCGTATCCCATAATACGACCATCATGTCATCACTTCTCCAGATGAACGCTACGATGACTATCGGTCTTAGTCATTCTGTAGTAGGATTCAGCGACAGTGACTTATCCAATATCGGCGAGTATTGTGAGTATGGTCTTGATCATGTGCATCCTTTTTTCAGGATCAACAGAACCAAGACCGACTGGAGTTCGGGAGTTACATTAGGCAAGAGGATGTCCAATGGTGTACGTGATATCCATGCCATTATCTCTATAGCCAACATCAACATGGGTAGGAAGACCTCCACGCAGAAGACGGCTGGTTTGACACCGGCTACGGCTATTTTCGACGAGGTAGGCAAAGGTCCGATAAAGAAGCCTTACACGGCCGCCATGCCATCCTACGACACGCCTTATGGCTGGCGTCTTAGTCCTATCTTGGCCGGTACCGGTGGTGAGGTGGAGTTGTCTAAGGACGCTCAAGAGATGTTCTCCGATCCCGAGACATATAACCTTCTGGTCATGGACTGGGATATCCTAAACCGTAGAGCCATGAAAGGAAAAACATGGAAAGAACGGAAATGGGCGATGTTTGTCCCGGGACAAATGGCAAACTCTGGTGTCAAGGTAACTATAGGTTTGGGTGATTATTTAGGAAAACCTGATGATAAGAAGCTTAATAAGATCAAGATTGACGCCACAGACTTCGAGGCTAGCACCAATAAACTTAATGAGGAACGGAAGAAGCTTTCTACAAAGGACAGGGTAGCCTATACCTCTCATACCATGTTCTATCCTTTTACGATTGATGACTGTTTTTTAAGCTCATCCCAGAACCTATTTCCGGTCGAGTACGCTATCAAGCATAAGAATGATCTCCTTGAGTCGGGACAATATAGCGGTATGCTGTGTGATGTCTTTCTTGAGTCAGGTAATAAACTGGGGACTACTAAATCGAATAAGCAACTGGCTGGATTCCCGTTTAGCGGCGGTGTTATTGACGCTCCTGTCCAGATATTCGAGATGCCTCAATCCAATAGGTTTGACGATTTTATATATGTGACAGGGTGTATTATACCCGGAGACGTAGTTCTTACTGATAAAGGATGGAAAACCGTTGAATCTGTAAGGATGAGTGATAGATTAGTTTGTATGGATGGCGAGTATCATGACATAGAATGTATAATGATACTAGACAAGCTTGACTATGACATATACGAGGTAAAAATGAGCAATACGTTCAGGACTACCACGTTTACGAAAGAGCATCCTTTATGGGTATCAAAAAGTTTTTCTAAGCATGGTTACGCGATAGACGAGGATAAGTTTGAGTTTGATTTTACGAAAGCCGAAAACGTAAGTAAAGGATATTGGACATCTATACCTAATATATACAGAAAGGAAATAAGACATGATGAGAAATGTTTTATGAATTTGTATGATAATTCCGATTTTTGGTGGATGATTGGTCTATGGCTGGGTGACGGATGTTTTGATAAGTATGGGGTATTGTTTTCAATAAACAAGAGCGAAAAGGAGATAATCGATAGACTTGATAGAATATTCACGGATATCATACCTTGCAAGCATTATTTTAATGAAGGAGATGGATGTGTTAGGTATTATGCGAAGGATATAAATCTCGTTAAATGGATAATCTCTTGTTTTGGATATGGTAGTACTGGGAAAATAATACCTGAATGGGTAAAATATATGCCACATAAAAACAAATGGTCGATTATTCATGGATATCTTGATTCTGATGGAAGTATTTACCATGATAAGAGAGGGTACTATTTTATGGAGTTCGTAAGCGTAAATCTTGGACTTCTCGAAAGTATTCAAAGTATATTCTTCTCTTTAGGCATAGTATCCAATTTGTCATTGCTTAGAAAATCAAAAGAGATGGCAATACATGGAAGAAAGATAAATGCCAAGGAAGCATATCATTTAAGACTTGGAAACATGGATACGTTGCTTGCTAGAGATGGTATCGCGAACAATGATATGTTATCTTCAAAATTGGATAAGATAGAAAACGAGATAAAAAAGAAGAGGAGAAATTCTGGATGCTTTATATCAAAAGATGGAGATAAGATATATTTGAGGATAAAGAAAATATCAAAAAGAAAGTACACGGGTCCTGTTTTCAATTTCACTAATGAACTTCATAACTATTTGTGTATGAATATATTAGTAGCTAATTGTGATCCATACAAACAGGCCAAGTCTGATACCCCTTCATTAGGAGCTTTTTATGTATTCAAAAGGCGTGTTGGTATTCGAGATCCTTATGCCTATAGAATAGTGGCTTCATACGTATCCCGCCCATCATCCATAGATCAGTTTTGCCGTACTTGTGAGGTGCTTCAGAAAGGATATGGTGCTATATGTCTTATGGAGAACGCTGACCAGATGTATGAGCAGTACCTTAACCGTAAAAGCGGTATGCCAGCGTCTTTCTTCCTGTTTGCTGGTGAGGCAATAGCCAATAAGTACGTGAAGGCCGGCTCCCGGCAGAACAGCAAGCTGGGGCTATACCCTACCCCCGGGAACCAGAACCTGCTCTTCTCGTGTGTCGTGGATTATTGCTGGCAGGATTTCGTTATCGGTTATGATGATCAGACTGGTCTTGATATAACTGTCAAGGGTATTGAATTGATTGATGATATAGCCCTACTGGATGAGATAATACAGTACAAGCCAGGATTGAACGTCGATAGGATAATAGCCTTCGGGCATGCGTTGGTTCTCGCTAGGTATTTTGATGATAACAATTACATGCCTAAATCGAAGATCGAGGAGATGAATAACGCCCGCAAGGAAGACGCTTATAAGCACCATGAGATATATGCCTCTGCCTTTGGATCGGTATCTATAGGTGCGTTTCGGTAGTTTAGTGTTGCTTAATAACTTATCTTTGCTAAAAACAAATTAGATTGACATGGAGATTTTCAATAGAGATCATTCGTTTCCGGCAAAAGGGGCGCTATTAGGATTACCTCCTCAGGCTATTTCCACGAAGAAAAAGAACAGGAAATGGAAAGAGGATTGTATGGACGCTCTTGAGGCGATAGGGTTGAAACAGTATGATCGTAACCAAATGTACCGTGACTATTATCTGATGGCGGATGGTAAGTTATCTTTTATGGAGATGGCGGATGTTATCCCACAGTTAAGAAACGTACAGAAGTTAAGGAGTGATATAAGGATACCCTCTTTCTTGAAGCATTATGATATCATAGGTGGTATCGTGAATGCCTTTGAGGGATGGTTGACGAACCTACAGGATAAATATACTGTTAACGAGGTAGGGGATCTGGCTATAAGCGAGTACGAGGATACGATGTCCAACTTACTTCACCGCCATATCCAAGAACAGTGGGATATTATAGTCAACCAACGTCTTGTTGAGGCCGGGCTTGATCCTACATACAATGAGTTTAATTCCGAGGAGGAACGTCAGGCTTACGCCCAGCAAATCCAGCAGGCCAAGGCGTCTATGACCCCTGACGATATCCAGAGGTTCATGAGCACCAGATGGAAGACGCAGGCGGCTGTATGGGGAGACCATACGATAGAGTCAGACCGTAGCCGGTTTTATATGGATGAGCTTGATCGTGAGAATTTCCGTGACCGGCTCCTTAGCGGTAAGATGTTCCGCAATCATTTCGTTGGATTTGACTATTATCGTCCGGAGGTGTGGAGTCCGATGGAGGTTTTCCATCCTGATGTGAAATACCCGCAATACGGATCTTATGTAGGCCGTCTTCATTATTATGAGGGTGTTGAGTTGATATCAAGATACGGCCATAAGATGACGGCCAAGGATAAACGCCGGATTATGGGCGGTGATGATGATTACGAGGGATGGGTATCCAATGACGGTACTAGGTATGATTGGAAGAAAAAGAAGCCGTCTATTACCGGTATGTATGAGAATGAGGTTATTCCATGGAAAGGATACCATGACTATGAGTCTATAGTCGCCGCTGAGGACTATTATGGTGTTCCTATGGGAGAGTACCATACCTTCGGGCCGGACGGGGAGGAACACACCCAGCCCCGCTTCTTGCCCCGCTTCCATCCCTTTGGCTATTTTAACTCTGACATGTCCAATGGCAAGAGATATGAGATAGACTCTCGCCTTTTTAGGGTTATGGAAGGATATTGGGTGTCCATGAAACCGGTATTTCTAATAACTTACATGACGGAGACCGGGATGGTTGATCAGGAGCTTGTAACTGATGAGTTGCTTCCGGAGTTCTTAGAGAAGAATGGTATAAAGAAAGTGAAGAGGGTCATGGCAGAAGCCGTCAGTGATCCTGAGGTGAACACCTATATCTTGGAGTATGTCCCTGAGGTTAGGTTTGGCGTTAAGATCACCGGAGGTAATTTAATGGATAAGCCTATATATATTGGTGGGGATCCAATACCTCATCAGATACATGGTGATAGCAGTCTGTATGATTATGTCATTCCGGTTTCTGGATTTATAGGGGCTAGTCTCGCTGATCGCATACAGCCGTTCCAGATGATGTATAACCTTGCTATGAACCAGCTATACAATAACGCCGAGAAGGAGATCGGTAAGTTCTTCTTAGGCGACTTAGGATTCCTGCCTACGGAATATAAGGATATGATGGACAAGAAGGGAGCTTTGGCTACTTTTATGCAGATCGTTAAGTCCGTCTCATTTATGGGTGTAGGTGGTAATGACACAAACAATCCTTACCAGAATCCGCAGATGAGCAGTATATATAATCAGTTCGGTGTATATGATCTTACTAATACGGATCAGATAAGATCCCGTATGGAAATGGCGTCTTACGCCTATATGATGGCTTATAGGATGATAGGTATATCCGAGCAAGCGATGGGTCAGTCAACTAGATACGAGAGTTCTACGGGCGTAAAACAGGGAGTTAACGCTACTATGCTACAGACCCAGACTTACTTTAATGATTTCGATGACTTCAAGAAACGGACATTGGATATTCATCTAGCCGTGGCTCAAGTATGCCAGAAGGAAGGATACGATTGGACCGTGATGTACAGGAACAGCGATCTGTCCTTGGCTTACGTCAGTCTTACGGATAATAGCTTGTCGTTACGTCATCTTAATGTTATGGCTGTCTCTAATTCCAAGAAACGTCTGGAATTGGAGAATTTGAAGCAATATATATTACAGACGAATACTTTGGGCAATGACTTGCTTGATATCACTAGAATGATGAATGCTAACTCGACGGCTGAGATGAATCAGATAGGAAGGGATGCCAGATCTTACGCAGATCGTGTAAGACAGGAGGAGTACCAGAATCAACAACGACTTGTACAGCAAAAAGCCGAGGCCGATCAACAGGCCCGTAATGACGAGCATGAGAAGGAGAAGGAGCTGGCTTATATCAAGGGTAACTTCGATTTACGGGGTAAGAGCATAATGGCCGCCGGTCAAGCGGCTAGGACACAAGATAACGAAGAGGGTATGGATTATGTGGAAGCTATAGCGGATCGAGCCTTGAAGGAAAGGGATCTGGATATCCGTGAGGAGGATATGAGAACCAGACAGGCTAATGCCGAGGCTGAGCGAAGATCTCGTGAGGAGATAGAGAAAAGGAAGTTGGAATTAAAGGAAAAGGAGATAGATGCTAGGAAAAAACGTTCTGATACAGATAGGTTTACGTCAATAATAAACAAGAATTGATTACAAGTTTTGTAAATATTTTTACAAAATCTGTAATCATTTTGGCGTAAAATTCTGTCATATACTATAATGGGCTTGATTTAATTGGTAATTAGATTAATGATAATTTTGTAAAAAGCAAAAAAGGAAATTGTATGAATGACATGGGTGATTTCGCTAAGGGTTTTAAGACCATGAGTGTCGAGGAACTTTTTTACCGTGGTGACGGTGATGGCGATAAGAATAATATCGAGGGTAAATATGATAAGGATGGTAATCCTATAGGTGATTCCAAGGAAGAGCCTGCCGACGGCGGAGCGGCTGACGGTGGCGGGGATAAGGGCGGCGATGCTACCAACCCAGACCCGGATTCTTTTGGCGAAGGCGGTGCTGATAATAATAACGTGGTATCAGGGTTTAACGGGAAATCTTTCTTGGAGAAGATGGCCGCCAGAGGTATCATAGACAGTATCGAGAACCTAGATATTATGGTAGATGATAAACCGGTCGATCTTTCTACTATCACTAAAGAGGATGATTTACTCGATATAGTGGAGGGATTGATCAAGGATAAGGCTGATGAGTTGTTGAAAGACAAGGTTGATACCGGGTCGATGTCTGATTTCATGAAGAAGATGATAGAGGTGGATAAGGCCGGTGGTAACGTTGGTCAACTATTAAGCCAATATCAGAGTATTCAGGCTCCGTTGGATAACCTTGATATGAGTAATAAAAATGATCAGCTTGCGGTTATCCAGCATTATTATAAGATGTTGGGTATGCCGGAAGATGAGATAAAGGATAATATGGAAATGATGATTGGTAAAGGCGATGAGTTTATCGAGTCTAAGGCCAATAAGTTCCATGATATCCTGAAAAAGGAGATGGATAACCTTATCGAGGAGGAGAAGAAAAAATCCGAGAAAAGGAAACAGGAGTTGATTGAGCAGATGAAGATCTATAAGAAAGGTCTTAAGACGTCTATAAGCTCAGGATTCCAGTTGACTGACACGATGATAGGTAAGGCTGTCGATTTCGTTACCAAGCCGATAGACAATCAAGGTCATACGGCTATAGATAAAGCTTATTCGGAGGCTATCAAGAATCCGGACATGGCCGCTGATCTGGCCTTGTTCTTGATGAATAAGGACGAGTTCCTTAAACAGAAAACTAACAAGGTTAAGATGGAGGTCAATAAGAAGACCATCACTCTTCTTTCTGGCAATAAGGGAGGAAAGCAGAATAAAAATAATATCGATAATGATACTATAGAGGCTAACTTCCTTGATCTGAGTGGATCAAAGAGTGTATAACATTAAAAATAAATAGAAATGAATCCATTTTTGACAAAAAGTTTTCCGGCTACCGTGAATGGTGATAACGTTATTGCCTTCACCGATGCCAAGAACTATAAGACTTCGCTCGTAGAGCATAACTTAGGCTCATTGGCGAGCTGGTATTATGAGGATCCTGATAAGAATCATTTGGGTCTTTTGAATCTGTTCTCTAATATCGCTAATTACCCCGTTCCGATGTATATGGGTATGATTAATAACGGCGCTACGATCTCCGTTAACGGTATTGGAGCTTCTTTCCGTTATGATCTTCCTGTTACAAAGACATTTGCTGTCGTTACGGCAGAGGATACTTCAGGTCATCACCTGAAACCTGGTATTGATGGTAGCTTGTTTGATATCGTTTTGAATACCTCTGAGTTTACGGCTTATGATGTCATCACCTATGACGCCGCTAACGGCTGTAATATCCTTATCTCAGGTGAGATCCCGTCTAAGACAGAAGGTGACTTGACACGTTATTGGTGTCATGTTATCGGTGGTAAGGCTAAATACTTCCCTAAAGAGAAATTACGTCCTGGTATCCGTTATTGGAAGATCGGTCATGCTCTTGGTGAGTACAGCACTCAGTTCTCTAAGGTATCTGGAGCTGACAAGGCCGGTTCCATGACCTGTGAGTTCCGTTTAGGAAACCACCGTGGTGTTGAAGGAGAGACAACTATGTATGCTGGTATGAAGTCCATGCAGGCCGCCCAGAACAGCACTTCAAAGTTTGTGGAGACCGCTCTTCGTCGTATGAATGCCATGAGAAGTGAGTATGAGGGTAATATTCCTGATATGGCTATTATCGGTAAGACTGTTAATGGTAGACTTGATTTGCGTACAGCTAAAGTAGCCTCTACGTTGGAGGTGTTCTGTATGGCTGAGTTGGTTAAGCTGGAAGCTAGACAGTTGATGTGGCAAGAAGGTGGTATTATCATGGATCAAAATGGTCCTATCCATTTGAATGAAGGTATCTATCGTCAGCTTCGCCGTGGTTACACTATCTACTATAGCCGCCCGATGGGTATTACTAAGGACACGCTTATGGCTGCCGCAGCTTATATTTTCCGTGGACGTCAGGATCTTCCTATTACGGAACGTAAGATTAAGTTCAAGGTAGGAGCTATGGCTATGATCAATTTAGAGAAGTTGATCAGGGAATCGTTCTTCACTACCTTGCAGAACTTAAGCTGGGGTATGGGAAGCGATAGGATGTTGCCTTCTAACCCTATCTCTGGTACTAATGACGCCATGATCTTAGGTCCGGTTCAGGTTAAGGGAGCTTTCATCCCGGGCATCGGCAATGTTGAGTTCGAGCATGATCCTTCTTTGGATTACGCTGACATGACAGATCGTAGCGAGTTAGTGAATGGTATGTATCCTAGATCCTCTTATTCTTGTATTATTGAGAATATCACTGACGCTGGATCGACTAACGCATATTCCGCTATTCCTAATACGGCTAACGCTAAGTTAGGTAATATGAACAACAACGTATTCTATATCAAACCAGAAGGTGTAAGTATGTGGTGGGGTTATGAGTACGGTCGTTGGGCGCACAAAGCTAACGGTAATGAGATCGTATCATCCTTGCCGGGCATGAAAGAGCAATTCTGGTGCCACTCAGCTTCAGCGGCTTGGGTTATGGATAACAGCAAGTTCTTGATTATCGAGCTTCAACCGAACTACTTCGGCTAAGTTTTTCATATATGTAATTTGGTTTTTAGAGGGGAGGATATTCCTCTCCTCTTTTTTTTAAAAAGTAACGCAAAAAGGAAATGAAAGAAATTTTAAAATCAAGGAAGGTATTGGCCGAGGTAAACGGTTTCAATATCATGTCAGATACCTTATATGAGGTTGTAGGCAAACACGATGGAAGTGCTCCTCAGGCCTTTCAAGACGCTAATATAGCTAAAGCTCCGTTCCCGGAGAACGCCACTCACGTATGTTGCCCTTGGGATGATTTCTCCAAGGCCTATAACACCGGTTTTTATCCAAGATCAAGATGCTATAATGGTCTTGACAAGAATGAGATCGACAGGCTCGTCAAACAGCGGGTAGATAATATCATGAAGCCTTTCGAGGAAATGTCGCAGATGGATCTATCTCAAACCAATTTAGAATTTTGGGATGACGCTAAGGATAAGATCTTCATGGGTAAGGTTTATAATACGGCTAATACCGTAGATCTATTTTATTTATATTTGGCTGTATTTTCCGGCATGTTGACTCCTCAGGAAATGGATGGCGATCCTGTCTTCATGAACTCCATGTTCTGTTTCGTGGAGAAAGACAATATGAAGGATTTCGTTCAGCAGCGTGAGATCAATAAGATGAACATCAGCTATAAGTTTATCAGCGCCCTTAAGAAAGGTGGAGACGATCGTCAGGCTGTCATCGATCTTCTTCTTTACATCGGTATCGTAACTCGCCCGGATTTCACGGAGGATGAGTATTATACAGGATCTCTATCAAACTGGATGAATGAGAAGAAGACCAATGTTGATTATCTGCTTGATATCTGGGATCGGTCATTGGAAGGTGATTTCAAGGAAGTTCTTGAGTTTTACCGTATCGTAAACGTCCTTCAACGTAACGGTCGTATCAACATGACTCCATCCGGATTACAATATAATGGCCAGATCATAGGACATGACGTTCGGACATCCGCTGAGTTCTTGGCTACCAAGAAAGACTTTATTAACATAAAGGCTAATGTATTGGATGAGTATGAGGAGATCATATCTATGTCTAATATCGATGATAAGTCCAAGACCAAGAAGGTTAAGGATATTAAGAAGAAGGATGACGTAGAGGAGGGTGATAAGGTTAAGGAGGAATAACGATGACAATCCAAGAAGCGTATCTAAGGTCTTTGCAGAAGAACGAGCAGAATTTAGCCAATGGCGGGATTAAGCTTGATCCTGGAAGATTTGTGCTTTTATTTAATGAAGCTCAAGATAGGTTGATAAGATACTATCTTAACAGGAAGGATGATGAGACCATCCGTTCCATACAAACTCTTCTGGTATACTGGGAATCGCTTAATAAGGGTAATCATATAGATGATCCTGAATCGACATCATTCGGTCTTCCTGATGATTATTTATGGTTCTCAAATATAAAAGGATCGTTTTCTTATAACGGATGTGAGGTTGGAGATTTTGTCATGTGGGAGGCTAAGAACGAGAATGTTCATGAGCTTCTTGGGGATGATAACAATAGGCCTTCTTTTGACTATCGGGAAACGTTTTACACCATAGGAGATGGGAAGGTCGTGGTGTATGAGGACGGATTCCGTACCGACGAAGTCAGGATGACCTACTACCGAAATCCGGTACGGGTGGATCTGACCGGGTATATCAACGCTGCCGGTATGCAGTCCACGGATATCGACCCTGAGCTGCCCGATCCTTTGGTGGAGGAGATTCTGGATATGGTTGCTAAACAATTCAGCCTTAACGAGAATGAATTGAATAGATATAGCATGGATAAGGATAATGTGGCTTCTTTCAAATAAACACCGTTAGTTTGATCATTAAGCCTACTCGGTAACGGGTAGGCTTTTTGTTTTACATAAAATGTAAATACTATATTATGTCGTATACTCACGACCTTATTTTATTGTGGTGATATTGTTTATCATTATGTTTGCGTTAGGTAAATGATTTTTAAATTAAAATATTGATAATATGTTGCACAGACCGCAAGATCGGGTACTTTTCGTATCCCCACATGCTAAGATGGTGGATGTTGATTCCATCTTCTTGAAGGAAGGACAGATCGGTATTTACGATACTAAAGATACTTCCGAGAACGGTTGTAAGGCCGTGATTGATTTTACCGGTAAGCCTCGTAACGACAAGCGTTATGAGATCCGTATCGGTCGTAATGAACAAGCGGCTTCCCGCTCTATCTATGATAAGGATTTTTCCACGCCGTTATTCTCTTTGAACGAGATCACGGAGATCTACGCTTCTTGGCCGAAGAAAGATCATGCTTATGTCGATGATGTTATCTTAGGATACAATGGTGTTTCTGATGACACGGCATTCTCAGTCTCCAAAGGAGACCGTATCGCTATCCGCTTGGTTCTCGCTGGTCGTGCCTTTGAGCTTCTTGGCTATGAGGAGGGTCGTGTAGAGATCAATGACGCCATTCTTTTGGATGATTGTGATAATACGCCAAATCAATGCGAGGAGTGTGATCCTTGCGAGGAGGTTGATTTGTTGCCCGCCGTATTGAAGTGTATTGAGCGGATGAAGAATCAACCTATTGCTGGTGGTGGCAAGTTATCTGATTATATCGATATTACTCCTGTTACAAGATGCACCAACGAGGCTACCGAACCTGACACGGAAGATGTCAACTTCTATTGTATGGAGGTATGTGATACTGGTGATGATCTGGCCTTGGCTGAGGTTCGCGCCCAATATCCGGGGTTGAAGATCGTACGAGAGACTATTGAGGGTAGCATGTCACGTTATAAGGTTATGAAGAAAGGGGCTAAACCTGCTGACTATACTCAACGTCTTATCTCTATCATGAAAGGATGTACAGACTGTCCTCCTAGCTATACGGAAGTTAAGGGTGGTTATCTTTATTCTATTTCTTTGGAGGATGATGGTGTTGATATGTCTACTACAGTAGAATCTTTACCTAACGTGGTAGCTGATACGGTTAATAAGATGAGCCAGATCAAGGGATCGGGTTTGTATATTGCGGCCACTTCTAAGAAATTGACGAGTGATGAGATTTCTGCTTTTGTGGAAGCTAATCCTACGGCTATCATCTATTACGTTGCTAAGACATCTGATATGTGTGAGAATCCTACGGTTCGTACCGCTTCTTGGTCAGCTTGTGGTTCTTGCAAGGTATCTACAGAAAAGTATTATATCACTATACCGGATGACGAGTGCGGAAACAGTGCTTTGGAGGAAATTCAACAGGCTTTCCCGGAACTGGAGATCACTGATTACGGCACTCCTGCGGCTTGCCAGCATAGCTTCCGGACAACGGTATATACCAATATGTTGTGCGATGAGTGTGACAAGGTATTTGAAGGATTCTTCACCAGCAATGCTCCGGCTTCCTATCGTAACCGTATGTGGAAGAAATTGGAGTCGGCTCAGGAACTTGGCTCTAACTGTAAGTGCGGTATCCGTTTCCGTGGCAAGGAAATGTTATTATCTCCGTCAGAGTGCTTGATGGATCAAATGACATATATCGAGGATAGCGTTGAGATCGTTGGCGCTAGCGGCGGTTATCCTGATTCTCTTGACGAGGGATCTCCTATCTGGTGGGATCAACTTCATTTCGAGAGACTGTCTAGCAAAGCCCCGCGTACTCATGTAGGCGGTAATATGATGGATGACGAGTTGAAGGGTTACGCTCATTTCAACGGCTTCCCGAAACATCAGGATTTCATGGGGCGGACGTTCATGAACGAATATAGTCGTGTAGAGCAAACGGCTCAGTACGTTGACTTCCAGATTACGCTCAATCCTCATAGATACGCTCAGGGATTCGGAAAGGTTATCGCCGATGATCCGGTTAACCTGATCTTACGTGTACGCTATGGCGCTCATGAGGGTGTTCAGGAGATGATCAATATGATCGGTGCTGCCGCTGGTCTTGGTCCGGCCATCGTAACCGAGCCGAAATAAAGAACCTTTTTTGCGTTCATATATTTCCTAAAGGGGAGAGATTCAATTCTCTCCCCTTTTTTAATCTATAATAAATGGTTGTGATGGAGGAGTGAAGTTTGTCGTGTATCTAGGTATGTTTGATATTCTCATCTCGTCTATAATACCGCCTGTCATATTATCGCTAGACCCTGTTCTTCCTCCTATACATATATCGTAGTCTTGTTTTGATATGTTTTTTTTTCTTGTTAAATTTATTTATACCATTAATATATAATCCACATGATTTGTTATTAGATGATAATGCTATGTGATTCCATCCTATCTCTAAGACAGAAGAGCTTACGCTTTCATAATTGTCGAAATTTCCATATATGATATTATCATACCCTATATAGAAGGCAAATCCTGTAGGGCTTCCTGCTATATCAGATGTTATAAATCCTTGTTTTGAACTTTTATTCGTGCAATAATACCATAGTTCTATGGTATAGTTCCCTTCGGATATAATATCCCAGAACCATTGTGATTGGTCGAATATTATAGGGGCGCTGTCGAATTTAGCGGCTTGATCAAATTTTCCTGAGACATATGATCCCCCCCCCCCATGTGACAGGACCTACGTTCTTTCCGATATATTTGAAATCATTGTTAAAATGAAATAACAATATCGTGTTGTTGGCTTTTTTGTTAAAGAACATTTTTCTTCTCATACATCTTATGTTTTTAATTACGTTCAAAAATAATTATATATATCTTTGAGGTGAATAATTAAACGATATAATATGTCCGCTATTAATGAGTATTTAAAGAGACTGGCTTCTATATTCGGAAGCATGGGTTTCTCCGTTCCGCCAGATGACTTCTCAGGGGTTGTAATAGACGGAAAGACGTATCCGGTCATGATGAGGAATGACGGGTGTTACGTTTACTTCGATGATAAAGGAGTAAAGAGACTTGTAAGCGATGTCCCTAGAAAGGACTATCAGTTCATTAACATCAAAGACGCCCGTGTGTCGATCGTCAACCAATGCTATCGTACTCCGGGTGGTCAGGTAGAGGCTCGTATCCATACCTATATGAATAATAAGGGGGAGATACTGGCCGAGAAGATATTTATTGTCAACTCCTCGGATGTTGATACTCCTATCGGTACGGAATTAGATAAGGTTCCTGCCGAATGGGTGGCTATAGATTGTAGTATAGCCGAGATGACCGATCGGGAGTTGATATTCGTAAGTAAATGTTATGCCACGGAAGGGGGCAAGGTCCAGATCGAGGGCGTAGAGTCAGTTGACCCCCGACTGAATCCCGAGGTATCCCATTACGAGGTGGTGAATACGACAGACGATAGTAATCCTATCGGTACGGAGTATGACGCTATCCCCGACACATGGAATCGTATAGTATGTGATTTCCCGGACATGACCCAAAGGGAGATAATACCGGTTCTTAAATGTTTTGATACCGGTACCGGGAGAGTGCAGATAGAGGGATATAAGATATTTGATTATGAGATGGGTACCAGAAAGGAATGGTATCGCATCAAGCAAAGTACCGATCCTGATAATCCGGTAGGTAATTTTATCACCAGCATAAGCGATGACTGGGTTGAGGTCGTTTGTGACTTCACGGATATGGAGGATCGTGATATTGAGGTAACTGTAGAATGTTATAAGACACCGGCCGGTAAGGTGAAGCTGGAGGTTCTCACGTCATGGGACGGGAATATAGGGGTTAGGGATAAGAGTTATAAAGTCCTGGAGACTACCGATCCGTCACAGCCTGAGGGTGCCAGCTTCAGTTCCTTGCCAGATACGTGGGTAAGGACTGTCTGCGATTTCGACGATATGGAAGAGCGTGATATTAGGTCTTACGTTGAATGCTACGATGGAGGTAACGGTCATGTCAAGCTTCGTAGACTGGTTTCCTATGACTCCAAGATAAAGGCCAGATACATCCGTTTCGAGGTCCTTGAGTCGGATGACGCCAGCTTCGTCCCGGGGGCCGGCCTAGCTACCCTCCCCGAGGGTTTCTCTTTGGTTCCATGTGATTTCACGGACATGGAGGATAGAAACGTTCAAGTATATCGTGAGTGTTATCTCTTCAAAGGACAGCGTATCGAGGTGGATAAGGTTGTCTCTTATGACGGTGATCTAGGTGATAGGAAAGCCAAGTATATTGTACGTGAGAGCGAGGACGGCACTATCTTAATAGATCAGGAATATGATGAGATCCCTTTTGGATGGAAGAGATCTCCTTGCGAGCTTGAGAACCTTCGTGACAGGCATGTATCTTACTATGATCAGTGTTATGTTACGGAGAACGATAAACGGGTTAAGATCCATAATATCATTATATATAACTCTTTAGGATATGAGTATTATCATTTCTACGAGGTTACGCAGTCAGAAGACGATAAATATGAGGTAGGTGATATTAACTCCTCTATGATTGATAAATGGAGTAGGGTTGAGTGTGAGATGCCTGATATGGAGAACCGGGTCTTGGATACGGTAGAGACATGCTACGATACCGGTAAAGGTACGGTCAAGATCAGGCGTCAGGAAATTATTGACTATAAGCTTAATGTCCGAGAATTTGATTATAAGATCGTGGAGTCAACCGATCCTGATCATCCTACAAACACCACCCCTACCCAAGATACGGTTAGTGGTTGGACGGTAATAAGCTGTGACCTTAATATCATGGAGGTAGATGACTGCTATGAGGTTGGTGGTCATAAGATCCATTTAAAGGGATTCAGGACGGTCAATCCGGCGTTACAGGACATTAAGTCCATATTGTATGTCGTGTATTCCGATCACCCTGATTATCATGCTGGAGATGAGCTTAGTTCTATCCCTGAAGGGGTTAAGGTCACGATCTGCGATTACGCGGATAAAAGCCAAAGGCATATGGTCCCGGTGCGCGAGTGCTATGAGGTAGATGATGGCCGGTTCTATGTAGAGGGAAGCAGGTTGGTGGATAACAATATGGTCGTTGAGCGGATGTCGGTGATGGTGCTGGAGTCATCCTCCCCGACCTACCCGGTAGGTACGACACTGACCTCCATTCCTGATGGCGCTACTATCGTGGCTTGTTTATGTCAAACCTGTTAATTCTCTAGCTATGGTAAAAGTATGTAATGATTATTTTATGATTGACGCTTTAGCCGGAGGTCAGGTCATAAGAAAGAGAAAATATCGTCGTGAGAATACGATGATCGGATATAAGTGGTATGATTATAATGGGGTTGAGGTTATCGACCCCATTGAGATATCACGTCTTGATAGTCTGGCTACCAAACATCAGCGTGTGGATCAGGCTTACGATGACCATGCTGTTTTCATGTCATCAACCAACTACGTTAATAGCGTATCTGGTATACCTATGGACAAACATATGGTTGTAGTCGAATGGAGGCCGGAAAGCGAACAGGGGTTTGTTACGATGGCTCATGAGCAAGGTCTGGAAGGTGATAGCTATTATATCGTTGTCATCAATACAGGTGATAAGCAAGCCACGATCTATACTCCGGTAGACCCGGAGGAGCCAAAAGAAGGCGCTACCCGTGCCGAAGATGACGCCAGCGTCTCTGTTGGAGGATCGTACGTATCTATATCTCCAAGGCAAGTGGAGAGAATAAGAGTCACGTTTAGGGGCGGGAAGTGGTATTATGAGCTGGTGACTAAAACATATCCTAGCAATACCGGTGGTATTAAGATCGGTGACGTGGATTTCGTTACGTTCAGATATTTGTGGGACGAAAGTTCAGGAAGGGATTTGGATACCATGACAGAGGCTCTTAACTCGAATGTTCCTACCATAGATAATTTAGGCGTAGGATTCGCTGGTCCCGGTAATAATGACGATCATGTAAGAAGCGTACTTAAATGGGGAGGAGACAATACCGGATCAGGCAAGGAATGTGTATGGATGTCGGTAAAGGATCTTCGTGCTCAATATTATGATATATTACCTGAAGAGACTCAGTTTATAGCCTACTCCACATGGTTTGGATCCAAAGGTACTGGTAAGTGTTCTTTTGAGCTTGTAGGGTATAAGGGCGGTACGATGAGACAGGATGGGTATAACTTTATCAATACCGGAGGATCTGTCGTGTATCAAAACACATATGATTTTATATGCAATACTAGTAAGGGGGCAAGTACATATAAGACTTCTTATCAGAAAGTAGCCCGTATTACTTATAATAAGCTCACCAATGAGGTCTATATGTCTATAGGCGATGCTATAGATCAGGAGGATAATTATGATAAGCTGGAGCGGGAGATCAATAATATAAAGGAAAGACTTAGCGATGTCGAGAGCGAGTTGGCTGTCGTAAGACGTATAGCCGAGGGCAAGAACACGGCGTATATCTTTGATACGGTCGATGCCATGAATGAGTGGCTGGCGGTTCCGGAGAACACGGCTAAGCTCCGTGTGGGGGACAGCTTCTGGATCAGGGAGCAGGATGTGCCTGATTATTGGTGGGATGGAGCTCAGGCTTTAGAGCAGGAAGGTCCGAAGGTGGATTTGTCTCCTTATTATACGAAAGATGAGATTAATAATATTGTTAATGATATCAACCAGAAGATAGAGGATAAGAGTACGTCGATCATCTTTGATTCCTATATCCAGATGAAGTCTTTTGTGGATGATCCTACCAATGCCGACAAGCTTAAGGAAGGTACCATCTTGTTGATACGAGAGAAAAACGTACCTGATTATTATTACGATGGAGCCGGGATAGTTAAGATGGAGGCTGACGTAGAACAATGTCTTTACGTTACTTTAGCCAATAAGCCTACGGAAAGCACCGTTAGTTATACCCAAGATCGGGAGGTGACTGATTTCGCTCCTGGAGCTATAGCTAGATGGGTTGACGCTGACGGTAATGACGTGTTCTATAAGCTTGTGGAGGTAGTAGGAGGCAAGGCTAAGTGGATTACCCTTATCGATACTAAATACGGTAATGTGACGCTACAGAGCACTTATGACAAGAACTATGAGATCGTGAATATCGTATCTGGATCACGTTTACAAGCTATAAATAGCGATAAGGATGAGATCAAGTTCGTTAATAGCGCTACCGATAATGTTACTGTCGTGTTGAATGGTACCGTATCAGGGGGAGCCAAGAAACTTACGAGCCTGTTGGCCGTGAACGAGGTGGTTCTTACACCGGGGGCGGCGGCATCCTTTACCCGTACCGGCGAGAACTTCACCCTTTCCGATCTTTTTGGCGTTACTATCTTCCCGGATCTGGCGGATGCCAATCGTGAGGGTGAGTGGGTAATGAGCGTAGGTGTAACCGGAAAACCGATCCTTATGGAGGTAAAGGAGATGAGGAAATGGGATGAGAGTATTGTCAGGGAACTTACTATTGATGAGCTTAACGAGAAGTTCCCTAACGTGGATATCGGATTCGCTGTCGTATGCAAGACCATCAACAAAGTATATGAGATGGTTAATGGATATAAGGAATGGGTGTCTTATGATATAACCTCAATTAATTAATATTATGGCTTTTTTGGCAGGATACGACACGGTAGCGTCCTATGTCACGTTTATAGTGAATGAGGATAGGTTTCCTTGTTATGATGGTAAGGGTGCTGATTATATACCCGATCCGATAATATCAGCGGATGCTTTTAATCGCAGTCTTAGGTTCTCGACAAGAAAGCCAGGATTCGTGGACGTTGATTGGGGAGACGGGACAAAGGATCAATATCCTTTAGTTAAGGTATCTGATGGTAGTTATAGGATTGTATTCAGGTCTCTTGACATTGAGTATAAGAAGAATCCGGATGATACCGTATGGTGGTATAAGAAAGAGGATGGCTCACAATACATACCGGTTCCCCCACATAAGTATAGCGATATCAGGCGTAGGGAGGTTACGATGAGGTTCTCTAACGTAATTGATGGGGAATTTAATATGGATGGTATTGTCCTTCATGAGTTCCCTATAACTAATCTTCCTGATATAACTTATTTTGCTGTGATTAGATCCGTTTTAAAAAATGGAGATATTCCATATGACAGGATAAGCAAGAGCGTTAATCTTCGTAATATACAGATGGGAGCTTTTTCTCATTCTGGTGTATGGAGTAATTGGCCAGAAGGTTTTTTGAACATGAAAAACCTGAGGTATTTCGGATGCAATAGCGTTTTTAATTTCGGGGATGATCCTGATTCTAATTGGAGAAGGTTCTCTGAATGGAAGAATCTTGCCGAGTTTAATTTCAATTGGTGTAACATCCCTTCTTATGATCCTGCTTTTAATTCTATTCCGGCTGTGAATATAAGTATTATAAGCGATAGGAATAATATACCTGTATTTGATGAGGTGGATAAGGTAGGGGATGATAAGGCGGGCGTTACTTTTATGGGTAATGGTAGCTCATGGAAACAAGATCTGGTAGGAGGGAAGTTAAATAAGATCCATAATATGTATTGTTCTTCAAGTACGGTGCCGGTAGACGATCTTCCGGATTACTTGTATGAGATAAGGGAATTTAGGATATGGAATTTGCGTGATGGTGGTAGATTTATAAATACGCAGGAGAGGGCTGATACGTTCGTTAACACGTTTTATGATAAGATGATGTCCTGGGATTATATAACGATGTCTCAGGTGGCTTCTGACGGTAACAGGAATCAGTTTTATAAACTTACCTTAGATTTATATGCTGCCGTATCTCCTACTAATAAGAGACCGTCTGGCGTTTATCAGGCTCCTAATGGGTTTGTCAAGGGGGTTAGTAATGGTAATCCTACGACGCCTATGGAGAAGGTGTATGTGCTTACCAACAACTACGGGCAGACATGGGTCTTGGCCCCTGCCCCAGCTTCTAAGGCCGCCCTTACGAGGGCAAGGCGGGCGGGGAAGACTAGGATCGCCCCGTTCGTCCTTGGCGTAAAGGACGGTCATGTATCCGTATTCAGCGGAGACGTGTTGGATGATAATATGAGTAAGTATAATTTCGCCGACAAATACGAGGCTATGGATATCTGTAACGATCTGGGATTGGACAGCTCACCGGTTGTCGAGTATTTCAGGAGAATAGAGGAGGGAGAGGTATGAAGTTGATATGCAAGGATACGAATAAAGGCTCTATAACCTTTTTTACTAAAGGCAAATATGCTTTTAGGGGCGTTAGCAGGAATGATACTACTGATGACGTGCCTGATCCTATATTTGATGTTAATAATTACAATGAAAGTATACAGTTTTATTCCAAGACCCCAGGAATGTGTGAGGTCGATTGGGGTGACGGGAATAAAGAGCAATTCCCTTTCGTGAAGGATAGGAGCGAATCCATATACGGGCGATATAGGTTGATGTTCAGGAGAAGGGATATAAGTTATCGTAAGAATCCGGATAGCCATCCATGGTGGTTTTATAAGGAAGATGGGAGTGAGTATATCCCTGCGCCTAATCATGCTTACGCTGATGGGCTAGATAAAGAGCGGGTCATTACCATGACTTTTACGAATGATATTACATACGTTCAAACAGTAAGGATAATGATGGTAGGATTCCCGATATTAGACGCCCCAAGTATTATCAACTTAATCTTATCCATTACCGGCGATGGTAATATAACCGATATTCCTAAAGATAGGATACGTAGATCGGTAAATATAGAGTATATAACACTTAATGAATTAGGTGTAGGGACATTGACATCCATACCAGACGATTGGGATAGGTTGACTAAGTTAAAAGGCATTAATTTAAGTAGAACGGCTGATTTTAATGATACGGAGTCTTCTAATATAAGGAAATTCCCCTCTATGTGGCCTAATCTTGTAACATTATCTTTGGCAGGTTGCAGGGTTAGGGTATATCCAAGGGAATGGCTGTCTTTTAGCAAGCTAAAAGAATTATATATATCCCCGGGAGTGGCCATGCCATCGTTTGACCCTAATACATGCCCGGCTATGGATGAGGTGGATAAGATAAATCCTAGCTTAAGGACCTTCGACCATATAAATGAATGGTATGGGTCTGTCGTGAGCTGGCATCCGTATATGATCGGCAAGGGGCTGGAAAATATCACTAGCCTTACCGCCTCATATGGCTATAGTAATATAGATGTAAGTAATCTACCGGATTATATATATGAGATGAGATCTATGAGTAATTTTTATATGCAAATCTCCTTGTCAACCCAAAGTCGATGTGATACGTTTATATCAACATTATATGAGAAGGTGATGGGGTTTGATTATCTCACTATGTCTTCCTCTGCTTCCGATGGCAAAAGGAATCAGTTTTATGGATTGTATCTAAGTATGTATTCGGCTGCCAATCCTATTGATAAAAGGCCTAGTGGCGTATTACAGGCACCTTCTGGTTTTATAAAGGGTCAGTCTAATGGCTCTCCATCGACTCCTATGGAGATGGTTTATGTGCTTATGAATAATTATGGATGGAGGTTTAGTATGGCGCCAGAGGCTTCGGTGTTAAGGTCAATACGATCTTCTGATATTGACACGAGGTCGTATAAGCCATATAAGCTTATCGTATTTGACGATGGGCGTACCTTTGTAGGCAATGGAGATGTTTTAGCTCATGATACGGATAAGGTATTATCGTTTGGGGGTCAACCAGAAGGGGAGTATTTATGTGATTCTATGGGATTGGACAGGAATGTTATTGTAGAATATTTTAACAAGATAGGTAATGGCTAAGACATTATATAAATATGAGGCTTCATCAAATAAGTTCGTGTGGTTCACTACATGGGACAGGGCACTTAGAAATTTTTATACCGATGATTATAATTATGTACCCGATCCTGTCGTTAATAATCCTTTTAATACGTTTGTTGAGTTTAGATCCAGAAAGCCCGGTATAGCTAATGTGGATTGGGGGGATGGAATAAAGGAACAGTTTCCTATGACCAAGGTTCAAGGGGAGGATAATTATCGTATTATATTCCGTTCTTTGGCAATACAACACAGGAAAAATCCCAATACTACGTGGTGGTTCAGGAAGGAGGATGGATCGCAATACGTACCTGTGGATAATCATGCTTACGCTGATGGGAGGAGGGACGTACAACGGGCTGTGTCGATAGATTTTACTTGTGATATTTATTATGCCAATATTGAAATTTGTAAGATGACGGCTTTCCCGATCGTAGATATTCCAGGTCTTGAATTTTTGGTCGTATCGCATACGATGTATGTTAATGATGGCATACCGGTAGATAAATTGTCGAGATCTAATAAATTAATTTATATAGAGCTTTCAAATGTAGGGCAAAGAATGACTGAAATGCCTGAGGCTATAACTAGTAAGACTGAGGTGTATTATTTAAGTATGTTTAATATGCTTGATCTTAGGGATATAGAATCTAGCGGGATAAGGAATATAAAGAATATGAAAAATCTTCAAACCCTTGAATTGTCTTCATGTTATTTGGATAGGTATATAAAGGAGTTTAATGATCTTCCTAAATTAACTTCGTTGAATATAACTCAAGGCCCTTCTGATATGTGGAATTATTTTGATATAAACACCCTCCCTTTTTTTGAGGTAGATAAGATAAATCCTAACATTACTGATTTTATTTTTTTAGATGACTGGAAGAATGGAGAGAGGAGGACGGGTTGGAATGATGATAATATGTCTGGAAGGGGATTGGAACATCTTACTAGTTTCATTGCAACTAATAGCAATAGTCTTAGAATGGATAAGCTTCCGGATTATATTTATGAGATGAGGGCTATTACACGGTTTAACGTGAATACATCCACTCATAGCCAAAAAAGATCAGATGATTTCGTAAACTCCTTCTACGACCTTGTTGTAGGATGGGATCAGATTACTATGACATCCGTGGCTAAGGATGGGAAGAGGAACCAGTTCTATAGTCTTTCGGTAAGCATGTATAATGCTATTTCTCCAACCGAAAACCAGCGTCCTTCCGGCACGGAGCAGGCCCCCGAGGGATTCGTGAAAGGCCAGTCCAACGGGTCTCCCGCTACACCTATGGAGAAGATATATGTGCTAAAAAATAACTACGCCCAGAGATGGACGATAAAACCGGCTTAATATGGATAGAAATGATATCATAAAAGAACTTGGATTGTATTTTGATATAGTAGAATTGGTATGTCCTCATACGTACAATAAGTGGAAGGACAGATCGTGGCAGTTCCTTGACACAGGGTTTCTCCATAATTTACTTATATTGCGTAGGGATATAATCAAACAGCCTATGTATTGTAATAACTGGGATAAGCAAGGACAGCTTTCCCAGCGTGGTCTTAGATGCAACATGTGCCAGATTGTCAAGGATAAGAAGGATGTTTATCTATCCGCTCATGTGTTGGGTAAGGCTGGGGATTTCGATGTCAAGTCAATGACGGCGGAACAGGCCAGAGGCTTGATTTTGGATCATCAAGATATGTTACCATATCCTTTCCGGCTTGAAGGGAAGGTGGGTTGGTTGCATTTTGATAGTCTTGACACGAGGAACGGTATACATGCCGTGGTGTTTTAGGTACTTAATGGTATAGTAGTTAACTTTGCGAGTAGGGTATAAAATGAAAGACAAAGACATGATAGAGCGAGTGGGGGCTTTGTGGAATATTGCGCTTGCGTATGGTGCCTCTTGTTGGGCTTATTTCCAGCCAGTACACCATTTATTGACCGTATTACTTATAGTATTAATAGCGAATTTCTTGGCTAGGTTAGCGCAAAGCGTAAGGGGCTGGAAGCTCCGACGAAGCCGTAGAAGACGGTTTAGTTTTAAGAGATGGCTTAGGGAGGTCAGGTTAACTGATATTCTTAAGGAGTTCGCTTTGTCTTGTTTTATAGTAATGACATTATGTGTTATATATAAGACGCTATACCCGATCGAGGAGGAGGCTAGTATGATACTTACCGTAACCAAATATGGTGTGTATATAGCCCTTGTGGGATATGTCATGCTTTTCTTGAATACCATAGGGGATACTTTCGCTGACGCTTATTTGGTTAAGGTATTCAAGGCCGTATTTAAGAGGATAAACGTATTCAAGATGTTTAGTTTTTCCAAGAACATACCTGACGAGACGTTTGACAATATAAAGAAGATTGCTGATGATGAGGTTAAGGATAAGTCTTAGGGCGATTTTTTGTTTAGGTCTGTCGCTGTCCCTGTCCTCTTGCGGAAGCAGGAGGCAGGTTAGCGAAACGTCTATTGATAGCCGGTTGATCAGCAGGATAGAGACGATGATAGATGAGGTCATGGATCGGAAGATCGTAGAGATCAAGACATCTGATCTTAATGCCGATATTGTTATAACGGAGAGGAAGTTCGATACGGACAAGGATGTTGATCCTGCCACGGGGGAACGGCCGGTGTCCTCGCAGACAGATACCCATATCGTCATTGGCCGGCGGGACAGCACGGTGACGGCCGATTCCGTTGGAGTCAATAAGACGAGGAATGATATAAAGGATTTGGACAATAAGATAGATATCAAATCTAAGGATGTAGATGATAAGAAAGAATCAAGATGGCCTATAGTATGGATAGTAGCTGGTATCTTGATGATATTGTTGGTATTGGTATATATATTAAAGAGGATAAAGATTTTATGAGAAGAAGAATGTTGAATAATAATAATGATGATCTTGTTGATGAACATACAAGGTTTTTGATGAGATTTGATAATAATTTTAAGGTTGATGGATACCCCCACCCTAATATTGAGGATGGTTTAAGCATCAAGGGAGGGGAGTTCGCTACAGATCTTACAAGGACTGGATACAAATACACGAATACGTCCGATTCTTATGGAATGATCGATACATCCAATGTATTGTCATCCATTTATTTTAACGATGGAGATCCATTTACTATTGATTTTTGGTATAAGCCATTAGCTATCATTGATGGCTGCGCTGTTGGTCATGAATGGTTTAATGGTATTTTTTATTTTGGCATAGCAAATGATAATGGCTTATGTTTGTATTTCGCCACTTATAGAGGATCATATGGGATCAATGTAGGTAATGTAAATGTTGGTAGATGGTATCATGTTGCTATGGCAAGGAATATTGATAATAAATTGTTTTGTTTTATTAATGGTATTCTTGTGGGGCAGTTACAATGCCCTAGTTATTCGTTGAGGTTATATAATATAGATTTTAATAGACAAAGGGATGGCAGTAATAGAGGATCTTTTGTGATAGATAATTTTAGGATAAGTGATGTAGCTAGATGGACGTCTAATTTTGATCCTCCTAAATGAAAAGGGATTATGATCTACCATAATCCCTTGCCATTCATCCTTACCCACGTACCAACCAAAACCAAAATGAGGTCAGTCCCGGATTCGAACCGAGGTAGATGGTTTTGCAGACCACCGACTAAACCACTCATCCAACCGACCGCATCGCGAATATAAAATTTTGTCTTTGACCAAACAACCTCTTTGACCAGATTTTTACTCAACTAGAATATCCCTTAAAGAAAATCCCTTATCTAGTATACTGTTTGAGGAAATGTCTTTTCAAGGTCTACACTTATTGACACCAAAAGGAAATGTGGCGGCTCCGTGAGGCAGGGCAGGAGGTATCCCCACACGGCCGGCCAGGAGCGGAGCGACTCGTAGCCCACCTCCCTTTTCCCCTTGGCATATTACGCTTAAGCGTTGGAAAGAAGTAAGCATGTCAATATATTAACGTCTGATATAGGTAGTTATTTGTCGATCAAAGATCCATCGATAACATAAGTATGTGTCAAAAATACACTAAACTAAATCATTGATATACATTATTATTAAGATCTTATATTTTCAATCTACTACAGATTATTAAGTTAATGTATTTAAGTTATATACTTTAGATAATAACAAAGCGTTAGCTAACTCTTTTTAATCAATCAACTTATGAAATAAATAAAGAAAATCTTTATAATGAGACTCCCTTCTTAAGGGGCGAAAGTTTCCTATGTCACATGTCACAAAATAGACAACTGTGTTTATAAAAGAAGGTGGATAAATAAATGCATCTCTTTTCTTAACTATCCCTACGATAGTCTCCCTACGCAATGTCCAAGTTGGATTTCGACCATAGCGATCGCCGTAAAAAGCCGTGATCATAAACAAAAAAAATGAGTACTTTCACAAGCACTCATTTTGAAATGACAAAGTTTTTAGTATCTTTGTACTATACAAAAAAATAACATATGGCAAATTTAACATTAATATTCGACCAATTCGTATCTTTCTCTGAAAAAAAGAGGATGTCAGAAGAAAATAGAGCTTTGAGGAGGGATTCCGGCAAGGTCATCCTACCTTATTTGCTTAATGACAATGCTAATCCTTGTTGCGATAACCCTAGGATAAAGCGTCAATCATCATCCAAGTCAGAGATACTTGAGAAGCCGATATCGGAGACGTTGATAGGCATTCTTATCATATGTCTTGACCCTATAAGGTTTAGGGCGCTGGGGGTCCAATACAACATCAAGTGGTTCTATTACTTTGTGAATGAAATAGTTAATTACTATATCAAGCATCATCGTTTTGGTGGTGATAATCTTGCTTATCAGATAAAGTTAGTTAGGTGGCTTTTGATCAGTTATGTTAACGTGGCTGTTGTACACGGTTATTATGCTATGGTGAGGAAGGCGAAGAAGGAGCATCCTGATCTTTTTGTGCATAGCAACAATGCGAGGTATTATTATTGGGACAATTGCCCTCCTAAGCATCGCAAGCTAGAGGATGAACGAAATATAAATAATCCTACCTATAAAGCCCATGAGTGCAATAGGAAGCGCGCCGAGGATATCAAACGTGTTGTTTATGACTCCATGGATTCGATCAGGAAACGTGACCTTAAGGATTTTGTGTCCTCCAAGAACAACGGGGTGAGCATTTCTTTTAAGGAAAAGGTTCAGAACAAGGTCAGGAAGAAGGGTTTTGGTAATGTCAGTATCAAGACCATAGAGAGGGCTATAAAGAGCTATTTAGATGAGCGTGGTGTCACTTTCTCTGAGTTCGTCGATGGGGTGAGGAAGTTGGATAGGAAGATAAAGGAAGTCAAGTCCGCTTTTGGCAAGGTTAAAAGGATTAAGATTTTTGGCGTCAAGGCTTATGATTATGTGTCTGGGGATGAGATAGCTGATGAGTTTGGCATGGCCGCGTTGTCTGATGAGGTGTGGATTCCTGATAATAGCACACCGTTCCTTGACGATTATATTGAATCGCAGTATTTGTCTAACAATTTTAATTTCTAATATTATGGTTAATATAAAATCACATGACTTTTATACGGTGTTTGATGATAAGAAGCAACTTTTTAAAGTATCATCATTATTTGATTCTTTAGATGAATCTGAAGATATAGTCAAAGATTTGATGGATTCTGGCACATTCATGTATATTGTTGACGAACGACTGTCTATGATATGGGTGGATATATTTATGATGATAGAGCTTCTTGGGGAATATGATGGTGGGGATGTTAAGGATTTGGCTATTAAATGTTCTTCTCTCTATTTGAAAGATAAGGTGATGCGTTTAATTGTCGATTATGTCAATTGCGATTCTGATGATTATGATGATAGCGTTGATCCTATATTGAGTTATTGTAGCAATCTTATTCATAGTGGTGATGGGAATATTGATTATCTGCCATTGTCCGACATGGTAAGTTTGAATGTAGGAAATTATATGTCAGATGACATGTTGAAGCTATTTGATATTGCCAAGGAAGACAATCGCATAATATCTATATTGTTTGTTTTGTTAAGTAGACCGTATGTTGACGATTATGGTTTTTTTACTCTTACCGATTTGCTTTCTATGATGATTGATAAAGGTTTTATCGGTGATCGTGATGATATAGTTAATGCCTTAGGGTTTATCTAAAAGTAGGTTTATTGTATTGGTATGACCCTATTTTGTATCTTTGCTTAAAAGTAGTAAAGATGAATCAGATAAATATCATACCGAAGATAATTCATGATAAGTTCGCCGCAAGGATTATCATGGATGATTATGATATAGAGAAACCTATCGTTATTACTGTCGTGGCTAGACGTAACGATGGTGAGTATAATACCCAGATATTGACATACCCGACATCTGGCGTTGATTATGAGGGTAATGTAAGGATGGTGTTTTTCGATGTCGCTAGGTCTCATGTTTGCCAGATAACATCGGTGTTTATCAACGGTCATGAGGTCAAGACATATTATACCGATGTCCCGGATCTTGATATGCAGGCTCGTTATGACGATAGCTTGTGCCGGTACGATAAGAAGGTTAACATGAATGATATTCGGCTGTCATTTCAGGTGCTAGAGACACGTGATCCTAAGGTGCTTCAGGTATTGGATGAGTCTGAGTGGGGGCTACTGGAGGACAGGAAGGCGATTATCGAGATCACTACGCCGGGCATGTCCGACCCCGTTACGTTGTTCCTTGGCAAGAATCAGGTCAATACCTTTACTAGCCTAACACTAGGCCTTAATTGCTTTAATTACGATGATTGTAATGTCAAGTACCTTGATCTACCTGATGGTATATATGATATCAAGATCATAGGTAGCCCTTCTACTTACAACTTCAGTCGCAAGTATCTTAAGACGGATCTTATACGCAGACGTCTTGATCGGCTATGGATTAAGACTGATGTCCTATGCGAGGACAAGGATAAGGATCTTATAAATAAGATACAGGAGATGGAAACACTTATGGTCGTGGCTGAGGCTAACGTCAGGCTGGATAATATAGAGGCGGCTCATGAGATCATTGATCGTGTAGGAGAGCTTCTTGAGATGGCTACTAATTGCGTGGATTGTTGAATTTTAAAGATATAATTATGGGTTGTAATACTTGTAAGGAAAAGGCGTTAAAGGCCGAGAGAGAAAGGATTGAGAGAAGTATGATGAATCGTCCTTCTTCTACCGTTGTTAGCGATAGGGAATATGCTTCTAGAAGCACCGCCGGTTGTATGGTCATGCTCGATCCGTTGAAGACAATGGAGCGTGACGTGGTGAGCATATACAAACAGACCCGTACCATAGGTGACGTGGGTATCGTCTATCTCAACATGCAGAAGAAGATCCGTGAGTGGATCAAGAACCTGCCATATGGATGCCCGCCTGATGAGGAGGTACAAGAAATGAGAAAGGAGATTCTGGATGGGCGCGCAATCTATATCAAACCTTGATAGAATAGATCTATGTAAGGTCGTAGATGAGTGGTTATCTTGCCAATGGGGTAGATACATGAGGTATCATAGGTATAGGATCGGGGACAAGCCCGATGTATCTTATTGGGGGAAGATAATTCGTCTGCAAAGGTCATTATGCGATAATGATTGCGGGTTATGCCCGGATGAGATAAGATCGTTAAAGGAACATATTAACAGGTTGCTAGTATGAAAAAGTATAATTGTTCACATATAACTCCGTCCACTTGCGTGCCTTACGAGGGCGATCTTCCAGAGTGGTCAAAATATAAGGACTCTGGTGAGTGCGTTATGATCTCCGACGTGATAGAGGAGATCTATGAGGAGCTTATCCGTATCAGGGAGGCTATAGATGTCCGGGATCTTGGTGAATCTTGCGTGAAGGTAAATGGTGATAAGACTGTAGCTAAAATCCTTTATGCGTTAGAGGATAAGATATGCAATGGGTAACGAGCCATAGTCCAAAAATGGACGATGGTGATAATCAGATGTATAGATATTGATTTATGAGGATTGCTAGATGTTAAGCCACTGTAAATCAAGTATCCAATTTGCAGGGAGTCTTCTAAACAAGTAGGTTAGATAGATACTCTTGTAAGTTGTAAAGTATCTTTATGCGTTGGATATAAAAAATAGCCAATTGATTTGTCATAGACGATTCAATTGGCTATTTTTGTATATCCATCATATCTCACGATATAATGGATATAGGTTATTTATTATGAGTGCAAATATAATTATTTCCAATGATTCTACGAAGGCTAGTAGTGGAATTTTGGCGTCCAGATCCAACGAAAAAGGATTATCTACAATATTTAGCTACAATGGTAGTGATATAACTTTCAAAACAGAGAACGGTATTACTTATGTGAATGCTACCGAAATGGCGAAGCCGTTTAAAAAGAGACCAAATGATTATTTATCGTTATCTTCTGTAAATGAGTTAATTAATGCCATTACCAGAAAATATGGTAATGCTGATTTTCAGCCTGTTACGATTATCAGGGGTACGGTTAATCCTGGCACATGGATGTGTGAGGATCTGGCTTTAGATTTCGCTCAGTGGCTTAGCGTTGATTTCAGGTTATGGTGCTTGGACAGGATTAAAGAGCTTCTCACTACAGGCAAATGCGTGATTCCTGATTTTAATGATCCTCCCGCCGCTGCTGAGGCTTGGGCTAAGGAATATCGTGGCAGGGTTGCCGCCGAGAAGCTGGCGTTAGAGGAGAAGGCTAAAGCTGAGGAGGTGGCCAAGGTTCTTGAATCGAAGAGAGAGGATATAGAGTTTTCCGAGTCATTTATCATGTCTGGAGAGTCAGATTTGCTGATAAGGGATTTGGCCAAGAAACTTGAGCAGAATGATATAATCATAAGTGATAGATGTCTACGTGATTTTCTTGTTAAGATAAAGATAATAGTCAAAAGGGTTAAGGTTAATGGAGATTGGGAGATTACGGCTAATGCTGTAAGGAAAGAGTTTGCTCATTATCGTGATAAGAATATATGCACCGAATCTGGTAAGGTTATATATGCTAGGACTATTTACATAACAGGCAAGGGATATAAATACATATTGTCATCTATAAATGGTAGCAAGAAAAGTGATTTCATATTGTGTGGAGGTATGTTTAGGGACTATGGGGTGTTCGCCGGATCGGAATCGTTTAATCACTGGGATAATTAATTCCATTTTTGCCCAAAAATTGATAATCAGGTAACTGCGTATTTGCATTTACGGTTATGTGTCTCATATCGGTAAAATATTTATCTTTGTGACAAAGTGAATTACGATGATATATGGAAATAAAGAAATAGTACGGACGTTCACCAGAAACAACCCACCTGCCGGGTACGTGGGCGGATCTGTTGACTACCGGGTCCCGGCCGATGTTTATTTTGGCGATACGCAGGAGGAGGCTGACAGCAAGGCTGAGGATGATATCAAAGCTAATGGTCAGGACTACGCCAACACATATGCCGACATAATACCGTCCGTATGGTATAATGATCAGGTATGCGATGAGTTTATTAAGAACAATTGCGTAAGCGGTAAGGGATCCAAGGAACAGGTATGTGTAGAGAAAGGTAGGTTTGTCTCTTACGTATCCAAGAAAGATGCCAATGATAAGGCTAGGGCGGAGCTGGGACGGATCGGGCAGGGGGAGGCCAACGCCGTTGGGACATGCTGTAAGGACTGGGCCTCACAGCCTCTTCGTGGCGTTTTCTACAAGAACGATTGTGAGGCTGGGACATCAGGTAAAGAAGGTATTGTGTATGAATTGCCAGCCGGAGCCGTCATATCCGATATATCCCAGATTGATGCTGATACGTTAGCTTATAGGAAGTTCATGAAAGAAGGACAGGAGAAGGCTAACTCCGAAGGTAGTTGCTCCCCTGTATTCTATAATACTACGATCGGTGATTGGTTTGAGAAGGTATGTCCGTTTGGATATAAATCAGGTAGGGTATATTATTCTATCAAAGCCAATAGGTTTAGATCATGGATATCAGTAGAGGATGCCAACGCCAAAGCCCGTGAGGTTTTGATGGTAGAGGGGCAGGAGTACGCCGATCTTAATCTTGAGTGCGAGAAATGGATTGAGAATATTGATCAAGAGGATCAATGTTATTGGTAAGAATGCGTTTGTGTTTTCCATAATGTTAGATTAGTGTTTGGAGGTAGGGGCTTATGGTCTCTACCTCTTATTGTTTCATGCGTCTCGTTGTCTTATAATCAAACCAAATAAGTATCTTTGCTAAAAACATTAATATTATTAATATGTGTAATACAGGTGGTTGTTGTCATGATCATTCGAGGGAGCGTCCTAAAGAATGCTGTCATGGCGTTAAGATAGATAGGTTTCTTAACAAATGCCCTGAGGATCCTTGTGATCCTTGCGATAGGGATTGTCAGGACGAGCCTTGTGTTGGCTATGGATGTCCTATAGTTTTATATGATAAATGCGTCTTATACTCAGGTGATGAGTTGGTGGTGGACGGTATAGAGAAAGGCACTGATATCTCTGTCGTTGTAGACTCATTGAGGCGTATTATAGCGTCTAGGGATAAGCAGATAGATTTATACCATCGCGAGGTTCTGGATTTGAAGAAGATTATAAACGAGCTTGTCAACGCCGGTAATGGCGGTGGCGATAGCGGAACTGAAGAGGAGGTATGGTAACAATGAATGGTTGTAACAAGAAACAATACAGGCCTACTGTAGACGATACGAAAGTACCGTGCTCTACGTACATGAGCACCGACTGTGTTTATCCAGGAGACAAGGTACGTGTGGAGTCATTGGGATTATCTCCCAGCTGCGATATGTCTGATGTCCTTAACGCTATGATAAAGGCTATACGGGACAGGGATGCCGAGATACTTGAATTAAGAAGAATGATCAATAAATTAATTTGACATGAGAAGTAATTGTAATCCATGTAAGCCAGAATATAGACCAGGGAACGAATGTAGTATCTACAGTTCCCAGATCATATATGATGGTCAGTCTTTTCCTGAGGCAGATATCAGGAACGGAGATGGCATGAATAGCGTAATCGAGTCTCTGGTAAGGAAGCTGGTTGCCGTATCTGGAGCAACGGCGTCCATCCAAAGGGATTCGTTTAAGGGAGTGCAGGCCGTAAGGTTAAGATACGAGCCTCTGAATGTTCTTAGCGTGACCTACTGCGGTACTATCGTACCTAACGACGGGTATGTCGTTTCTGGTAGATCCATTAAGTTCAAGAAAAGGTATTGCATGGGCGATGAGTTCGCTGATGTTAATATCGTATATACTACATTGAATAGTAATATTTTAAATACTTCATGCTATGGCTAAGAGAGTGTATGATACGGTCTTGGCTTCCGAGTGTGACGGTTGGGTATGTGGTGAGACACTTAAGAAAGGGTCTGTCCCAGCAGACAGGCTGGAGCTTGATTCTTTTTCAGAGGCCGTCAGGGAGCTTATAGAGCGTTTTTTCGAGGAGGGATGGTTGCCGGATATGATCTGTGATCTTGGTTGTGGTGGCGCCAGCGTGTTTGAGATTAAGCCTACTAACTTCGAGTATCCTCCTGAGGGCGGCGAGCAGATTCTGGAGATTATCGTAGGTAAGAGTGATAAATGGACTATAACTCAAGCGGAATGATATGAATAATTTAAAAGATATTCTTGCTAAGATCGAGCAAGGCTCCTCATGGGTGTCCTACGACAAGATTTCCGGTACCGGTCCCGACAAGGTGGCGATCAAGGTAGAGCCGGGATGGATGGGTAGGTTGCCTAGGGAGACTTACGTAGCGGTCGAGAAAGGCAAGGTAACGAAACTCGCTACCATAACCCAGAAGGGTATGGAGCGGGTAAGCGTGGATCCGGCCAATATCATGTTTGACATGGAGGGCGGGACGGCGGTCATCAACGCCAAGCTTAACTCCGCCTCGGTCAAGGCCTCCTGCCTTACTCTTGGTGGTTCGGTGAGCAAGTCTTATATAGTTTCCATGAACGTGAATGGCTTATCCATGAAGGTTCCGGAAGAGGATAGCAGATATATAGTGTATGCCGATCCTGAGGATCCCGGTGCCACTGATTTGTATGAGGCTAGTTTTGTTATAGCTATGCCTAAGAATATGGATAACGAGCAGCATCATGAGATGTTTGTCTTGAATGGCAAGGTTGTTAATATCAATCAACAGCCTAATGATATACCTTATATTATACTTGATCATGACTTTGATAATGTGACTAGTGAGAACGGTCAGGTCGTTATCGATATCAAGTCCAATACCGAGTATGATATTGAACTGGTATGTTGCACTTGTGGCGATGGCAGCGAGGAGCCGGAACCGGAACCACCCTTTAACGTGGATCCGCAAAGGTTGACGCTTAATAAGGATGGTGATACCCAGATCGTGAGGGTAGAGGCCGGAGATAATGTTTCATGGAGAATAGAGGAGGATTGACATGGCAAGGGAAGTAGATAAGAATTGCGTTGAGGGTAATTGCTTTGCCATTAACGACAAGAGCCATGGGGTAGGCGATAATAAGCTTAACATCGTATACAAGGCTAATTACACCGGTCAGATCTGTACGGCTAAGTTCCGTATAACGTCAAAGGATGGCAGTGTTGTTAAGGAGTATATGATAGCCCAGGATGCTAAGCCCGTTTATTATAATATCAAGATGGTTCAGCCGTTTACCAAGGATGACTGTCTAGCCAACCAGCACGGTTCGGTTGTCTTGTATGTGGTTGAGGAACGGACGTACAAGTCGTTTATCTCACAGGAGGACGCTGACGCTAAGGCTATGGAGGATATAGCTCTTAACGGACAGAAGTACGCTAATGAGCATGGTGAGTGTATAACTGACATCTGGTATAACGAGGAGCAAAGGAAAACCTTTATCCGTAACAATTGTGATAAGTTCAGTGATGGTCAGGAATATGTTTACATCGTTCCTGAGGGTAAGTACGTGTCTTCTATCTCTCAAGAGGACGCCGACAGGAAGGCTCTTGAGGATATTGAAAAGAATGGTCAACAACAAGCTAATCTGGAAGGTGAGTGTAAGCCTAAGGAGAACATCTACTATGGTAAGTTTAGCAAGACCTTTACCCGTAACAATTGTGACTCTACTCAATACGGAACGGAAGTGGTTGTTAATGAGACGATGGTTACAGGAGACTTTAGATCCATCGTATCTCAGGAGGAGGCTAATAAGTTAGCACAAGCCGCTGTAGAGGCTCAGGGTCAGGATATAGCTAATATCAAGGGTAATTGCGAGAAGATACCGGTATTTACCGGATCGTATTCTAAGGTATTCCAGAGAACCAATTGTCCTGAAGGTTCTACGCCTGTTGACTTTACCGTGGATGAGAAGATGTGTACCGGCTATCCGTTCACTTCTACAGTATCACAGGATGCCGCCAATAAGCTGGCGCAGGACGCTGTGGAGGCGCAAGGTCAGGCTATCACCAACGAGCGTGGCGATTGTCAGACTAACGTCTACTATAACGTTAGGATGGAGAAGACAGTCACTAGAAACAATTGCGATGAGTTCCATATCGGTCAACCTTATACTTATGTTGTAGCCGCTGGTAAGTACTTCTCTATTATCTCTCAGGAGGATGCTGACAATAAGGCTAAGGCCGATCTTGAGGCTAACGCCCAACAACAGGCTAACCTTGAAGGTGAGTGTAAGGAGAAGACCGTATATCATGGTAAATACAGCAAGGAATTTACCCGTAACAATTGTGACGAGACCAAGTATGGTACTAAGGTTGTTGTAGACGAGACTATGGTGACAGGAGACTTTAGGTCTACCGTATCTCAGGAGGACGCTAATAACAAGGCTAAGGCCGCTGTTGAGGCTCAAGGTCAGGACGTGGCTAACGTGAAAGGTAAGTGTGAGAAGGTACCTGTATATACCGGTACTTATACACGTACGTTTACCCGTAACAATTGTGGTACTGGTACTGGTGGAACTTATACAGTAAATGATAGGATGGTTGATGGTTATCCATTTACTTCGACTATATCTCAGGAGGACGCCAACAACAAGGCCAAGGCCGCCGTTGACGCCCAAGGACAGGCTCTTGCGAATATCCATGCCCTTTGTACGTACACTGGCCGTGCTTCCTTGGAGTTCACGAGAAACAACTGTGGCGAGTGTAAGATAGGATCTAAAGTGACGATCACTCAAGATATGGTAGAAGGACACCCATTCCAGTCTAACGACTCACAGACCGCCGCTGACGCTATGGCTATGACCGCCGTACAGGCTCAAGGACAGGCTTTGGCTAATACCAAGGGTACTTGCTCTAACGCTACTATGTATACCGGTAAGGCCAGCTTCGAGTTCACGAAGAGCAATTGTGGCGCTAATCAGGTAGGAGATCCGTTCACCGTGACACAGGACATGGTAGATGGTCATCCGTTCCAGTCTTGCGTATCTCAAGATGAGGCTAATTTAGTGGCTATGGCCGCTGTAATGAATCAAGGCCAGAAGATAGCCGATGAGCAAGGCACTTGTCATGAGGCTCCTAAATATACCGGTCATTATAGCGAGGCGTTCGAGAAGAATAACTGTCCGTCCGGTCTTATCCCGTCTTCAGTTACCGTTACTGAGGCCGATGTAACCGGAGGTCCATTCTACTCATACGAGAGCCAGTTCGCCGCTGACGAGCTTGCTAAGGCCGCTGTCAAGGCGCAAGGTCAGGCTATAGCCAACGATCGTGGTACTTGTGATGAGTTGAAGATATATGTCGGTAATTATAGTAAGGAGTTCACTCCTAAGTGTCCTACTTGCCAGTACGCTGATCCTATTACCGTAACCCCGGATCTTATGGGACAGTTCTTCACCTCTACCCGTTCACAAGAGGAGGCTGACGCTTTGGCTAAGGCCTACATCGATAGGATGGGTCAGGCGTTCGTTAACAAGAACTATGATGACACGTGTCATACTAAGGATGAGCAACCGGTTTGGGAGACTATCGAAACCGTATGTAAGGACTGTATCTCTAAATTACATCAACGTAATACCAATACCTGCTATACTGATCCTGAGAATCAAGAGCGGTATATAGCTGGTGGTAATAAGACATGCTTCTGGTTTGGTACGGCATCTAAGGCCTTCACCCGTCAATGTGCGGATGGTGGGGTTGGAAGCTCTGTTACCGTGACTCAGAATGATGTTACGGATCCGGCTCCTAGCTCTGACGGCAAGTTCAAATCATGTGTATCTCAGGCTGACGCTAACGCCAAGGCATTGGCGGCTGTTACGGCTCAGGGACAGAGCGTTGCTAACTCGAAGGGTACTTGTACGTGGACAGGAAGCTATACCGGTCAGGTTCAGAAGAACAATTGCGCTGATGGCGGCGTAGGAGACATGGTATCCGTAAGCAGCAGCAAGCTTCCGGGACACCCGTACACCTCCACCGTTTCCTTGGCTGACGCCAATAAGAAAGCTGAGAATGCCGTTCGTGGATCTGAGGGTCAGGCTTACGCCAATAAGAACGGAGGATGTACATGGACTTACGTGGCAAGCCGTGACTTCTATAAGAACAACTGCGCCGAAGGCGGGGTAGGCCAGAGGATAACGGTGACCTCCACGCAAGCCAACGGCGGCACGGCTATCACCAGCAAGGTTTCTTTGGCGGATGCAAGGAGCAAGGCAGAGCAGATCCTAGACCAGAAGGGGCAGGATTACGCTAACCAACATGGAACTTGTGTATGGACCGGTACCGGAAGCGCTACTTTCTATAAGGATAATTGCGGCTCTTGTAGACAAGGTGTGGCTATATCAGTTCCTTATAGCTCATTAGGATTAGATCCTATAACATCAACGGTCTCTCAGGCTGACGCCAATAACAAGGTTCAAGAGGCCTTCAGAAGCAATTCAACTACCAGAGCCGCCGCTCAAGCTTACGCTAATAAGAACGGAGATTGCGAGGACACTCCTCCTAATTGGAGTGGTTGGAGCTATGATGGCGGAAACTATTGCTCAGGTGGTGATGTTTGGGCTAGGTATAGAAGGACTGATAGCACTGGATGTCACTCTGACGAGACTGAGAACAGGTTGCATGAGTCTTGCGATTGTGGATGTTCAGGTGGTTCTTGTGATAGCTGTTGTGATCCTAAATCTTGGAGTAGAATAGGAGAGGCTGAGTGTAGATCTGGCGAAAGTGTAGCTTTATATAGAAATGATTGTGGAAGAGAGGACTATCTAAGCTATGGATCTGCTTGCTGTAATACGATCGGTTTCCAAGGGGGATCTGCTACTAGTAGGAATTGTCCATCTGATAGACCTTGTGGAGTAACGATCTCCTATCCGGGTGTACCTTCTGGATCTATATGCGCTTCTAGCACGTCTTCTGCCAACGCTCAGGCTAGCGATAAGATAGAGACGCTTAGATCACAAGCTCAGGCATTAGCGGATGCACGTTGCAGTGGAAGAGTATGTAATGATTATGTAGAGGCTACTGCTACCAAGCAAGGTTGTCCGTCAGGATGTACGGCTCCGACGGCTTCCGCTTACTGGGTTTCTGGCGGAAACAATGGCGCTTGGTGTGAGTGTAACGGTGATAAGGCCGCACTTACCGCCGCGGCACAGGCTGACGCACAGAGACTAGCGCAGGAAAAAGCCAACGCTATGGAATGCGATTGCCCCAAAACATGGAGCGCCAACGCTATGCTGAGCGGTGATCCTTGTAATGGCCTGTCTGGTTCTACATCTACATTAAGGTGCTCCTATGAAGTGTCTTACAATAATCAATGTGGATCATCTAAATCAATAACTGTAACTGTTACTGGTAGGAATGATCATGGACAAACCGTTACGGCTGGAAGTACTACCGTAAGTATACCTACTGGGTCTGGTAAAAAAACCGGTGTCATAGGTTTTGATTCAGGAGTACAATGTGGGTCTATAAGGGTTTCTGGAGGAGGATCTGGGAACTGTTAAGATTCTGATGTATAACAAAAAAAGGAGAGGCTAATAAGTCTCTCCTTTTTATTAAAAAACCATCACAGCAGTGATTGTCAACAATTACCTGAATCATGACCAGAGATTGTTACATCTCCACATACCACTTCTCGGCTAAAATACACACTTCCACTCTTGCTTCCAGATCCCGGGGGAATTGTGAAGCTAGCGCTATTGACCTGCTCTTCTCCGTTTTGTGTATATCCTACACCACTCACAGAACCAGATATAGATCTACCACATTGATTATTATACGTAATCATAAATCCTCTTGATGTGACAAGTTGCCCATGACTCATGCAATCATTATTCATAGATACAGACCATGACCACATCTTCTGCTCCGGGCAATCGCATTCCATAGCGTTGGCTTTTTCCTGCGCTAGTCTCTGTGCGTCAGCCTGTGCCGCGGCGGTAAGTTGGTAGTTTCATCAACCTCTTTTATTCTATTTTCGATAGAAATGACTAATATTGTATCACTAACATTAAAAAAGTAAGACTATGACATGTACTAAGAAAAAGAAGATGGCAGAAGGAGGCAAAGTCTCCGAGAAAAAGAAACCTCAAATGAAATGTGGAGGCAAGGTTAAGAAAAAGAAGTAATGACCGGAGGGGTATATCCCCTCCTCAGTATTTAGCATATGAAAAATTCAGAATTTGTATCTAGAATCATAAATGATATGAACTCCATCAATAAGGACGCTCATGTCAGTAGGAGGTGGATATTATCTATAGGAAGGCAGAAAGCCAGATCGTATATAGCCCAGAAATACGCTGACGGTACTTTGTTCGGCGAGGAATCATTATACACCCATATCAATTGTCTGGAGATGGAGAGAGTCCGGAAGGTTGATTGTTGCTTTGATGAGTTTAAGTTATGCCGGATACTTATGAGATCCAAGAAAAGGCTTCCCGATATGATATATACCCGTATAGGACCGGCTATTATAAAGGTATCGAACATCATGGATGATATCATATTCACTCCTATATCGTTAAGAAAATACGCTAATAATAAGGAACGTAAATATGGTAATATAGATCAATACTATTATTATGTCAATGATGGATATATCTATATACCTGATATAAATATAGAGGCTATAAACGTGGATCTTATAACCCTTGACAGGAAAGCGGCGTTAGAGCTAGGGGGATGTGGAACGGAAAAAGATGATCCATGTATATCTCAATGGGATTATGATTTCATATGCCCTGATAAGTTACTGGAATATGTGGTATCTGAGACGTTAAGAGAGACGATAACCAAATTGCAGATCCCTACGGACGAGAATCCGGATATGGATATTAATAAGAAAACGCAAAAAATTCAATAAGCATGAACATAATAAGATCTATAATCAATTTCTTCGGTGCTGAGGATGTTGTTGATGGTATCGGGGAAAGAGGAATGAGAGATAGCTCAATCATAAAATATAATGAGATACATGATATGTATGATGAGATTATAAAGGATCCTGGAGAGATGTCAGCATACGTATCAAAGAACTATATCTATGATAAGATAAAAGACAAAACAGGTTTTAGTACAAGACATATCAGTAGGATATTGAATCATACAAAGAAAAAGGATCTTAGATTTATATAAACATAGATAATTATATACCATAATGTATATACAATAAAAAGGAGAGGCCAACTAACCCCTCCTTTTTTATTGTCAACAAGATCCACTTCCTTGACCATCCTCGTAATAAGCGTAAGCTCCAGATGATATCCCGTAGTTGGTTGTTGTAGATTCAGAGAAAGTCCCTGATCCGGAAGGAATAGGGACTATTCTCGTCTCGTATTCCCATTGACCATTCGTTTTCTTGTATCCTATAGTCATCCTAGACGTCTTTCCCGATCCACATGGATTATTATACTGTATGGTGTAATTTATCGTTTTCCCGCTTCCGCTAGACGTCGTTACACTAGCGCTCCATGTTTTGGGGCAATCGCATTCCATAGCGTTGGCTTTTTCCTGCGCTAGTCTCTGTGCGTCAGCCTGTGCCG